AATGGTAATAGCGGGCTAACACCTGTATATAATGTAGGTAATGATGGTGATGACTTTTTTGGTCATGGTAGTGGATGGATCGTATTTTTCCTTTTCTTCCTTATGGCATGGGGTGGTTTTGGTAATGGTGGCTATGGCCCTTGGGGTAATGGCAATAATCAGGCTCTTGCAAATTATGCAACACAGGCTGACATCAATAATGGCTTCCAATATCAAAACCTAAATGCCAAACTTGGTGATATTGGCAATGATATTAACACACTCGGTTATAATCAATTACAAGGTTTAAACACAATTAATACTACTATTATGGGTGGTATGGCTAATATCAATAATAGCATGTTGCAGAATACAAATGCTACTAATATGGCAATTATGCAAAATGCAAATAATTTAGCTATGGGTATTGCAGAACAGACTAATGCACTAAACATGAACATGGTACAGACTGGTAATGCAATTACTAATGGTATGGCAAATCTTGGCTATGTAACTCAGAATCAGATTTGTGGTGTAAATAATAATATCGAAGCTGTTAAATATCAGTTAGCTACTGAAGCATGTGCTACAAGAGCAGAGTCTGATGCAAATACTCAGAAAATTCTTGACAGATTAACTACTATGCAGATGAATGATAAAGATAATCAGATTTATGCTCTTCAGTCAGATCTTCAAGCAGCAAGAAATCAGATTGATAATGCTGCACAGACACAGGCTTTAGTTAGTGCATTAAAACCTTATCCTGTTCCTGCATACACTGTAGGTTCTCCTTACGCTTCTGCTAATGGTTGTGGTTGTACGTTGTCCTAATAGCAGATTTTAATATAGATTTGGGGAAGATTTAATTCTTCCCCTTTATATTTTTGTAAGGAGGTAATAAAGTAATGTTAGAAACATATACTATAAGTGATTTAGGTGTTTCTCTAAACACTGGAGATAGTGTTGTATTTAATACAAATAATGTAGATTCTTGTTGTAAAATAACTCATGTAGCTGGAACACCAGTAGTAAGCATAACAAGACCAGGATATTATGTAGTAGAATTTAATGCTACTGGTTATAATACTGGTGCAGCATCTACTGTTGATTCAAGTGATGGCACATTCTCCTTTCAATTGTATAATAATGGCATTGCTATACCTAATGCCCAAGCAAGAGCAACTTCTATTGCGGATACAGCAATTGCAAATATAAGTTTTCAAACTATAGTACAGGTTAAACCTTCTTGTCCTATGGTAAATAATAATGCGTCATTAGAAGTTAAATTTTTGGGGCAAGCAGGTACATTGTTAGCAGGTACGTTAACAATATTTAGGGTAAGTTAATCATGGAAGAAAAGGAATATTGGAAAGCAATTGAGGGTAATCCAACTTTGCAGAAGAAGTTTTACGATGCAGTAATGAAAAGCATAGGGGAAATGAGATATGTTAATCAAGATGCATACGTAAAAGCAATGTTAACAGTACATGAAGCAATATTTGGAAAGCATTTTAGTGAAAATTTATCAAAATACGCTGTTGCAGAGATGGATAATGTAGACGGAACAAAAGGTGAGCATTGGGATTTAGCTCAAACAACTCAATTATTAAATTCTCAAAACTTAAAGTATAATAAGTTTGATTGGTACTATTTACTTAATATGTTACATTCAGATTTCAGTAAAATATTAGGTGAAGATACTAAAACATATTTAAATATGGCTAAAGCTTATATTGATGACCCAGATGCAAAAGATACGAAAGTATACTGTATTTGGAAGTCAAGATACATGTGATTGTATTAGAAATAGGGGAGGTTTCTCTTCGGAGTTATCTCCCCTATTTTTGTATTTATTTTTAGTGAAGGGGCTTGACAAATTCCTTAAAATATGCTATAATAAAATTAAATTGTTAAGGAGGTGTGGTTAGTGTTTATTTCAGGACAAGGAAATAATATTTTAGATTTATTCACTGCCATTCATGATACTCTTGTTGCTGTTGGTTGGACAGTTTACCCCATGACTACCACATCTGGCGGTATAACAGATGGGGCAATATTCATGGGTACTGGTGATGGTACAGATAATATATACATATATTTGAGTTGTCATGAGGTTAGTGATAGACTTATTTTGGATAGTAGCGTTGGCTATGACCAGCATTTAGGTGTATTTGAACAACCAGGAAGTTTACAACAATGGATGAAGCATGATGGTATTACAATGACAGATACACCAGAGTTTGTTATATCTAATAATGAGCGTTATTTTTATTGGATTTTTGTAGATACTTATAGAATAATTGTAGTTGCACGTATGTCTATTGTATATGAGTCTATGTATTTAGGATTTTTGAATCCGATAGCAGATGAAAGACAGTATCCTTATCCAATGTATGTATGCGGTAATACACATCAAAGAGGTCAAGCTTGGCCTAATAATACAAATGGTTCTTTTGTTTTCCCTCAGAATAATCAAGGGTGGCTTAGAAGAGCAGATGGTGTTTGGAGAGCATTTAATGCTAGTAAGCCAAACCCAAGTCCATCTACTGTAGGTACAGTATTTCCATATAATTCACACAACGAAAGATTAATTCCTAACTATAAAGAAACAGATGCTATAAATCAAGATAACTTTTTGTTAATTCCAATAATAATGCAGACTAATGACCCAGTAGATATGAACGGTTTACTTAGAGGTTGTTATTGGGTATCTGGTACTCGTGATATTGACGCAGAAAGAGTTTTGGTATATGGCAATGAGCAGTATATAGTATTCGACACAAAACAAGATAGGGGGCCGAATACTTATTTCTGTATAAAGATGGCGTGATGAACCATGTTTAGTTATAGATATGATATTAAAAGTTTTAATGATGTAGTCCCATCTTTTTTAGATTTTTGTGCTTTTTTTGATTATAATCAGGATAATATTATTGTTAATTATGGTTATGATAATTGGCATGGAGCTACAGTAGCTATACCAATTTCTGATTATAAAGTTGAAGCTGAATTTACAGATAGTATTTATTTACTTGGAGATCCAACTTTCTATTCTTTATTTTTTATTTGTTATAAAAATTATTCTAGATATGCTAATAAATGGTATTTAGGTAATACATTAAAAAGGATATATCCAAATAGCAATATATTGGTAGAAAATCAATTAAGTACTTCTGAATACTTAACAATGTTAAGTGGATTATCTGATAGTAAGGTTGTTTATGTTTTTGGTAATAATATAACAAATCGTTATGGTAGTATTTCTGGGTTGTTTGATTATTTAGATACTATGAACGATGTATGTTTGAGTAATAACTTAGACTTATATTTAGTATATGCACCTACAGAAGAACATAGTGATGAATTATATGACGCTATTGAAAGTTATGCTTATCAAGCTAAACCAAGAAAAATATTAAATTTTTATAGTGAGTTAGCTGATACTAGACTAGATATGCAAGTTGCTCTTGATTATAATACCTATCAATTAACAGATTATAGGTCAATATATGGAGTTCAAACTTATGTAGGCATACCAACATACTCAAGAAATATTGCAGCATTATTTACTAGATTTATATTATCTAATGTTTTTCATAAAGATAGAGAAGAATATTATGTTTCTTTAATGTATAGTAACAATCCAAAAACTTGGTATTCACAGTTATTTACTACTTATGATGAGTATATGATTGAGGAGTTTAATTATGACCAATATATTCATGGTGGTTGGAGTATACAAAGTAAATATGGTTCTAATCCACCAAATATATTTAAAAATACTGGAGAGTTAGTTTCTGTTGGTGTACATACTTCTTATGATCCTTTTTTGTGGATGTGTGAGCAAGGTGGGATAACCTGTAAAAAAGAGGAAGATGAACAAATAGAAGATCTAGACTTAATGGGATTTTATGCATTTTTAAACGGAAGTCCAAATAAAAAAGTCAAGCCTCCTGTATTTCCTACTACTGGTTGTCCTTGGTTTACTATTTCAAGTAAAAATATTGCTGATTATGGTATTGCAAATTGTCCTGCTAAATTATATATTACTAGGGTAGGAAGTTCATTTATTTTAACTATAAGAGTTATTGACGCTAATGGACAAAAACCAGATTTATGGCAATCAATTACTTTTGGAGAATTTGTTGGTAGAATAGATGGCTATAATATAGATCAATTTTACTGTGCAGGAGGTAATCAAGCTTTATCTCCAGATTCATGGACATATTTTGCTACTTCTCATATAATTGGATTGCAGATGGATTTAGACATGAAAAATTCTTCTATTGTAAATTCTAATATATTACATCCTTCAAAGTTTGAGAAAACTAATTTATCTAATTTTAGAATTATGAATGGCGAAGGTACTTGGGAAGATATATATTCTGCCACACAGGGATACAAGGAATATCAATATTTGGATGGTAATGGTAATGCCACAATTTATACTTGGGGAGTGCCATTAACTAAACCAAACTTTAATATTAGCAATAATCTAAATACTGCATATCCATATTTAGATTGGCAACATAAGATAGACTCTTACACCATAAATAAGTATGATTTAAAGAAGAACGATATGTCTGGGAAGATAGATCCATTGACTGTATATTTAGCAAAGTAGGTGATATAGCGATGTCTGAATTTTTAAAGAAATTTATTAAGCCTGCTCAGGATTTAATTGATAATCCTCCTCCTATACCACCTAATAACAATGATTTTTTAGATCTATGTATAAGAAGTGTTTCTGATGGTCAATTTAATACTTACAGTGATGCTGTGTCCGAGTTTGTTTACTCTTTTAATTCTTATGCAGATAAAAATGAATTTTTATTAAAAGAGTGCGGAATTGTTCTCGATAATGAAGATAGCGGTAGCATTATTGGTAAGGATGCTAGAGGTGACTATGTAATAGGTAAGCATTTTTGTCCAATTAAAGAAGTTCCAGAAGATTTACCTCCTAAACATGCTAATATTAATGGGATACTTATAGATTTTCGTGATTTATCTAACATAGAATCAGATAGTGACAAAACATCTTTATTTTTTAGGCATGCATATTATAATTGGATACCGTTTATTATAGATAAGATATATGAATCTTTTGGTTTAACTGTTAATGATAAAATAGAGGTTAATTCAATACCACCAGTTGATTTTGTTTCAGCCCATACTAATATTGATTACTCAGTGCCTTTTTACGATTGTTTATTTTATCCTCGTGGTGATGCTACTGATGATGATGACGATGTTATTGATGAATCGTTCAATTATTGGGCAATAATTACTGGCACTGAATTTATAAATAATATGGATATTGTTGATGTTGGTAGAGTAGTGTTAGTTTCTGGTGGTGAGGAGAGAACTTATTATTTGGATACTGAACTTGCTCGTGTGTTTGTGGATGTTGTATTTGAGAGATTAATTCCTTGGGCAGAGCTATTACCTGCATTATTTATGGATGGGTTGGCAGATGTTTTTGCTGGTGGTGATTTTAGACCTATAAATCATGGAACTGACTATATTGAATTATTAACTAATAATATTGGTGTGTTATATGATGTGCTTGTTGAAAGAGGGCCACTAACTGATGATGGGGCATATATTGTTGCAGATACTTTTTTAAGGTGGTTAAAGGAAAGATTTCAGCCTAAAGTTTATACGCCTTTTCTCAATAAACTTATATATGGTGTAAATTTATATGATAAATTTTATGCTGATGTAACAATGATAATAAATTTAGCTATACAATATGCTACAAAATTAACGGGAATAAAAACTTCATATGTACAATTTATACAAGAATATGTTAATAAATTAGATATTGATGACATAGATAGCTCATTATATATATTATCTAAATTAGACTTTACTAATGAAGATGGTGGAGCATATGGAGGAAAAGATAGTAAATTTGTTGACTATGCTATAAAAAGGCAAGACAGATTTCGTATATTAAATATATTCAGTTATCTTAATCAGGCAGATACTCTTTATTATAGTTTTAGCTACTACGCTAAATATGAAAATAATGAATATAAGGTTAGGGATTTAACTATAAAATTTACAGAAATAACATCAAGCACAATAAACGCATACTATAAAAAATCAATAATATCAAGGCTCATTAGAGGGATATTTAAACCTGTGTTACAATGTTTGGATTACTATTTAAATTTGAGATTTGATTCATTTAGTTTTTGTAAAGTTATTCATATAGATTTTGATGATGACCCAACTCCTATACGTCCTTGTAGTTATCAAGTTGGTTTTGATGAGAGTGGAAAGGTAAACAGCATGTTAATTACATTTTATACTCATGCTTATATTCCTATAGATGATAGAGATACAATGCCTGCAATGGGTTATTATACAGGTAATTATCTTTTATATATATTTTGTATATTTATTATTTTATCTAAATTAAATAATGCTCAAGCATTTTATAGGCATCCTATAATAGTAGCAATAGCTATAACATTGGTTGGTTATGATGAGTTGGGCGAAACAGATATTAAAGATACAGCTGTTAATGGAGATACAGAGCAATATGCGGTAGGTGGTATTATTGGGGACTGAGGCACAAGCATTATCAGCTGGCTATCCCTTAATGAGATACGGCCTTGCTGAATATAATGCTGTTATAGATTATCAACCAAAAACAGAAAATGCAAAAAGTGTTCCAGAAACATATAGATTTATAGCTTCTAATATAAAGGGTTGCTATGTTTCTTGGTCAAGGTCTTTACCTTCTGGAGAAGTAAGAATAGGTAGTGATATTTATTTATCTATTCCTAACGGTTGGGATGAAAGACTTTGTTATTATCCTTGGTATACAGGACATAGATATTGGCAATATAATCAGTGGGATTATCCAGAACAAAATTATGAAAATTCAAGTACTACTCCAAAAGGAGCAAGAAACAATGAAAGTGTATACAGATATTATCATGGAAATGAAACAAATTTAGATGTTTATGTAAATAGAAATAGATTTACAGATAAGTTACTTATTTGGTATAAGCAAGTTGAGAGAAAAGTGGCTTTAATTGATGATTTGTCACCTACGTTAGAAAACCCTACTAAGCCAACAAAAAATACAACTATTATTAGAATGAAGGTATTTGTACAAAATTCTAATGAGACTGTAAATTTTTATATTAAGCCTCTTAGTAACTGCATAACATATGTATATGATTTTGGCGATGGTAGTAAGAATGTATATACTCAAGAAGATTATAGTACAGTTATAAGTCATAAGTATTCTTCACCTGGTTATTATGTTGTAGATGTAGACATTGTTTCAGGTATTAACTCGGCTGTTCATGTTAGGTTGCTTGATAGGGTTATTGTTAATTCAGATTTTAATACGTCTAGTGTACTTAAGACATTGTACGTTAATTGTAGTGGTGAATTTGAAACTACAGAAGTATCTTTTGAGTGTGGTGGTACATTAGAGTATGTATATATATCAGCTGTACAAGATCATTATTCTATAAATTTTTGGGATGGTACTCGTATTGATGATTTATATATAGTACCTAAAGATACAGAAGAAGACCAATTTCAGGGAAACGTAGTATTATCCAGTGGCTATGGTAATTATTATAATATGGTTAGTAATTTACATTTAAGTAGTAAGGTCAAGCAGTTAGACGTTTCATATTTTAATTATTTTAATACTGGGACAGTTAATGTTTATTCTTATTCGCTTGACCCGTTGAGAGTAATTTGTTATCCAGTATATGATAGTGTTAATGATATATATGATTTTTCATTATTAGCTTTTGATATGTTGTTATTTATAAGAGCTTCAATTATAACTGAGGTTCAAGAATTAAATTATAATTTACCTATTTCAGTGTTTTAAGGTGGTGATAATAATTGTTTTCACATTATAAAGTTACTAGTACTTCGGAAATGAAAGAAAAAATAATAAATTTTGTTTGTATAGTGTGTGGACTTGAATTATCACCATCAAGTAATATACAAGTACTTACTAAAGATAATAATCATAAATTATGGTTTATGCAGGAATCTTATGGTATATCTGTATGGATTACTGATTTTGATGACGTTAACGTAGATGGTTCTACAGTAGAAACATCTCCATATTATGCTACCTCTACTGTAGGTCTTGCTGGAAGATATGTAACAGATGAGCAAGTAACAGTTATAGATGAAGAAGCAACAGCAGAAGCAAAGGCAGAAGCTATGGAAGAATTAGAGGAGTGGAAAAAGGAACAAGGTGGAGAAGATCCAGAATCAACTTTTAAGGAAGTAAGGAAGAAAGTAATATATGAACAAGAATTAGCGAAGAAGTTAAAAGAGATAGACGAAATAAAGAAAACAAAAAAAGAGTGGCATAGATTATATGATACTAATGTATTTCATATAGGTGGAGTACTTAGATTTTCTGATGTAACTCAAGATGCTACTTTAGGAAGATATAAATATTTGGATTGTCACTATAATGATGGTGTATTTGCTTTTTTCTTATATTCACATGGAGATAGAAAGAATACTAACACCTTAGTGATTGGAGAATATACACCTACGCATAAAAATAATACAGATAGAACATTTATTTTATCTAATACTTTTCGTATTGTTAGCGAAAATAAAAATGCTGGCTATGATGATTCATTTGTTTTTGAAGGTGCAAATGGTATTGAAACTTTTCCCCTACATAGTGAGGATAGAATAATACATTATAATAATGAATTGTTTAGATTAGTTCAGTATGATATAGATGCTGAGCCAGAACCAAAAAAATATTCTGTAAATGGGGTAAAAGTTGGATTTAGACAAAATATAGCTCCAGTATGGATACAAAAGTGGAATTTAGCGAAAGAAAAAAGTGATTCAGAATCTAAATATAATGGTAATATAAAGGTATTAGAATGGCAGTACAGAGAATTACATTGCACATATGAATGTGAAGAGTCTACGGTGGGCGTAAATTATTTTCCTTTATTAGATACACAAAAAAGGTCTTATAGACAATATGACCCATATATTCCAGGGCCAGACCCTTACGATGATTTTACAGGATTTAGACGTAGCGGAACAGGAGGAAATTCTGTAAATACTAATAATAATATTAGTGAATGTATGCCTCTTATATTTTATGTATTAAGAGATCCAGATGATTTAGATAGTTGGTCTTGTGTTGGTATGACTGATATTGTTGGGTATATAAATATGTATAACATGTCAAGCGGAAGAGTTTTGCAATCAAGATTTAGAGATAATTATCAAAAACATGCTTGTTATGATTTATATAAAAGACGTTGTAAATATACTCCATGGAGTCCAGATGAAAATGAGCCGAATCCTGGACATAAATATAATATGTCTTGGGGTTTTGGTGGATATCCAGGAATACATTTTAAATTAGATGATGAGACTACAGAAAATGCATTAGCAATAGGGAGGGGTAGAGTTGTATAATTTAAGATTTTCAGCATATGATAATTTTGATGCTATTGATTCTGCTTTCTATTATGCAACATGCTATGTGCCTAATGCATTTCCTTATTCTAGTGCGTGGGAGAGTGGGATTTCTATATTTGAAGACGGTGGTTTTGTATTAAATGTTGCAAGAAACACTGATGGTAGGTGTTGGAGAAGATTAGACAATAGATTAAATACTTTTTATGGTTCTACATATGAATGTCCGTTAAGTGACTATGAAGTTCATTCTGAAGCATATAGATTTGTTATTTGTGGTAACTTACATATAATGTCAGACTATTCTCGTATTTTTGTTGATTATGTAGTTAGTCCTAAAGATGAACCAGAATCATATGCTGATATGGGGTGGGGAGATGATATTGCAAATTCTTGGCATCACGAAGTTGATGGCATAAGATTTGATAGTTTAGAGAATATAGTTTCAGTATCTTATCCTAATGCGACTATAACTAAATTTGGTGATTTTACTACACCTACATTTGATTACACACTTTCTTCATCAAATATATCTCAGGTATTTAATATACTTAGTAATATTGTTGGTGGTGTAGATTATGATAGTGTAGATGTGAATATATATAGATCACAGTTACCAACACATATACTTATAGGAGGCATAGAGAAGGAAATATCTGATTTAGATAACTTTAATGACGCAATAAGTACTGTTATTGATATAATGAATATATGTAGAGTTTGGGGTATTAGGCTTGTAATTGTTACTGACCCAAGTTACAAAGAAAGCTCATTTTATTTAGATTATAGAAATTTCATAGATAATAAAGTTCCAGATGATTATATAATTGATATAGATAGATGGGTAACTGAGGCAAGAGATGGTGATTACTTTGCACTAGAAACTTTTGATGTATTTTATGACTTTATATATAATTATATAAGCGACAAAGCTATTGAAAAGTGGCATCTACCTGTACATAGAGATAAGTATTATGTGTCATTAATTTGCGATAAGATAACTAATACTTCTTATAATGATTTTATGAAAGGTTTTAGTCTTGGTCATTTAGACCACAATAATGATTGGTACACTAGTGAGTTTAATAAGTTATCTACACAGAAACGTGAAAATGTTATAGAATGGAGTGTACTTCCATATATAGAACAGTATCATGTTAATAAATATGGTTCTGGGTTACAATCTCCAAATTTATTTATGAATACTGGCCAAAGATTTGTTGTCATTGTTCATACAGGATATTCTGATACGTTATGGGCAAATGAGCAATTTCAAGCAAATACTAATTACGAATTTTTATGTCAGACAGATACTTGTGGTGAAAATTATGCTGGTAGAAATTTAATAAATACTTTGCCTTGTCGTAGATACTTATCATCGGGGTCAGAAAATGAGCCTTATCATTCAACAGTTTATCCAGGAACTGGTGCTCCGTGGTTTGTTATAAGTGATAATAACATAAATGATTATTCTTTTTATGAGGATACTGATGGTGTTAATCACATGCTGTATGATTGTTGGATTACCATGTCAGACGATAAAAATTGTAGCATTACGATTAAGGTAGATGGAAATCATCAGCAACTAGATAACTGGCAATCAATATCTTTTGGAAGATTTCCGTATAAACAAACAGAAAATTATTCTTATAGTTTATATTGTGCTGGAGGGTCTTTAGGAATAAGTAATGATGTGTATGTGTATACTCCAGCAGGAGGAGGAACAAAAACTTATGTGCATGGTAATAGTTATGATTTAGATTTTCATAATGTTAGTTGGGGACATCCCGCAACATTATTGACTCCGTGTAAATTTAACGGTGCAAATACGAGTAATTTTAGAGTGTTGTCTATAGAGGGTATATGGAAAAATATATATAGTATAATACAGGATGCTACAGTTGTTTCTTGGCCTACGGCAGGCCCTCCTCCAGACTATGCGTCTATACTTAATAATGTGTATAGATATAATAATAATGATCATATGTTATTTCCTACAAGTAATAACGCTAGGGAAATAAATAGTACTATATTTATTAATACACATGGGTATAATAATATTACTGGAGTTAATCATATCATGGGTACTAGTTATATTTGTAATACACAGTTTATACCAGTGTCTGTGTTCTTCGATAAATCTAAGGATCATTTTGAAAGTTGTCAGTGTGCTACAATACCATGTGTTTTTTGTACGTTTGATAAATATATAGAATCTGGAGAATATGTTGCTCAAGATGGTAGTAAATATTTGATTGTTCCGTGTGGTTGGGATGGAAGATTATATGTTTATGATGCTTATGATTCTTCTTTTGGACATAGGTTTAAGGTATTGAATGAACCGTGGGAATCTTGTGATGTTGTTGATTTATATGATAGTACTGCATTACGAGGTCATAATCCATTTCCATATGTAATGGAAAAATTAGCAATAAGGATTGGTTAGTATGTATAAAGTATTTAATAATTATCCTAAAAATTGTCCGTTGTCAGAAGTATTAAGAATAACAATGGAAAATATAAAGACATTTATTTGTAATATAGCTCCAAATACAGATTTTACTGCTACTGAAGATATAAATACACCAGTTCCTTGGGTAAATGATATGCCAGATTATATAAAAGATACGACCCCTCTAATTTTTTATTCTAATGTTGTTGATAATAGTACTAATTCTGCATTTAATCTAGATGACTTTTCTGAGTTTAAAATATCTCATTTTGCTGATATAAATTATCCTGTTTATTGCATATTTTATTCGTGGATGCCATGCCCTATTTTAATATTTGTTTCTAAATCTGGTGCTATTACATGGTCTGATTACACAAAAGGGTTAAGACCGGATGATGGATTTAGTTCGAGGCAAAGTATCTGTGTAGCTTTTGATCTAAGCATATTTAATTTGGATGCTAATAATAAGATTTCAAAGAGAGCAAAATTTAGATACACTCAAAGACATCCAATGCGTAGTGGTATAGGTGTTGATAGTATATATGATGGTCTTTTGTATGAAGATGCTACAATAAAATCAAGTCCTATACTAATATTAGACCCATTTTATCATATGTGGGATATAGTGGCTGATGATATAATTAGTAGCAATGTTGATAGTTTTAGTTTTGCTATGAGCTTGTATAATAAGACTATTTGTTTTTATTTTTTAAAAAATCAAAATTATGTAGCAAATACTACATGTTTAAATTCATTTATTTCAGTTAAAGATACTCAGCTGGTTGGTGGATGTGATTTAATGAGTCCAGAGGAGGCATTGATTTGTAAATCAGATGGGGTAGCTTTTCTTAGTATGATGGCTAATGGTCATCCAGAAGGGGATGAACATTTAGAGGTGAATGATAGAGACAAAGAAAGGGATAGAACCCCATATTTATGTTCTTATGGGCATACAGTTCGTATAGGAGATCCATATAGTTTTGTACCAGAGAGAGTACCTTTAGTTATTTTTGGTGCATATGCAGATAGTAATATTAAAGACAGAGTGTGTAATTTATGGCATAGTTCTTATAAACCTAATTTTGGGTCATATAGAAATTTTAAGCATTTTAATAATGTAGAAAAACGAGCACAGAGCTATATGTTTAAGGGTAAGTTAGCAGAAGATGATCCAGATAGGTGGGTTGGCGGTTTAGGGTGGACTTCAAATATCCTTGTTCCTACTATAATTACTTCTTTTAATTCTAGTGGGGCAGAAGGAGATGGTGTAAATTATGATGACTGGGAACTTGATAATTATAGTATACCTCATTTTCCAACTTTAACAAATGGTGATAATATAGGGGAATATGAACATAATTATTCTTTACTTCTCTCTATGGCAAGACAAGGAGATCCAAAAGTATTTACTAAGCTATTTCCTTTTCAAACAAATAATGTACTTAACAATCATTTTATAATGTACCCTATACATATATACATTAAGAGAGAGCCATTAGACACTAACACATATTCTATATATTGTAAATTAAACTTTGTATATTCATGTCAAAGACTGTATGATGATGATAATAGGATGCACGAGTACAATTACTTAGGTAAAAAATTTATAGGTATTTCAAATAGATATACTGGGCTATTATTTTTAGTAGATGACTATAAGGAGTTGATAATATAAATGGCATATGTAGCATATAATAATTTAAAAACAGCCAATCAAGTCATTGAAAAAATGGCTGAGTATATAACAAGTAGAGGATTTACAGTAGTAGACGCATTAAAAGATGATGTAAATGTATACGATAGGTCTTCTGTAGATGGTAAAAAGTTTGTATTTATGGATAAAACAAATACGTATTTTATTCATTTAAGATCATTTGAATATGTAAGTCCATTTGGTACTACTGATGACGCTGCAATGGATATAGCAACACCAGATACTGATATAGGCTATCAAGGTGTAGCAATGACTATATCAGAAGGGTATTCTCAAACGCAAAGATGGTATAATCAGTATTTAGTACCATTAAATTATAGGGGAAATCAAGTACAATTTGTATGTATGCCTGTAGTAAATAGAAATGAGAATTATGAATATACCGAACAGGAAAATCCAGATACAAATGAAAATGCATATACACTATATTGTAATAATACTACACTTCCAACAGATACTTTAGTATTTAGTTTAGTAGCTGAAAATGTTGGTGGAGATCAGGCAAATGGTTGGGATTATAGAGCAGTACATTTAATAGTTGGTATGCTTAATAAGTATGATGATTGGGAAGGAGGAATTTTTATGAGTGGTTCTGCCGTTCCTAGTACTATTAAGCAAGCTTATGAGTTATTCGCTAATTCTGACGCAGATGACCCTTTCCATGAAATTAAGGATGCAAATATACTTCCTGTTCTTAGTAGTGGTAGAATATCAAATACATTTTTAAGAATGGATATAGACGATGCTCCAAAAGAAAGCAGAGGATATATTAGATGGGCATCTAGTGGTACAGATAACGTAACTGGAAAAAGATTATCAATGCCAGTTAGAGATCCTTATGGTGGTTCTTCTGGTAATGGTAAGATACCTCATTATGGCTATATTCAATCTCAAGGTAAGTTAGACTGGGGCAGAAACATAAATACATTAAATTGTATTACGTTAAATATGCCTATGTTTATGGCTGTGCAAGTAGACCCAGATGCATTAAATAATTATGCAGGTGCTGGTCAAGTAAGCGGTGTATATTTTGTATGTATGTTAAATATGCAGACAAGTTTCTGTTATGAGATGAGCTATCCAAAATCTAATGATTTGTGTCAGGTATTTTCTATGTCAATGCGTAGAGGAAGATTTGGGTTTGATGGTATAAGCATTAGACAAAATGAAGATGATAGTGATAGTACTATAGGAGATATTACTACAACAAGAAAAGGTATTGACGGGTAGGTGATAGCCTATGCCAGAAAATATATTAGGTAAGGCAAGTATTGTCGGGCCAAAATATTTTTTACAGAGGATGACTACAAGTGACAAATATTTTGCAAAACCATACTTTCAAGGTATATTTGTAATAGACCCAGAACCAGATTTAGGAACTATGAAATCTCCGTGGTATGGGGATACTATTACTATGAAAGGATGGAACTTTTTAAAAATACCTTTTGGTGAGATAGATGATTCAGAAGAAGTATTAACAAGGCAAGAAGGGTGGTTATATATTTATGACTATCCAGCAGCAACATTTGATGTATATGATGAGAATGGTAATACTTATATACATAGAGATAATATAGAAACTATTGGTGATTTACATATAGATTTTACTATACAAATGAGTCATCAATTTGAGATACATTTTGATGTTTCACTTATAAATAGATTCTTCCCCATAGCAAAATTAAAGAAAAAGCTTTATGGTGAATCATATATATGGAATCCTATTATTAGTAAGGGGGATAAGTTGTACGGTTCAGATAATAGGGTAGCATATAAGAATAGCACAGATATGCAAAAACGTATAGCATCTGTAGAAACATATATTGTAGATATTAGAATACCTATTAGGAGAGTAGTATATGAAGAAGATGTTCCAAGGTCTGCAATGCCAAAAGGTATAGCAGAATATACAGCTAATGATAAATATATGGTTACTACTAATAAGGTATATGATGATTCGTTTAAGCCTTTTAACGTAACACATTTACCTAGAACATATAAAGCAATAGCATTACAATATTCATTATTATATTTTATGCTTAGTAATTGTATGTATCCAAGACTAAATATAACTATTAGATTGGGTGAAACTCATAATAACAGACCAGTCTATGAACCTTGGTTGATCTGGGGTGTGTTTAAGTTCTTATTCTTACATCGTGAAGAAGTAGATGATGATGATTACGAGATAGATGTCTTCGATTATTTAGAGATGGTTGCATTACAAAGAAATTTGTACATGAATAATTATTTTAATTGCTGGAACTTCTTAAAGCTGATAAAACTAGAAGTAGTTATAAAAATTTATCAGATGTTAATAGAAAATCAGCACCCAATAAAATGGGTCAACGACTATTCCATAAATGGAAGTACTGTTAATAAAACAGGATATGAATAAACCTAAACCTTAATATAAGGCATGGATAAGATATAGTCTAATCTTTATAGAAATATAAAGTAAAAAAATGCTTTCGCCGAACTGGAGTTATTAGTTTGGTATTTAAATACAAAGAACTTGACAAAAAGCCTCTATTATGCTATAATATAGAAAATAGGGGCTTTATTATATATTAAAGGTAGGTGAAATAGTTGGCACAAACAAAGATATCAGAAAATATAGAATACTTGACTGATGTATTGACTTCTTATGATGGGCATGAACAACGCATAAAAATAAGACAACAACCAAGACAATACTTTAGTTATGATTATTCAGCTATGGATCAATATCAAGCACAGTGGCTTAGAGGGATGTCAAGAATAAGACAATCAGATGTTTGGTATATTCCTATATGGAATAAAGGAAGTTATTTACGTGAGGATTTCATAGCTAATGGTAAGGCTTTATATATAGATAATGATTATTACTATAATTTTGATGAATGTGAGTGGATTGAAATATTTGTTAAGGATGATTTTACACAATCTGGTGTAAATATTGTTAGGCAGGTTCATTCCTATACAGATGGTATAATAACATTAAAGAAGAAAATAGCTAGACCATTAAATATGAAAAACACTTGGATATTTCCATTAAAACAAGTAACTACTAAAACTACTGATGCTATTCAATACTTGTATTCAAATGGTGATGAAGAATGTCTTAATTTTGAGCTTATACTTCATGAAAGTAAATTACATATACCTAATAAATATCGCTATGATGATTGGGAAGATATTGAACAGTTCAACAGATTTCACTTACCAAAATTTTATAATGGAAAAGAAGTGTTACTTTTTACTCCTCAATGGGTAGGGGATGATTCTAATAATTTGTTATTAGAAAAGAAAGTAGAGCTAATGGATAATACTACAGGAACATTTGTTTATGATACAATAAATACATATTCTTATGATACTCATAACATGACATTTTTTTTGTTTGGTATAAAAAGAATAACTAATATGATACACTTTTTTCATAGGGTGCAGGGAAGGTATAAATCATTTTATTGTCCAACTTGGGCAAATGATTTTCAAGTAGATTTAGATATAAGACCAAATAGTAATTACATTTATACAAGATTTCATTTATTATTTAAATTTTATGCAAATAATGGGCGTAAAAAAGCAATAATAATATTTACAAAAAAATGGGAGTCATATATTTTAGAAATAATGTCTTATACTACAGAAGTAATAGGGAATAAAACTTATGGTAAATTGATTTTAACTAGTAATGTTCCAAGAGCAATACCTGTAGATGAGGTATTAATGGTTTCTTATTTTAATTTAGTTAGATTAGATTCAGATAATTTAAAGTTAGATTTTGAGTCAAATACAGCAGCAACTACATCATTATCAATGAAGGAGGTGGATGATTTAGTATGAGTTTTTATGATGATGAAACTTCGATTCAAGACGCACAACCAGTAGAATTATATATATTTACTTATGCTAATGTAGATTTTACATATACATCAAGTGGCTATGCTAAATCAGCTTTCCTTAATAATCAGTGGTATGTATTTAATCCTGAGTATATAAAACGTGGTGATTCATTAAAAACTGGTAATTCCAGCGGTAATACTGAAACTACAACAATAACAGTTAGTAGAACAAATAATATAGCATTATTATTTCAAGGAGCACCACCAGAAGAAGATATTGTAAGAGTAAGAGTATACAGGGTGCATGGATTAAATAATAGTGATTATGCTTTAATTTTAAGGGGTGTAGTTACACAAGTATCTTTTGATGGTAGTTATGCAGAATTAACTATTACAATAGAAAATGTTTTAAATAGATTGATTCCAAGAGGTAAGCTTTCTTATTATTGTCAAAATTGTATTTATGATAACAAATGTACACTTGAGCCAGAAAATTATGCATTACAATGCTATTTAGATAAGCATGTTAATGGTATGAGGCTTTATTCAACAAATCTTAGAGAACATGAAGAGGGTTGGCCAATAGATGGGTTTTTAAAAATGGGTAATAGTTATAGAGCAATAGTAAATGCACAAGCAGATTGGATTCAAATAAAATATCCAATAAGGTCATCAGATTGGCAAGGTAGCTTTAAGGTATATCCTGGATGTCAGAATTTATTTTCAGTATGTGCAAGGAAGTTTGGTAATTCTGATAATTTTAGTGGTGTACCTTATATTATGCCTTATAATGCATTTACACATCCTACTTGTAAAGGTACATATTGGGTAAAAGATAATCTTAGATATGAAGATACTAACGGTGATACTGGTGATATTGGATTAGGTGGTTAATATGGCAGCTACAGTTAAAAGTAAATCTAGTAGTACAAGTAGAGGTGGAGGTTGGTTCAATTCATTCTTGGGTTGGGGAATATCTACTTTACTTTTGTGGCTACTTAATAGAAATAATAGTGATAGTGATTCTACTTCTTCTATGCAAGCTTCACCATATACAGATAGTAATTCAAATCAAATAGGTCAACCAATACCTGTAGCATTAGGTAGAGTAATGATAAAAAATCCTTTAATTTCTTATTATGGTGCATTTAGAGCAGATATTTATACAGAAGAGTATGGAGCACATAGTAATCTTGATATTTGGCCTTGGATACTTAGTTTAATTCCAATTATTCTTGCTGTATCAGAGAAAGACACTATAAAGGTTACTGCTGGTACAGGAGTAGAGATAACAGGAAGAACAACAGAGGCTATGACTATTGGCGGATTACCTGCTGCTACTGTTACTGGAGGCGGAACTTCTGGTATGAATAATAATTCTGGTAAAATTGGTGATGTGCCTAAACAGAAGACACCACCTTCGACAACTGTTTTAAATGCGATTACTTCCACTGGGCCAGCACCTGTAGAGGGAACTATTGACCTTAGTGGACCAGGTAAAAAACGTGCTCTTATAATGCAAGCATTACTTAATTTTATTTTATGGCTATTATCATACTTAATAGGTAAACATTTATTACGTACCACTATTCAAAAAGGATTTAAATATTATCTTGGCTGGCAACATATTCTTTGTTGGACAGATGAAAATATCGGTGTTAAGAGATTGTGGATGAATGTATATGATACTGAAGTTGAGCAATCTACAGAAACTGGTGTTTGGGATAATGATAATCATATAGCATATAAAAAAGATAATCCTACTGGTATATCTGCATATATCGACAATGACCAAATGTTTGGTGGTGTAGATGAAGGTGGAGGCTTTATTGGGGAAGTAAGGTTTTATTTTGGTACTTATGAACAACCAAAAGACTCATGGATGGTAAATGAAATGAAAGCAGATACTATAGAGGAAGATTTGAGGGGATTGACTCCAAGATATCCGATGTTTTTAACTTGTGTAGTATCTGATAGAAATAAAGTTGATGGTGCGTATATTGGTAAACAGTCAACTATGCCAGAAATGTGGTTTGAGGTAGTAAACTATCCAACAAAGTTATATGAAGAATTTAAGTCAGATTTATTTGGTCTATATTCTAAACGTATAGGTGAGCTAGTTGATAATATTTTAGCATATATATCTAATCAAGACCAATCAGTACAAACTTATATGGAAGATTATACAAAAGAATTGCGGGAAGCTAAAGGAGAATATGACGCTTATTATAAAGCAGAACAGTTAAAAATAGATGTAATGGATAGAGCTAGAGAAAGACTGGAAGAAGCTGAACGTAGTGGAGATCAGCAAGTAATTACTGATGCACAAGAAGAATATGATAAAGCAAAACAAGAAGCAGATGAAGCTCATGAGAAAACAGAAGAAACTTTCCAAGCGTTAAGGGATGCTGCGGATGCAGTTAGAGATAATTATCCTCAAACAAATAGAGATGAGGTAGCTTCTTTAGTAGATCCTTTAGACACGCTTCTTGATAATGGTGTTTGGCATTTAGGGAAATTGGATGAAGATTTGAACCCAGCAGAGGCAATCTATGCAATTCTTACAAATGATTTATGGGGATGTAATTATGATAGAATAACAGATATAGATGCACAGAGTTTATTGCAATTAGGCATAACTTGTGAGGAAGAAAGACTAGGTGTATCATGCTTAATTACATCAGAAGCACAGGCTGGTTCATATATTCAAAAGATATTAAATCATATAAATGGTATAATGTATGATAATCCGTATACAGGTAGACTTACATTTAAGCTTATTCGTGGTGATTATGACCCAAGTACATTGCCTATTTTTAACCCAAGTAATTGTGAAAGCATGAAATTTACAAGATTAGATTGGTCAGAAACATCTTCAGCAACAACTGTTTCATTTACTCATGCTTCTAATAAATATGTTGATGGTACAGTAATATACCAAGATGTGGCCAATAGATTTATAACAAGATCTTATAAAGAGTCTTCAGTTGAGGGAGTTTATTATACTGTACCTAAGAACGCTGGTTGGTTAGCAAAAATCTCACAATTAGCTTCTGGTTATCCATTATCTACAGTAGAGTTTACTACAAATAGGTTTGGTCATGATATTGGTCTTGGTGATCCAATAATAGTACATTGGTTGTCATATGGAATAGATAATCAAATATATAGAGTTACAGATATAGATTATGCTACTCTTACAGCTAATGCTATAAAGGTAACTGCAATTGAAGATATATATGGATTTGAAAATACAAGGTATGCTTATGCAGAAGTACCAGAATGGACTAATCCTAAAAAATATGCGTCATCAATCCAGTACTATATGTATATGGAAATGCCGTATGAATGGACTAAATCTTTGGATACTTATGTTAATGCTTATGCTGCTAGACCTACAAATGATGATGATTATTATGTTAATTATAGATATACTGGAACAGAATATGCTAGAAGAACACGAACTAATGATTGGTCAATGGTAGCTCAATTAGTATATGGTACGAAAGAAATTTATGATGAAGATAATACTGGGTTTGAGATAGAAGTTATTGGTGCTCAAGCAAGAGATTTGTTTGATGATAAATGTCAAAAAATATTAGATTATCCATCTGTATATACAAATAAATCTAATAGAAATATGATGGTAATTGACGGTGAGATACTAACATATGATACAATGATTAAATTACCTAATGGTCATTATACGCTAACAAATGTAATTCATGGTGTATATGATACTATACCAAGAGATCATCCAGCATATTCTAAAGTTTATTTTTTGGATTATGAATTGCAGGTTGATGATAAGAGAGTAGCTACAGAAGGTAATTTTGCAGATGAGCAGTATGAACTTAGGTCTGGTACGGTAGATGAAGAAGAGCAGTTTAATATAGATGATATAGTAACATTTTACACTAAACGCAGAAGTGAATGTCCATCTCCCATGGCTAATCTTAAATTTGCTGCTGAGCGTGGAGATAAAACAGTTTATAATTATAATTATCCAGCAGGTACTATATTTGGGCATGATATAAACTTTACATATAATCTAAGAAATAAGTTTAATCAGTCTGATAATATAAATGTGCATAATAATGAAAATGATGCTGAACCAGAAGATACTACACAATACTATATTAAATGTACTTGTAATGAAAAAGAGTTTGAATTTAAATATGACGCTGTTGTTGAAGTAACTGATGATGATGGAAATGTTACAAAAGAGTTCCCAACTGATATTACACTATTCTGGAATGAATTTTGTGTGCAGATGGGGAATAGACTTCAAAGAGTTAGTGATGTTCAATTGGAAATTGGTTCTTATAATAAACAAAAAGATTTATACTCATTTGACCATTATGATAAACATCTAATATATCATGTACCTAGAGTTGTTGGTATTATATATCCACAAGATGGTGATGACGTAGATCAAATGGCAAAAACGTATGCTGATAGTATTGTTACTGCAACACATATTGAAATACCTGAGTCTACTTACGTAGAATTTTCTACTATGACATTTGAAGATGCACCTTTAATTTTAGTCGCTGATAGTACTACTACAGATTTAAGTGGCATTACAGGTCAAGATGGTGTTAGATATATTCCTTCAACTAAAGCATATAGAGTAGATGGTGCTAATGGTGATAATGATGCAGTAATTCATGAAATAGAGTTAAAAGAAGAATATGTATTACAAAATGATTTTACTAGGGCTGAAGGTGTTAATAGAAGGTACTATAGATATAGAAATAGTAATTGGTATGAAACTCAGCTTTATGGTGAAACATAATTAGTAAGTAAATCCGCTTTCTACTTGACAAATTAGCCCTTTTGTGGTATAATAAAGGTAGAGATTGCGGATTTATTTTTTTTTGTAAAGGCGGTGAGAAAGCTTGTCTGCAACACATACAGAAAAGTTAAATATAATTAAAGTACAGCCTACAGATTATTTTATTTCAGATACTTTTAATAACATATTGGACGATATTGACTCAAAAGTATTGGGTATAGACCATCTACAAACTGCTTTACATTGGACAGAGTGGGAAGAAAATACTACTTATATAGCTAATGATGTGGTAAGATGGCCTAATATGAAATCACATCAATATGCTAAATGTATAACTGGTGGTACAAGTGGTGGTATAGAGCCAGGAAATAATGTTACTGGTTCAGTATTAACAGAAGGATCAGTTACTTGGAAAGTAATGTCATTAACTGAGGCTACAGATAATTCTGCCCCCATAATGATTTGGCTTGGTGGTGAGATTTATTCTCGTGGAGATATTGTAATATATGCAAATGCTTTGTATAGGGCAAAAGTAAATCATACAGCTTCTGGTACATTTGAGCCAGATAAGTCAAAGTGGCAAGAGATATATGCAAGTATTAGACCATGGGTACTGAATAAATTTTACTATGAAGATGATACAGTAATAGTAAATAATGTAATATATAAATGTAATGCAGATCATACTTCTGCAAGCACATTTACAAATGCTGGAGAAGTTCCTTATTGGGATATTGTAGGTAATTTAGCTAGAGCTTCAGAATGGCATAGTGTAACAAATTATTTAAAAGATCAATTAATAACTAAAAATGGTTTATTATATAGAGCAGTTGAAACTCATACTTCAAGTGGTGTATTTACTGATGATACATTAAAGTGGGAGCCAGTATTTGCAAGTATTATTCCATGGACAAGTAATGCGTGGTATGATCAAGATGTGGTTGTTTATTACAATAATGTGTTATATAAATGTATAGACCCACATGTATCAGGAGCAAATTTTGATTATTTAAAATGGCAATTATTGCATGATCCAAATGGGTATGTTAGAGATTGGGTAGGTAGTACACACTACTACCAAAATCAACTGGTAAGACATAATGGTAATTTATATAGATGTAATACTACAAATAATGATGCTTCATTTACTATTGCTAAATGGGATTTACTTACAGACTCAATAAACGATTGGGTAGGTAGTCGTGATTATGTAGTAGGTCAGTATGTAAATTATAATGGTATTCTATATAAATGTATTACAGCAAATAATGATACTAATTTTACTATTTCTAATTGGCAAAAAGTAAGTGGCGGTGGATTAGATCAATGGGAACAAAATACTGATTATATTGTTGGAGATGTAGTAGTATATGCAAATAAGATATATCAGTGTACTACTGCACATACGTCTGGAGCAACATTTAATGCTGATTCTGATAAGTGGAATGAAATAAGTGCATGTATTACTAGAATACCAAATTGGGAAGCAAATAAGGACTATGTTATTGGAGATTTAGTATCTCATGATGCTAAAATTTTTAGGTGTACTACTCCACATACTTCTGAAAGTACTTGGGATGCTACAGAAGAACTAAATTGGGAAGAACTTTCGCCAACAATAAACGAAATAAGTACATGGACACCTTCTACCGACTATGAAATTGGTCAATTAGTAATACATGATAATAAATTATATAGATGTAATACAGACCATACATCTGATTCAACCTCTTTTAATACTGATATTGCTTATTGGGATGCTATTGGTAGTACTGGAATAGATATATGGAGAGCAAATGAAGCATATACTACTTCAAATGTAGTTATATATAATAATAAAATATACAAATGTAATACAGCACATACAAGTGGCAGTACATTTGATCCAACAAAATGGGATGAAATAAGCTCTGCTGATATTGGCTTATGGCAATCATCTACAGATTATAAAGTTGGAAATGTTGTAATAAAAGATAATCAAATATATAGATGTAAAACATTACATACTTCAGATAGTAGTGATTTTTATACAGACATAGCTAACTGGGACATATTAGATACAAAGTGGCAAGTTAAAGATTGGGTAATTAATACCTATTATTTAGAAGGTGAAGTTGTACTTTATAATAATACACCATATAAATGTACAACAGCACATACATCACTTGGAACATTTGAATTAGATAAAGCTGATTGGGAACCACTAAGTGCTAATATAAGACAATGGGTAAGTGGAACTACATATAAAGTTGGAGATACTGTAATATATGAAGACCAGTTGTATATTTGTACAGTTGCTAATAATGATATTGCATTTGAAAGGGCTAAATGGAGACAAGTAAATAAGTGTAGTATAGAAATGTGGAGGGGAGCACCAGACCCAAATGTATTAGCTTTATTGCATTTTGATAATCCAAATGATAAAGGGTATAATGAATATGGGGATAACTTTGGTATTTCTGATAATCCAGCTCTTGGAGAAGGGAAGTTTGGGTCAGGAATAGATTTATGTGGTAGATATGGTAATATTTCTAGCCCACAGTATAGTTTTCAGAATGATGAGGTATATACTATAGAATTCTGGATAGTTGCTACAGATAGGGGATTTAGTGAGAATGCCCATGTTAGTATTGGAAATATAGGGGGAGTTATTACTTTCCCAATGTATCAAGGATTGAAGGTGTTTTATAGTTCTCCTTATGAATTTGTGCCAACTAATTTTGTTGGTGGGGTGTGGAATCATATGGCATTTGTTATTTCGCCAACAAAATGTACTACATTTATTAATGGTAAAAAAGAGTCTACGTCTACAAGAGCAGATAGTTTGCCTATATATTTGTCTATGGGGGATAGACATAGTCAGCGTGACCATGGAGTATTTGGTATTGATGAACTTCTTATTACTAAGGGAGAAAAATATATAGATGACTTTGATATACCAACTGAGCCATTTCAAAATCCAAATTATGAAGGTTATAAAAAAGATGATTTAGTAGTATATGAAGATAAAATATACATAGCATTAGAGGATAATAATGATGTTCAATTCGATAAATCTAAGTGGGTAGAAGTAAGTTCTGCTAATATACAATTGTGGGAAACTGATACTTATTATGTTGTAGGCAATAATGTAATATATGATAATCAGACATATAGGTGTATTACAGCACATACATCAGGTACATTTTTAGGAGATATTTCTAAATGGCAAGTATTAGATACAAACTGGTTAGTAAAAGATTGGGCAGTAGATAAACTGTACTTAAAAGACCAAGTTGTATCTTATAGAGATGGATTGTGGAAATCTTTAATAACACATGAAAGTATAGCAGATGAGCCGCCAACAGATGCTAAAATATACGAAGCATCAGATAATGTAATAGACGTAGATGATACTATTACATTACCATATTCAGAAATAATAGATTTAGGTTCAGTTAAGCATATAACAGACATAGATTATACAGAATCTACTTCTGAAATGTCATTTACATATACAATAGAAACAAGTATAGATAATATTACATATGAAAATTGGACAGAAGATGCAGTAAATGCTAAATATATAAAGTTAACTGTAGACTCAGTAAATATAGATGTTGGAGCAGTTTCACCAAATGCACATTTAACTGATTTTACTGTTTATGGTGATAGTGATAAATGGATAAAAATAAGTTCTGGTGGTAGTGGTGATTTAATATATGCTACTAATTCAGATATAGATAATTTGTTTAACTAATGGAGGAATGATAACATGGCAACTGATTTAAAGAGTTATAAAGGTGCAATAGAAGCACACGTAGAAAAAGATGCATTAACAGGTAAATATACTGTAAATACTTCTAAATATAGTTCTGGTGTAAAAATTGGTGATGATACTTATGAGTATACGCCAGAAAGTAGCGGTGGTAGTGAAGAGCCTACTACTGAACCAGAAGAACCAATCACAAATCCTGAAGAGCCTACTGAGGATGGAGAATAATTTGACAAAATGTTTTAATTATGGTATAATATAATTAGAGAGGACAGGAAATAAGCCTAACCTTTTGGTTGGGCTTTTATTTATATATGGGGTGAAACATAATGGTTTTGCCAGATGAAATAGAAGATGTACTTATTGGTGGAGGATATGAAAAAATAGAAGTTGACTCCTTAGAAGATTTAGGAGCAATAAAAACCTTAACTTTTGATGATAATTTTGGTCATAGAGTAAAATCAATAGGTATACATGATGATTTTTTAATTCTTCCTAGAAAGTTGTATTTAAGACAAAATGTACTAAATGTAACAGAAAATATTTCAGATAAACTAAATGCAGAAGTAAGATTTGCATTAACTAATGACCTTAAACATTATTATGTTTATTTAAATGGTGAATTTGTGATGTTAAGAGATTTTGCAAGAGGAATGCCATTAGGTAAATTAAATGACGTTGATTTTACAAATTGGCAAGGAAATATAGGTGTTGCAGTATATATTGCTGAGATGAAAAGAGATAAAGAAATAGAAATAAAAGATCTTTTTGTAATAGCTAATAATAAGTATGATATAATAGCTAATGGGGATTATAAAATCAGTTTTAGCACACTGGTAGATGTAGCTATGGGAGAAATTAGTATTGCTAGTGATGATGATATTGACGCTATGTTTTTATAAAGAGGGTGGTGGTAATGGAGCCTCGTAACCGTTGGAGTGTTTATAAAAATGTAAAAGATGAGTACATTATTGTTAGAGAAGCACTAGATCATCTGCAAATAGTAACTCCATATTCATACATTCACGCAATACGAGATGGAGAGGATTTAGAACCATTTGCAGATATAGCAACAGATGAAGAAGTAGATGATATTTTTAAGTAATGGAGGGGAGGTAAATGGCTGTTTATGATGATTTGATAGATAAAGTCAAACTTGCAAGATTTCATGACAATCTGAAACAAAAAGGCTTGCCATTAAATGATTGGACAACTGGTAACGCATATAAAATTGGATACATTGTAGTTCATAATGGTGAATTATACAGATGCACAGTAGCACATACTGCAAATACAGTTTTTGACAATGACAAGTTCGAGATTTTGAGTTCCAATGCATATAGTGGAGTAGTAATAACAGAATGGGCAGGTTCTACTCAATATCAAGTAGATGATATAGTGCTTGCTAATTATGCGCTTTGGAGATGTATTACTGCTCATACATCAGATGTTAGTGATTTCAGTAATGATTCTGCTAATTGGGTAAGAATTACTGGTGATAATATTACTATTGCTGACAATCAAGATATTGACGATATGTTTAATTAAGACTTGACAGATGGCTCAATTTATGCTATACTAGATATAGTATGGATTGAGCTTTTTTATTTATACACAGAAACGAGGTGAGAAATTTGCCTGATGAAAAAGTAATAGACTTAGATAGATTATCAAGATTTCACGATAATCTAAAATCAAATGGCTTACCATTAAATAATTGGCAAGCCAATAAAAAATATAAAGTAGGATATACTGTAATACAAGATGGAAAATTTTATAGATGTAAAACAGAGCATACTTCAACTACAACTTTTGATTCTACAAAATTTGACTTAGTTGGTGGTAGCGGAGGTACAACTATTTCAGATTGGGCTACAGGAACTACATATTCTGTAGGTGATTTAGTAATACATGATAATAATATATATCAATGTAATACTAATCATACTTCAACTACATTTACAGCTGATGCAAGTAAATGGACTTTAATCGGCAATAAAGGTATAGATTTTTATACTATTGGAGAAAGTTATGATGTTGGAGATATAGTAATATATAGTGGAAATATATATCAATGTACAACTGCACATACAGCAACTTCTACTTTTGATACAACAAAATGGGCAGAAGTAAGTGCTAGTGAAAATGGAATAAGTGAGTGGCAATCTTCTACTGATTATGCAGTTGATGACATAGTAATGTATCAAGATTGCATTTATAGATGTGATACAGCACACACCAGTACTAGTACTTTTGACGATACAAAATTTACACAATTAACATATGATATAGAAGATAATTCTGACTTAATAGAAAGTATATTTGGGGAGGCAGTATTGTGAGCAAGTTAGTAACAAATGAAAATTTACAAGCTTATCATGCTGAACTTGCAGAGCATATAAAACTCCTGCAAAGAGGTACAGCATATATCTTAAATGATATTGTAAATTATGATGGAAATACTCTAAAATGTACTACAGCTGGAACAACTGCTACTACAAAACCTGATGTATCAGCATTAGATGTAGGAGATACATTACCTGATGGAACAGCTGTTTGGACAAGAGTAGACTTAGACAAAAGAGGAATTGATTATTGGGCATCTAGTACTGATTATGCATTAAATGACCAAGTAGTATATAATGATAAAATCTATAAATGCAGTACTGCACATACATCAACAAGTACATTTGATGATACGAAATGGGCAGAAATCAGTGCTGGTGGTGGTGGAGGATTAGATTATTGGTCATCTTCAACAACTTATGCATTAGATGATGTTGTTATATATAATGATAAGATTTATAGATGTACTACGGCACATACAAGCTCATCTACATTTGATGATACAAAATTTACTGAAATTTCAGCAAGCATCAGTGGTGGAGGTAGTATAGATGAATGGACAAGTGGAACAAGCTATTCGTCTGGAGATTTAGTAATAAATAATAATGTACTGTATAAAGCTAATACTACAACATCAACAACTTGGGTAGATAGTGAATGGGATGTAATAGGAACTACATTTAATTCTACAAGTACGTATGCACAAAAAATAATAACAAATGTAGTAGCTCCATATGAAATGCTATTACAAGTTGGGGATAGTAATTATTGTAAACCTCCAATAGATGTATTAAAGAAAACTGGCGGTAGTGATAATGTAACATTAACATTAGAAAACTATAATAATGCGTCAGCATATACTGGTACAAGTGATTTTCTAAAAATAGAAAACAGTAAAGCTAAACTATATAATTATAAAGAATATCCAATAACTACACAAACATTGTCTACTATTGATATTGGTGTAAGTGATGAAATAGATTTTGATGATTTTTATGTTGAAGGTGGAGGAAAAAGGTATCTAATAGATTCTAATGATTTAGTAGTAATTCATTTCAATGAATCAGTCATAAACGAAACAGCTTATGCAGACCCAGTAGTTAATTCATCTTATAATATAGAGTATGTTGCAGGAAAATTTGATAAAGGTTTATATATAAATGATGATACTAATGCTAATGCAATGATGATTAGTGATAACAGTTTAATATCTGCTATAAATAGCGCATTGAATAGTGATTTTACTATTGAATTTTGGTTTAAGATTGTTGATAGTAGTTTTAGTGGTACATCTTTGTCTATATTTTGTGGAAATGGCTATGGTCAATTAAGTTTTTATATTTATAATGGAACAGAATTAAGGGTAGGTAGACATGAAGTATCAAATGATTACATATATAGTGTTACAATGATAGATTATATGGATGAAAATTGGCATCATTTTGCATTTACTAGGAAAAATGGTAATGGAAGTTTATTTATTGACGGTACATTAGTTTCTCAAAGATCATGTAGTTTTTATTCAACAAATACAGCATTTAATGTGTTTTGTATGATTCAATATAATACAAGTACTAAATTATGGAATGTTGATGAGTTTAGATTTTCTAATGTTTGTAGATATGACACAAATTTTAATGTTCCAGAATATCCATACAGTAACATAATTAATTGTAATATTACCTCATTGGAGGTGAATTAACATATGTCAGAATTTTTGATTAGACTTAGAGCTACATCAAATGGAATAGAAGATTTGGCAGGAAATACGATAACAAATAATGGTTCAGTTAGTGTAGTTGACGATAATGATTTTCAGGTTAGCGGAAAAGCTATTAGATTTTCAGGAAGCAATTATTTAGTGGTAGACTTATCTCAATCATATAATTTTTCTTCATCTGATGATTATACTATATCTGTATTTGTTAAAGCATTGCAACCAACTCAATATCCAGTAGCGTTAGTGAAATATGCGGCGTATGGGCCTGGATTAGCTGTTGGTAGAGCTGGTTCATGGATTCCATACGCATCATTTAAGAATGACGGTTACGCTACTCAATGTATATCTTCATCTGCTTATAGTGTAAGCGTTGTTCATCACATTGCTTTAGTTAAACAAGGAACAACCGCAACAATATATATTGATGGAGTTGCAACAGGAACACAAACATGGTTGGATAATGTTGATTTTGGTAATAAGTTATGCATTGGCTGGGACGGTATGCAAAGTGTAACTTATTTTAACGGTGAGTTAGATGACATTGTTATTGTAGATGGAGCGTTGTGGACATCTAATTTTACTCCACCATGGAATGGTGTTACACTTCCATCTAAATTTGCTTTTCTTTCAAATAATTCATTATATACAGGAGCATCATTAACACAATTATCTAATTCGTGGAATACACTAACAAATGCACAGAAAGAAGCATTAGTACCATCATTTAGTGATGATATGCCAGCAATATCAAATTTAGCAACTATATCACCATTTAGAGTATTAACAGATGATACTTCTTCGACAAATGTAAAAGTAACAGGACAGCCAAAACCACAGACAATAGAACCAACATCACTAATAAATACAGGAGCAGTATCTACAGTACAATCAATAAATATAACTAATACAATAACAGATACCACAGTTAAATTTGCGATAACTACAGATTTAACTACTTACAAGGTATATGATGCTATACAAGGGGAGTGGGCAACATCTACTGATATAGAAGAAGATGGTATGAGTATCGCACAAATAAATGCATTAACACCAGAGATGTTAGCATTATTAAATATATCAAATGGTATAGCATTTAAGCAATGTTTTATAGGAACAAGTGAAAATGCATCAGCAGAATTATCAGAAATATCAGCAGTAGTAGATATTGATGGTAGTTGGAGTCAGTCTGTACATGGAACTGACTATAATGTGACTTATCCAAATAAAACTACAATGTCAGTAAGATTACTAACAAATGGTGATTATATTATAAATTATCCTGTAACTAATGAAGCTAATAATGGAAATGGTAGTGAGGTAATTGATGCAAATACCCTTGTATTGATGCACTTTGATAATAATATAGAAGATGTTGGTAAAGCACGAGTAGTTTGGCAAGCAGTTGGTATAGATCCAACATATAGTAGTATATATAAGAAATTTGGTAGTGCTATGCAAGCTAATAATACAAATAATGCTAAGAAGTATATAAAAGCTGATAGTTCTTTCTCTATAAATACTCATGCATTTACAGTAGATTTTTGGTTAGTTTATACTGATAATAATTATGGGTATCAAGGATTGTTTGGTGTAGTTAATGAATCTATAAGACCGCATATGCTTTGTTATGTAAGGCATGATAGTTTTAATAGTAAATTTAGATATATTATTATTTCTGTGTCTGGTACATCTTTAATTGATATACAAAGTTCCTCAGCTATACTAAATGGTACACACCATATAGCTATAGTTGGTAGTGGTGGTGTAATATCTATATATATTGATGGTGTATTGTCATCAAGTCAAAGTGGTATATCAGAACAAACGCTTTCATTTAGTGATTTTATTATTGGAATGGATTCAAGTCAATATAATAACTATACGAATTCTTATATTGATGAGTTTAGAATATCTTCGATAGCTAGGTGGACTAGCAACTTTGATCCGCCAGTAAGTCCATATGGAGTCTAGTTTTGGTATTTAATAAAAGTTGTATGGAGGAAATATAATGCAATGGAAATTCAATTCTTCTTAATGTTACTACAAGCAGTAGTATGGAGGTGATATAACTTGAAATTTTCAGCTTTAGCAATATCTCTAGCATCACTAGCAACATTTAATACTGCTTTTGCGCTACCTACTGGTGAAAATATTAGGTCAGGTAGCGCAGATATAGCTAGAGATGGTAACTCAATGGTAATAACACAAAATACTAATAGAGTAGCTATTGACTGGAATACTTTTAATGTAGATAGAAATGAATTAGTAAGATTTAATCAGAATGGTGGAATAGCCTTAAATAGAGTGGTAGGTAATGACCTATCCTCTATTTTTGGCAGAATACAATCTGATGGTACGGTTATACTAATTAATCCTAATGGTATTCTTTTTGGCGAAGGTTGCCAAATAGATACTGGAGCATTTATAGCATCTACAAAAAATATTTCAGATGATATAATGACTAATTTTAGTATGTCAAATGACCCATTAATTTCTTTTGAGCCTGATGAACACGGTAATATAGTAAATATGAATGGTATAATAAAGGCTGATAAAGTAGAATTAGGTGAAGATGGTGAGATTTATCTAAAATCTAGTAATGATGCGTTAATAACAGGCGATACAAAAGTTAATAATTTTATAGTTGTAGGAGAAAATATAAATTTAGAAAATGGTACTTTTATATCTACTGGAGATACTAATTTAATATCTAAGGTAGATACTAATATAAATTCTCCTATAACTTCTACAGGAAATCTTATTTTTGGTGCGGATTATGATAAAGACTATAAAGGCATGGTTAGTGTAGGTGCTAATATATCTACTGATAAAGATTTAACATTCTATGCACCAACTACTGGTACTTATTTTAATTATCCTAGTGGAAAAGGTAATATAAGCGCAAAAGATATTAACTTTTATGGAAATGTAGCCGTAGACAATAGCACTTTAGATATAGATACAGAAAATATAACCTTCTATTCAAATATAGACTCAGCAAACTCTTACAATGTATATGAAAATGGTAGCACTTATGGGGCCGATGTAAAAGATGAGCCTGCAATGAAAAGTCTAGCTAAGTTTTATTATGAAAACTATCTAAAAAATATAGTATATAAAGACTTTGAAAATCTAACTAGTGAAGAATATGCTATTATTAGAGATAGATGCTTAGATGAATATAAAGGCTATCATAATAGACCATTACCAACTGATGAACAAGAAGCAGTAAAGGCATATTTTAATGAGAATGTAAAGCTAAGTGGTTTAACTGAAGCTACGGATTTTGATAATTTAACTGATGATCAATATACACAATTAGCTAAACATATACTAACAACATTTGCATATAATAATACTGATAATAGAGAGTCTATACTAAATATATGGGCAAATGCAGTTAATTCCGCAAAGGAAGGAACTGAAGGTGGAGATGCAGTTGGTGATAAATATTTAGCTACAATAACTGATTCGCTAGAAAATTGGAGAGTAACTTCCATGCTAAAAGGTAAAAGTTATGAATATTTCCTTGGTGGAAGAACTGATATAGTAGGCAAGAACATTAAAGACAATAGAGTATTTAAGTGGTATACAGGAATATCTAAAGATGTAGTATTCTTTACATCAACAGGAGAAGGAGAAGGTATAACACATACATATTCAGCTTGGTCTAAAGATCCAAATGGAATATTTGGTTATGTGTTTAATGAACCTAATAATAATTCTAATTATGACCAACCATATGTTGCAATAGGTTGGCACGATAATAGTGGCAACAGTTGGGCAGATGTAGATGATGCTAAAAATACAGTAAGAGGACTTATACAAGAAATAAATAATCCTCGCTCAACAATAAACATAACATATACAGGTTCGCATGAAGAAAAAGGAAAAGTAGGAGATTCAGTACCTATAACAATAAACTTTAATAAAGTAGAACCTATACCTAAACCTGAACCTAAAGTGTATGAGGAGTATAGACCAATAGTAGAGCCTATAAGAAAGCCAGTAGACTTAGATTTTGAGATATTAATAATAAAAGAAGTAGATGGTAAGTATTATATGTATGGGGAATACTACTTAACAAAGAATGATAGAGAAGTAGATATAGAACTATTAGATAAAAATAGACCACTACCAAAGGTAATAACTGATAGTAGGCTAAGTAAGACTTCAGTAAACCTTTTAGGTGGAGAGTTTTATATAGATTATGATGGAGTAACATATTCAATAACACCAGCCAATAAAGAAGCAGAAAGAATAGTAGAAGATGGTGATGCTACTAACAATGAGGATGTTGTAGAAAAAGCATTAGAAACCATCTATGTAGACAACTTAAGATTAATATGCGTACATTTTGGCAGGAGGTGATAAAATGAGTTTAACTTTAATACTACAAGGACTGATGACCATAATAGTAGGATATGTAGGAATTAAATTAAAGAAAAGGGAAGAAGAAAAAGAAAAAGAACGAGAAGAATCAGAAGCTATTAAAAATGGTATAAGAGCAGTATTAAGAGATAGGATATTACAAGCCTATAATCATTTTAGTAGAATAGGAAAAATACAAATAGAAGAACTAGAAAATATAAGTAATATGTATATAGCATATCATAATTTAGGTGGAAATGGGGTAGTAACTTCTGTATATAATAAAGTATTACAAATTCCACACGAATTAAAGAAGGAGGATTAGAGAGGTGAGTTAGTTGCAATTCATAGCAAATTTAGTAGCTTCAATAATACCGTATCTATTAAGGTTCATGGATAAACATAGTGATGAATACTTAGAAAAATTAAGTAATAAACTTATTAATTTTTTAGATAGTGAGTATAGAGCTACAGTAAAATTTTGTGTAATAAATAAAGAAGGAAAGCCTCTGCAAAATGTGGAGGCTGGATTTATTATAGAAGATATAGGAAAAGTATATAAAAAAGGTGAAGGAAGTATAATAACTATCACAGGGTTAAGAGAAGGAAAATATGAATTTGATATTTTTGGTCAGATAATTCATATAGAAATAGAAGATGCAAATACAATAATAGAAAGGATGGTAATTGTGGGTCAATAACCCACCACCTATAGAGGTGGAAGCTTGGAACCAAGCACTAGTTGACTAGCCTAAGTCTTAATTGACTACGTTATTTTAGTTATTTCACCTATGAATATAGATCCTAGTTTGTAGCTCTGAACAGGCTCTGTAAACAGTTCTGATGGGTAGGAACAGTCAACCTGGGGACGGCTTAACATTTAAGCAAGCTATTATAACATTGGCGAAGGGTCGTGTAACTCAGGAATAGGAGGTAAACTCATTGTTAGTTTATGTACTAAACAAAAATGGTAAACCACTTATGCCTTGTAACCCACAAAAAGCAAGAAAATTGCTTAAAAGTGGTAGAGCAGAAATATATAAGTATACACCATTTACAATTAAATTAAAATATGGTAGTGCTGGGTATAAACAACCAATAACATTAGGTATAGATGCAGGTTCTGTACATATTGGAGCTTCAGCAACTACTGAAAAGAAAGAATTGTATGCGTCAGAGACTATTATGCGCTCTGGTGATGGTAAGCAAAGTATAGTAAATTTATTATCTACAAGAAAGGAGTTAAGACGTTCTCGTAGAAATAGAAAAACACGTTATAGATCTGCAAGATTTTTAAACAGGGAAAAACCTAAAGGTTGGCTTGCACCTTCTATAGAAAATAAAATTCATGTACACTTAAAATTAGTTGCTGATATACATAAAATATTACCTATAACTAAAATTATAGTGGAAGTTGCTAGTTTTGATATTCAAAAGATTAAAAATCCTAATATAAGCGGAAAGGAATATCAAGAAGGTGATCAGTATGGTTTTGGTAATGTGAGAGAATATGTATTGTTTAGAGATGATCATAAATGCCAATGCTGTAAGGGAAAATCTAAAGATAAGGTGTTAAATGTCCACCATATTGAGTCTCGTAAAACTGGGGGTAATGCTCCAAACAATTTAATTACATTATGTGAGTCTTGCCACAATAAATACCATAAAGGTTTAATAGATTTACCTAAAAATATAAAAAGAGGTATGTCATTTAAAGACGCTACTTTTATGGGAATAATGAGATGGGCTTTTTATAATAAGTTAAAAGAAATTTATGTTAATGTAAGTTTAACTTATGGTTATATTACAAAAGTAAAGCGTATAGAAAATAATATAGAAAAGTCTCATACTACAGATGCTTACTGTATATCAAATAATCTTAAAGCAGAACGGCTTGATTATTATTTTCTTAGAAAGCAAGTAAGAAGACATAATCGTAAACTACATAGAGAAGTGCTAACAAAAGGTGGTGTTCGTAAAAGAGCACAAGCAGGACATTTTGTAAGGGGGTTTTGTTTGCATGATACAGTAGAGTATAATGATAAGTTATGGTTTATTGGAGGATTAAGGCAAAGAGGGTCTTTTGTATTAAAAGATTTATTTGGAAATAAAGTTGAAAAAGTACCTTCAAAGATTAAATTTTTACAACATAATAATTCTTATTTAGAAAGTGAGGTGAAAGTGGCGTTCTCCTTTATCTTATAGAGGATGGAGAACGCCACAAATTTAGATGGCACAAATTAAAATACAAACAAAAGATTTAACAGGAGAACCAGTTAAAGAAGCTTCAGTAGTATTTAATTTAGAAGGTAAAGGTTTAATAGAAAGAACAACTGATAATTTAGGAAATACTTCAATAAGTGGAATAGAAGTAGGAGTATTACCAGTAACTATAACTAAGAAAGATTTTACTACACAATCTTTTGTATTAAAAATAATAGATATAGATCAAATAATAAGTAAAGAAGTAGTAATGTTATCAACAGAAAATAAAGAAAAACCAAAAGAGATAGTAAAAGAAACTGTAAATACAGTAATAGCAGATACTACAAAAGCTATTGTAGATTCTTATGCATTTGTAGAGCCAAAAAATATAGATGAGGCAAAACAGTGGTATAAAGAATTAGAGAAAAATATAGATGCGCAAAAAGATGTAATAAACACAGCACTAAAAAATGGAGTACATGATGTAGTACAACAACAAGCAAGTAACCTAACATATACACTAGGTCAACAGCTAACAGCATCTATACATTGGTATGTAAAGGAAAGAAGTAAACTAGACCCATTAGGTTCATTGGAAGATTTAGGTAAATGGGCTTCTATGACATCTATGGTCGCGGGACTATTCTTTCTAAGAAGTAGCTTGGTTGAGTATATAAATAAGTTGTTAGAATATATTAAAAATAAGGTGTGATATTTTTGCATAAAAGTGTTATAGATATTACAGGACAAAAATTTGGAAGATTGACTGCACTTAGTTATCTTGGTGGTGGGTATTGGGATTGTGTATGTGATTGTGATCCAGAAAAGCATTTGAGAGTTAATGGTTATAGTTTAAGGAAAGGATTTTCTCAGTCATGTGGATGTTTGAGAAAAGAAAGACTACATGAAGCTTTATTTATAGATTTAACAGGGCAGACTTTTGGTGAGTGGTATGTTGAATCATATGCAGGATATGAGAAAAGGGCATCTTGGTGGAATATAGTTTGTTCTTGTGGTACAAGAAAGAAATTGACTACACAGGCATTGAGAGATGGCATATCAAAATCGTGCGGCTGTAAGAAATCTCAGTATGTATCAGAGTCAGAAATAACTCATAATATGTCTAGGACAAGATTTTATAGAATTTGGCAAGACATGAAAAATAGATGTAATAATGAAAGTAATTGTGAATATCATAATTATGGTGGAAGAGGAATAAAAGTATGTGAAGAATGGAATAATTCATTTATAGCATTTCGTGATGCTATGTATGATGAGTATCAAGAACATGTCGATGAATATGGAGAAAATGATACATCATTAGACCGTATAGATTATAATGGTAATTATTGTAAGGAAAACTGTCGTTGGGCAACATGTCATGAACAAATACTTAATAGAAGAACTTCTTTACGTGTAGAATTTGATGGTAAGATTGACTTAGTATGGGATTTAGCTGAAAGATATGATAAGAGATATGATTTAGTGGCAAGAAGACTTAGGGATGGTTGGAATATATATGAAGCATTAGAAATAGTACCTCGTAAGACAAAAAAGAGAAATGGTATAGAGATGTTTGAGCTTGATGGTGTCAAGAAACCTATATCTTATTGGTGTAAATTATATAACATTGGTAGGCATACGGTTAGACGCAGATTACATAATGGAATGTCTTTTAGGGAAGCATTAGAGACTCCTAAAGGAACCCGCATAAGTAGTGGAATATCTTAATAAATTATTAGAAAAATTAGGGAAAGGAATTTAAGGGGAAAGTAAAATTTCCCCTTTTTTGCTCTTGACAGAAGGACGAAAGTGTGTTATACTATGTACAGAAATTAAAAGAAAAGAGTTGGGGAGAAATGTCAGAAAATAGTGTTAAGTGGTTTTTGTACGGAGCATTAACAGTATTAATTATAGAGATGCTATTTTATTTATTTGTACTAATTGTATAGGAGAAAGAGAAATGAGAATATTATTCGCGTCAGTAATAGCAAGCATGATTGTAGGATTTGTACAAGGAACAATATTACTTTTAGGTATAGATACAATATTCAGTACACATTATTTTTCTTTTGTAAATGCTTTTGTAGCAGGAATAATGAGTATTGCGATAAGGAAGTTTAATTTATGATAAACGCAAAATATGGAAAACCAAAAAAATTAAAAGGAATAGAACAAAGTTTATTTTTAACATTTAGATACAAACAAAATATAGTAGATGCAATAAGAAAAATAACTCCAAGATATTGGCATAATGAAGAAAAGATGTGGGAGATACCTTACGATGCTTTGTCAGAACTTAAAGATATTCTCCCAAAAGAGGGAATAGATATTTATGGGAAGCCAATTGACAATAAAAAATATGGAGAAAAAATAGTAGATCACACAATAACTTTACCTAAAGCATTAACTACTAAATTATATCCATATCAAAAAGAAACTTTTGATGAAGGAATGGCTTTTGATCGTTATATTTATAATCTCGACCAAGGACTTGGAAAAACTAATTGCACAATAGCTACAATACTAAAAAGAATAGAGCTAGGGCAGATAAACAAAGTACTTATACTACCAGCAATGAACCTGCTTAAGTATACTTGGGAAAATGAAGTAAATAAGCATACAACAGGAGTTAAGTGTAAAATTTTAGGTAATAGACAGAATAGCAAAGGTATATGGCTTACTAAAGGTACAAAAGAAAAATTAGAAGATTTAAATAATCTTGAGAATGATGTTTCTATTTATGTTACTAACATTGAGTCAATTAGAGAGAAAACTATTACAGATAAGTTAGTTAAGTTAATGGATAAGGGTGTATTTAATTGTATTGTAGTAGATGAAAGTCATAAAATAGTTTCACCTTCTGCACAACAATCAAAGGCATTATTAAGATTAACTAATCATGTTAAATATGTGTACTTACTTACTGGTACTATACTCATGAATAGACCAGATGACCTTTATATTCCACTAAAGATTACGGGAGCATTTACAGGCAATTTTAGTAATTTTAGATCTAGATATGATATACTAGGTGGGTTTGGTAATTACGAAGTCGTGGGGCATAAGCATTTAGATGAATTACAAGCAAAGCTTATATCAGTGTCTAAAAGGCTTAGAAAAGCTGATGTACTAAAACAATTGCCCCCTAAAATTTATGTGGAAGAGTTTTTGGATATGTCAGTAAAGCAAAAGAAAATATATAAAGATGTTTTAAATGCTATTGTGGCAGATATTGATAATATTAAATTAAGTATAAATCCACTTAGTCAAATGATAAGACTTAGACAAGCAACAGCTGATACTAGTATTCTTTCTAGTACTGTAAAAGAGTCTGTTAAGTTTGATAGAGCATTAGAGTTAATACAAGAAATTATTGAACGAAACGAATCTGTCATTGTATTTTCTTGTTGGGAAACAGTAGTATCAAATTTCAGAAAATTTCTAAGTGACAATTATTTGATTTCAGCTGTAATAACTGGTAAAATAAAGGATAGGGAAGGGCAAATTAAATACTTTAATGAAAAGGATGACTGTCATATTATAGTTGGTACGGTTGGAGCAATGGGCGTTGGGCTGACCTTAAACAAAGCATCTAATGTAATATTTTTAGATGAATCATGGAGTGCTAGTGAAAAACTTCAGTGTGAAGATCGATGTCATAGAATAGGTCAGACAGAAACTGTAACTGTAATCACACTTGTCTGCAAACATACTATAGATGAAAATATTCACTCAATAGTAAAAAGGAAGGGTGCTCTTGGAGATGCGTTAGTGGATCATAAGTATGATCTTAAAGATGAAAAAGTATTAAATTTCCTATTAACAGGGGAAGGAGAACTAGATGAAATCAAGAGTGATTAACAGTAAACATATGCTAGAGCATAAAAATGGCTATACTGGCTATACTAGTCACTTAAAGCCCAGCCTTTTCTATGGAAATCCGCAAGAAGAAAATGTAATTTGGCTACAAGATTCTCATACTAATAAAATGGCAAAATTCATATTAGATGAAGTTATAGGCGAAGAAAAAGGAATGATATGGATATATAAACCTATACAAAAGTTTATAGATAAATTTCCACATCTTGAAGGTAAAACTATAAAGATACATTTTGACATGTGGCAGACACATCCTTTTGCTATTAAAAAACGAGCAGGATTAGTAAAGAAAAAAGGATGGAAGAAAAAAGAATATGAAGAAATAGCAAAAGAAAAAGTAAAAATGTTTAAAGAATACTTTAATATACTAGGTTATCCTATGGAAGAAACCAGTCAAGTATTTACTATAACATTTCCAGATAATACAAAACATACATTTGAAAGAGCAGTAATAAAGAAGTCTGAAATTTCAATCCCAGAATTTGTAGAATTTCATTTGTACTTGGAAAAATTTGGAATTTATCCTTGACAAGCACTTAAAAATGTGCTATACTATGTTTATCAAATCAAAGGAGGGAAGTCAGCAAAGCAAGCCAAAAGGACTTGCTCGACTGGCGGGCGAATGACTCAGAAAAAGAAAATTGTAGGAAGTTTAATCTTAGCAGGAATGCTAATTGGAAGTAATGTATTGTGGTATAACCACACAAAAGAATTAGAAGTAAAATTAGAATCAAGAAGTCAAGCAATAGAAGTATTAGATACTTCTGTTAAAAAACAAGCTGAATATGTAAATGAATTAAAAGTTGACCTTCAATCTAAGAATGAGGAAATTTCAGAGTTAAAAGGTCAGGTACAAAAGGCACAACAATTAAGCTATAGGACAATGCAAGTAAAGGTGAGCGCATACGCTCTTAATGATGGACTAACTCCTAATAGTGTTATGGCTAATGGTGAAGTTCCTTATGTGGGGTGTGCAGCTATGAATGGTTTACCTTTAGGGACAAGAGTTCGGTATAATGGTCAGATTTATGTTATAAAAGACAGAGTTGCTACAGATGGAGTATTAGATATTTTTATGAATTCTGTTGCTGAATGTAATGAATTTGGTGTACGATATGCTACAATAGAGATTTTAGATTGAGAGTTGATTAAACATGAGAGCAATGTTCTTTTGTATCTTAATAGCTTTTATTGTTATTTGGGCGTATCTATGTTTTCATTATGGTAAGGAAGTAGGTAGAGAGATAAAGAAATTTTTCAATAAGATTTTTTGAAGGAGTGCATTATGGAAATTAAAAATCTTGGTGCTATTGGAATTTTTGTTGGTATGGCAGTATGTACAGTAGGCATGTTTACTTGTGTAAATAGAATTGGCCCTGGATATGCTGGTGTAGTCTACAACATGGACGGTGGTATTGAAAACGAAACTTTGTCACAAGGATTTCATATTGTAGCTCCATGGAAACATGTGAGTGAATATCCTATCTCTACTGAAACAGTATATTATACTAAAAATACTGTAGACGGTAGTGATAAGGATGATAAGAAGGTAGATAAGAGTGTAAATGTTAATACTAAAGATGGTAAGCAGGTAAACACATCTGTTACTTATGCTTATCATATGGATGTAGAAAAACTACCTGCTGTTTATGCAAAGTTCAGAGGGCAAAATATTGAGTCAATTCAAAATGGCTACATGAAAAATGCTATGTATGAAGCACTTAATAATATAACTAGCCAGTATAGTCTGATGGAACTTGTAGGAGATAAACGCCCAGAGATTAATCAAAAGATATTTGAAGCGTTTAGAAATGATTTAGAGGAATATGGCATTGTAATTGAAACTTTTAACTTATCTGATGTAGTTCCTGATGAAGCTACTGCAACTGCAATTCAAAATGTTGTGAATGCACAAAATGAACTCCAACGTGTTCGTATTGAAAAAGAACAAGCTGAAGTTGAAGCTGAAAAAGCTAGAGTTACTGCTAAAGGTAAGGCAGATGCTGCTATTATTGAAGCTGAAGGTCAAGCACAAGCTAACGCTAAATTGCAAGAATCTTTAACTGAAAATGTATTACGTCAAAGAGCAATAGAAAAATGGAATGGCGAAACTCCTAAGATTGGTGCAGGAAATAATAGTTTTATTTTGAACGCTGATTTCTTAAAATGAGGTATATATTATGTCAGATATGTTAACTTGGGCAGAAGAAGAACTTAAAAGATATAACTTTGATTTCTATGACGATAATATGAACAAAGCTGTATTAGAGGTTATAAAAACACTTGTAGATCAAGGACATACTAATATGTCAGCTTCTATTGTAATTACACTTGTAGATAGGCTTTGGAGTTGGAAACCTTTAACTCCATTAACTGGAGAAGAGGATGAGTGGTCAGATATATTAGATCCTGATGGCAATACACGGCAAAATAAAAGATATTCAGCAGTATTCAAAAATAAAGAAACTGGAGAATGTTATGATGTAGAAGGTAGAATTTTTGCTGAACCAGATGGGGTTAAATTTACCTGTAGAGAATCAAGAGTTCCAGTAGAATTTCCATACATGCCACCAGATAAGTATCCAGTGTATAAACTTAAATATAGTTCAGATGAAAAATCAGTAGAGGAACAGCTAAAAGATAATGAATATGAAATTGTATAGGTTTATGGCTATGCTTGTCATAGCTATCTTAGGAATTTTCAGTATATTATTGCTTTATCGAATTATTCCATGTCTAATTAATATGTTATTTTAAGGAGTACACTATATATGTCAGAAAATAAAATTGATTTGCTTGCCATTAAGAATGCCGAGTTGACAGCTTTAAAGAAAGAAGTAGATAAGCTAAAGGCAGAAGTAAAATCTCAAGGTGTAGGTTCATATGAAGGAAATGAATATAGAGCTATTGTAGAAGAAAGAGTATCACAAAAATTAGACCCAGAAAAAACTTTAGAAGTAGTTAAAAAGCTAAATGCAAAATGGTTACTGAAGGAGGTAGTAAATGAAGAAGCTTTGGAAGATTCTATTGCTACAGGTGAAATTGATGGTGCTGAATTTGCAGATTGTGTTATTGAGAAAAAGACTATGGCTGTCAAGTTTGTGAAGGTTAAAAAATGATAAAAGATGCCTATAAAGAAACATTAAAAATGCTTAAAGTCCTTGGACAAGTAGTTTTAGCAGAGTGTGGCAAGAAGCCTTCATCCTCTAAGCGAAGCGAAGGGTGGAGATGAATTGCCACAAACTACTTGCAATTATTTCTTACATATGTTACAATATAATTAGGAGGTGAGAATTTTGATAGTAGAAATTACTCGTGGCATGGAGTATAGGATTTATCCTACAAAAGAGCAAAGGATATTGATAAATAAAACTCTTGGTTGTAAGCGGTTTATTTACAATCATTTTCTACAGGTTCGTAGAGATGAATGGAAATTCAATCATAAAAGTGTTAATTATAGTGCTACAAATGCTATGCTTACAGACCTTAAAAAGTATGATGAGTATAGCTGGCTTAATGAAGTTGATAGTACGGCACTTCAAAATTCCCTTCGAGATTTACAAGTAGCATACGATAGATTCTTTAAAAAGATATCTAAGTATCCTAAGTTTAAGTCTAAACATGCATATTGTCAGAAATATAGAAGTCAGTGTGTAAGTAATAATATTAAATTAGTAGGTAATACAATTCAACTACCAAAGATTGGGAAAGTGAAAATCAAACTTTCTCGTGATTTGGTAGGAAAAATTGTAAATGCAACAGTTACTTGCACAGCATCTAATAAATATTATGTGTCTATTTGTGTAAAATATGAAACAGAATTGCTTTCTAATAGTGGACATGAAATAGGTATTGATGTAGGAGTAAAAGATTTTTATGCAGATACTAATGGTAATGTGGTAAAGAATCCAAAAATACTTGCTAAATTTGCAAAGAAATTAGCTCGTGCTCAAAGAAAATTAGTTCGTAAGAAAAAGGGTTCAGCACAATATGAAAAGCAAAGGATAAAAGTTGCTCGTATTCATGAAAAAATAAAGAATGTACGAGATGATTTTCAGCATAAATTAACTTATCACTTAACAGAAGACAATGCTTTTATAGCTATTGAGAAGTTAAACATCAAAGGCATGTTAAAGAATCACAAGTTAGCAAAAGCAATAAGTGATGTAGCATGGGGTAAGTTCTTTATTAAATTAGAATATAAAGCAAAAGAACATGGCGGTGTAGTAGTAAAAATACCTACATTCTACCCATCAAGTCAAACTTGTTATGAATGTGGATATAAAAATCCACTAGTAAAGAATTTACTTGTGCGAGATTGGGTATGTCCTGTATGTGGAGCGCATCATGATAGAGATAGAAATGCGGCAATAAATATTTTAGCAAAAGCAAAAGATATAGCATAAGAAAAATAGTACCGTAGGTCATACGGGAACTGAGGTTAGAAATAACCTCTACGCCTTTGGAGATTATGTAAGACACTGAAACTAAGGTTTTGGCGCATTAGTCGATGAATCAGGAATCCCCCACCTCTATAGGTGGTGGGAGTGTTCAATATTTTCAGTAATAGCATTAGTAGTAGCAACAATTACAACGTCTACTCTTTGGCTAGTAGAAACATATTTTAGCGGTAATCTTTTTTGTGCTGTTGTTGGTACTATAATAGATTTTGTATTATCAATATTTATACTTAATTTAATAATTGTATATTTGGATAGGAAGGTGGATTAATTGCCAAAAGTAAATTCTATACATTGTGTTAGTTCTAGGACTATGAAAATTAAGGATGAATTCTATAAATTTGAGGTTGGCTATGATGCTAATGTTGAAGATCTTAAAGATGAAGATGTAGATGACTATATTGCTAGTCTTTATGAAAGAGCAAATGCTTTAGTGGATGATCAGGCCGAAGAAACTGTTAAGTCATTAACTCCAAATGAGGATTGACAAATAAATAAATTTATGGTATAATATAATTAGAGAACAAATATGCAAGGCAAGATGTCTTGCTTTTTGTTTTATGTAAAAAGTGAGGGTGAGTTATGTGGTAAAGGTTAGAAAAAGAGATGGGAGCTTACAGGATTTTAATGCGGAAAAGATATACAAGGCAGTACAAAAAGCAGGGGATTTATCTTATTCAGATATAAATTCTGTGGTACAGAAAGTTACAAAAAAATTGAGAAAATTATCAGATATTTCTGTTCATGATATACAAACTGCTATAGAAAATGAGTTGATGCACTCTCACTTTTATGATGTAGCAAGAAGTTATATTTCTTATAGACATTTGCATGATGTAGCAAGAGAAAAATATGCACAACTATTAGATATAGTAGACGAAAAATTATTTGCAAAAAATGTTCAAAACCAAAATGCTAATGTGGATGAAAGATCTTTTGGTGGTCGTAAAGGTGAAATGACCAATGAACTTTTAAAGGACTACGCTTTAAATTACTGTATGTCTAAAATGGCAAGAGATAATCATCTAAATAACGAAATTTATATACACGATCTTGATAGTTATGCGCTTGGGCTTCATAATTGTTTATCTTGTCCTTTAGATCATTTACTTATGTATGGTTTTAATACTAGACAAGTAGATATTAGACCTGCCAATTCTATAAATACTGCTATGCAGTTAGTTGCAGTTATTTTTCAGCTTCAAAGTCTTGCTCAATTTGGTGGAGTTGCTGCAACACATGTTGATTGGACTATGATTCCTTATGTAAGAAAGTCCTTTAATAAGCATTTTTGTGATGGATTAAAATATATTGAAGAAGCAGATGATTTGGTTATTGTATATAAAGAACCTTGTGGAGCAAATGTAGTTGATATATCTATTGATGATAATTGGTATAAAAAGATACCTAAAGTGTATAAATATGCGATGGATATGACGATAAAAGAAACAGAACAGGCAGTTGAGGGATTATACCATAATTTAAATTCTTTACAAAGTCGCTCTGGCAATCAGTTACCATTTTCTTCAATTAATTTTGGCACATGTACTAGTATTGAGGGAAGACTTGTTATTAGGGCATTGCTTGAAGGAAGTATCAGAGGTGTGGGGAGATTACACAAAACTTCTGTGTTTCCCTGCGTCATTTTCCAGGTTGGGGAAGGAATAAATAAACATAAAGGAGATCCTAATTATGATTTATTTAGATTAGCTTTAACATGTACGGCTAAAAGACTTTATCCTAACTATGCTAACATAGATTGGTCTGTAAATGAGGGGTATGATAAGAATGATCCAAATACATTTATGGCAACTATGGGATGCCGCACATATAATGGGTTCGATATAAATGGTCTTGGTCAGCTTAAAGATGGTAGAGGTAATATTACTCCAGTTACTATTATTCTTCCTACTTTAGCTATGGAGACTAAAGAATCTTTAAGTGATAATGATGATTTAGTGGAAAAATTTATGGAATACTTAGATGTTAAAATATCTGAAGGTATTGAGATGCTTGTTGAAAGATATGAGTGGATTTGTTCTCAAGATCCAGCATCTGCTACTTTTATGTGGGAAAATAATACTATGGTAGGTTATGATGGTAAAGATATTAGATCTGCTATGAAACATGGTACATTGGCTCTCGGTCAATTAGGGCTAAGTGAAACTTTAGAAATACTTATTGGATGTGACCATACAACAGAAGAAGGTATGGAGTTGGCTAAACGTATCGAGAAATTATTTTATGATAGATGTAAAGCTTATAAATTAGAACATAAATTAAATGTTGGAGTATATTTTTCTCCTGCTGAAAATCTTTGTTATACAGCAATGAATAAATTTAAGAAAAAGTATGGAGTAATTTCTAAAGTATCAGATAAAAAATATTTTACAAATAGTATACATGTACCTGTATATAAAAAGGTTGATGTATTTGAAAAAATAGATATTGAATCACAGTTGACAGGATATTCAAATGCTGGCTGTATAACTTACGTAGAACTTGATGCTACCGCTAAACATAATATAGACGCTTTAGAGAAGATAGTTATTTATGCCATGGATAAAGATATTCCATATTTCGCTATAAATGTCCCTAATGATACTTGTCAAAATTGTGGGTATTGTGATGAAATGAATGATACTTGTCCTAAGTGTGGTAGTAGTGATATTCAAAGATTACGTAGGGTCACAGGGTATATGACTTCAGATTATAAGAAAGCATTTAATTTAGGTAAACAGCAAGAAGTAGAGATGCGAGTAAAACATACTGGAGTTGAGATGGATTGAGATATTTAGAAATAGATAAGGCTTCCATTAATAACGGTATGGGTATTCGTTGTGTGCTATTTGTTAGTGGTTGTAATCATTGTTGTTTAGGTTGTCATAATAGTAATTCATGGGATTTTAATTGTGGTAATATATTCACAAAAGAAACCGAAGATAAAATTTTGAAGTACCTTGCAAAACCAGAAGTAGATGGTATAACATTTAGTGGTGGAGATCCTTTGGCTTTTAGTAATAGAAATGATATACTAAAATTTGCAAAAAGGATAAAAGAAGAATTGCCTCATAAAAATATTTGGTGTTATACTGGGTATACTTGGGAAGAACTAGACGGAATTGATTTATCCTGTATAGATGTATTAGTGGATGGGGAATTTGAATTAAATAATCGTGATATAACATTAGCTTTTAAAGGATCATCAAATCAAAGAATAATAGACGTAAAAGCGTCTTTAGATAATAATAAAGTTGTTTTATTAAATTTGGAGGGATGAGTTTTGAACGTATATATTTTAAGAAACGGTCTTAATAGACAATTTATTAATGCATATGACACTGAAGCAAGTGCCATTGCAGAACGTAGTAATCTTTTAAAGGTTGGATCTTATCGTAAAATTGATCTAGAAACTATTGAGGTAAGTTCTGATGTGGTAACAGCATTATCTGCTGTAAAAGTAGAAGGGTATTTCGCATCTGGTGGCCCTAGACTTACTATTACTCCATATAATATTCCAGAAGGAGTAACAGAAGTAGATAAGATGACATTTACTGTAACTGCTAATCTTGTTAGCTTTGTTGGATATGCTAAATTAACTGAAGCAGAAATTAGTGCTAGTGATATTACATCTTTAAAAACTAGACTTACAAGTTGGATTGAAGGATTATTTAGTGAAAGACTTGTTAATGACAATCCTGAACAGGTAGATCCACAACCAGATCCTGAACCAGAGCCTGAACCAACTCCAGATCCTGACCCAGATCCAGAACCTGATCCTGACCCTGACCCAGATACTGGTGGAGAAGGTGGTTCAGAAACCGAAGGAGGAAGTACAGAACCTACTGAAGGTGGTACAGAAACAGGAGATGGAGAAGGTTAATAATATTTAAAGGAGGTATGATAAACATGTATGTATATTTATTAAAAAATGGTAGAAATGGTCAGATTATTTCTGCTTGTGATCAAGAGGATAATGCAGGTACACTTAAAGCAAACCTCATTAAAACTGGTGAATATGACACAATTAATGTCGAAGAAGTAGAAGTAAGCCAAGATTACATTGAACCACTTTCTATTGTACGTATTCGTGGTAATATTAAACCACAAGGGCCAGTATTTGATATCTTTGCTTATAATCCAGATGGATTAGTAGAAGATACACTTATCTTTAATGTAGCAGGTAATAATATTTCTTTTAATGGTTATGTGAATTTAACACAGGCTGAAAAGCAACTTGCAGATGTAGATGCCCTTAAACAACGTATTGGTAAATGGGTTAGCAATTCTCTAGCAGAAAGGTTGATGAATGATAATCCTATTTAAAGTGAGGCGATATTTATTAGCAATGTTAGTATGAATTACCATATTGGAGAAAGAATTGGTAAGCTTACTATTATAGGTGTTAGGTATAAAAAGGGTGAACGTACAAAAATGATTTGTGAGTGTGAATGTGGAGGATTTAAGACTGTTAGCTATAGCCATTTAAGTAGTGGTATGGTAAAGTCTTGTGGATGTTTAAAGCATAGTGGTTATACATCTACACATGGAATGACAGGTACTAGATTTTATCATATTTATCATGATGCAAAAAGACGTTGTACTTCTCCTAAATGTATTGGGTATGAAAATTACGGTGGACGAGGTATAAAAGTTGAGTGGAATACATTTGAAGAATTTATGTCTGATATGTATGAAAGTTATCAAGTACATGTAGAAGAATTTGGTGAGAAGGAGACTACGTTAGACAGGATTGATGTAGATGGGAATTATTGTAAAGAAAATTGTAGGTGGACTACACATTTAAAGCAGGGAAATAATACAAGAAGAAATCACTATATAACTATAGACGGTATTACAAAAACTGCTAAAGAGTGGTGGCGAGAATGCGGAAAGGTAGCTTATCAAACTTTTATTAGTCGTATAAATGATTTTGGTTGGGAGCCTATAAAAGCACTCACAACTCCACCAAAACCAATAGGCAATAATGTATATAAGAAGGATTAAATTAGAGGATAGGACAGGAGAAAATTTTCCTGTCCTTTTTTATTTTTCTTCTTGACAAACCCTTAGAAGTGTGATATACTATGTATAGAAATTGAGGAGGAGCAAATATGGGTCTATTTAATATCCCTAAACAGGAGAAGCCTAAGAAAAACCTAACGCTTTTAGAAATTGCTGAATCTAAGTTTGGAGATGATAGTGCTTTAATGAAAGAGATTAAAGATTTTCTAAAAGTATGTAGACAAAAACGATTCTATCCAACTAAAATAAGCTGGATAGCTCAATGTGAACTCTTAGAAAAAATACCTAAAATAGAAAGAGTTCAAATGGTTCATAGATCTGTATTGTGTGGATATAGGCAGATGGCATATGAACAAAATAATAATAGACCACAAGAGTCTGTAACTAGGAAAAAGCAAGATGAAAGTAAAATAAGAAAGGATTTGGTTTTCTAATGAGCAAGGAAGAAGTAAAGAAACTGATTGATGAAGCAATTTCTGACTTGGAGGTTGCAGAAAATCATCTTAATTATGTTGATAAGGAATATGTTGATGTTGCAATTTTGGAAGTATCAGTAGCTATGAAAAAACTTGAAGTTGCAACTAGTTTAATGAAGAAGATTGATCCAAAGGAGGAAGAATTTTGCGGTACAGAGGGTTTGAGAGAGTAAAGGATGCTAGTAAAGATGTAAAATTACCAACAAGGTCTGATTTAAGATCAGCAGGATATGATATTTATAGTAATGAAGATGCTATTATAGCACCTAATACTATGCATGTATTTAAGACAGATGTAAAAGCATATATGCCTAGTAATGAGTATTTGGCTATTCATGTGCGTAGCTCTATAGGAATTAAAAAACATTTAATGCTTGCTAATATTACAGGAATTATAGATAGTTCTTATTATAGCAATATCCAAAACGATGGCAATCTTTTAGTAGCATTATATAATTATGGGGATGAGTCTGTAGAAATTAAGAAGTATGATAGAATTGCTCAAGGCATTTTTTCTTCATATTATATTACAGATGATGATAAACCACTTTCAGATATTCGTACTGGTGGAGTTGGTTCTAGTGGAAAGTAAATTAGATATAGTAATATTAGGGCAAGAATTGATAAAGTTACATGCAAAGTATCCTCATCAAAGATTTTTGCAATTACTTTATAATATTTTAATGAAAGAATATGGTACAGCAGATCTTAATTGTGGCAAGTTATACAACTTAAAAGATTCAGAATTATTGGAAGTTATTAAAAAAGGAGATTTATCATGATAATTGCAGTTAATCGTAGTACAGGAAAACTTTATTGCTATAGCCCAGATTCTACAACATACGTTAGTGATTTTATTTTTGAAGACACAAAAGCATTTCATGATGTTATTGTTGATGATGGTACAGAACATGAAGATGATTTTATTTTATTTGAAATAAGTGAAGTTTTTAAACCAGATGTAATATACAGGGAAATAGATTATGACGATGGATGCATCTACTAATTTTAAAGTAATTGATGGTAATAAGAAAACTACTGAATGGTGGCATGAGAAATATAAGTCAATAATAGATAATATTTTATTAAATCTAGACCCATATGATAGATATCAATATATGAGTCTTTGTAGATATTTAGTTAAAGATTTTAATTGTATTTGTAAGTTAGAAGATAATAGTTATTTAATATTTCAGGCAGGTACAGAAACAACACAACTTTTAGCTAGGTTAACTCCAAAAGAATTTTTAATTACATTTATTCCTAATAAAGTATATGATGGCAAGAAATATGAGTGTATAGATTATTTTAGTACTGTTGAAAAATTTACGTCCATGGACGAGTTTACTGCAATCGGAGAAGATAACATAGAAGAAGTTCTTTGGGGCTATGATAATAGTGATATATTAAATTTTAACGTAAATATAATGTGTGCTATGTCTAATCTATATAGACAACAAAATGGCACAGATATATTTGATGACTTCATGCGAGAACAAGGTAAAGAACCTTTACCTAAATATTACGAAGTAAAAACTCCTAGTGGTAAGAAAGTATTAGTAGATGAGGCAGGTAAAAAAGTTAGTGCTAGTAAAGTATATCCAGAATATATAAGGAGAGTAAAATGAAAGAAGTAACAGCAAATTGCTATGTAAATGGTAAAGCTAAAGTAACTATAGTAGTTCCAGATGATACTACAGAAGAAGAAATCTATGAAGAAATTGAAGCAAATTTAGATATTGGTGATTTAGATTATCAGCTATCAGATGTAGATATTGATATTGACCTTGTTAGAATTATCTAAATATTTTTGTAAGGGGAAAGCAATTTCCCCTTGACATTTTCTCTTTTTTGTGCTATGATAATATGTGCAGAAAGGGGATAGATAGATGTGGCTTATAATGTCTTGTTGGATACTAATTGTTCTTATGCTTTTTCAAACCTATCAAGAAGGTAAGAATAATAATGTGGTTAGATTAAGCTATAGGCAATCAAAATGTAGTTCTTGTAAGTATTTTAATAGCTTTACTCGTACTTGTAATTTAGAAAAAGATTTTAAAAGATGTTATAGTTGGGAGAAAAGGAGGGGGTGGTAAAGTGAATGAGTATGAGTATCATTATGAAGATAAGTGTTGGTTTAATGGATCTTGTCACTTAGAAAAGACTAAAGGTTGTAATAAATTCTGTGCAATGCGTAGAGAATTTGACTACCTGCTTTTTGCAAGTGAAGTTCCAGATAAGTTTAAGAGTTATGATAAAATATTATTAACACCTTCTGATGAAGACGTAGATGTATTTTATACTTTAAACGATATAAAGACTGATATAGATGCCTTTGTGGATGAAGGACGGTTTTTATATATTTGGGGTTATAATGCAGGCAGTGGTAAAAGTTCGTGGGCAATTAAAATTATGCTAACGTATTTAGCAATGAATAGTTTAGGTAATGGTTTTAATCCTAATGTAGCTTATTTTGTATATGTTCCTAGTTTTTTAGCTAATGCAAAAAATTTTGATGATAATGAAAAACGTCAGGAAGTAATTCAAAAAGCATTAAACGTAAATCTTCTTATATTAGATGATATTGGAGCGATACATTTAAGTAAGTATGATGATTCAGTGCTTGCAGATGTAATTGATAACAGATATAGAAATAAAAAAGCAACTATATTTACTAGTAACTTAAATCAAGAAGAGCTTGCGTCAAAGTGCGGTGTGAGAACTGCTGATAGAATATTGAGTGATATTTCATTGCAGATAATCGGAGAAAGTAGAAGAGCTTCAACAAATCAATATAGAAGGAAGGGTAACTTATGAGCCTTTCAGAAAGTCAAGTAATAACTAAAGTAATAAAAGATAAAGATTACTCTGTATTAACTAATAATTTTTTAGATGAAACTTACTTCTTTGAGCATAGAGATGCGTTTAATTATGTTAGAGAATATTATGAAAAATATAAATCTACTCCAACAGCTGAACAGTTAATTGCGAATTGTCCGAATTTTTCTTTTACAGACTTACCTTCTAATTTTAAATCTGTATTAGATGATATTAGAGAATTTAGGTTATTTAATCGTTGTGTAACTTTAATTCAATCTTCTGGGAAGATGATGGAAAAAGATGCTAATGATGGTGTTAGATATCTTTTATCTCATGTAGATGAGTTAAAACTTACTAATGAAATAACTTGTGTTGATATGATGCATGATAAGGAAAGATTAGAGGTTTGGGAAGAAAGAAATAAACATCCAGCAGAGATATATATTGAAACTCCATTTAAAGAATTAAATGAATATGTATATGGTTATCAGAGAGGTGGAGATTTATTTCTTTACCTTAGTAAGTCTAATACAGGAAAATCTCAAGTACTTTGTAGTAGTGCTGCTAAAGCGTGTATGGATGGAGACAGAGTTTTATTTATTAGTCCAGAAATGCCAAAGCTTGATATTCAATATCGTATAGATACTTACATCACTAATTTTTCTAATTTGGCTATGCAAAAAGGCTTACAAATAAATGGCTACAAAGAATATATTGAGGATATGAATAAAAGCGATAAGCATTTATTTGTTGTAGATATGACTGATTTAAATAGAAAAATAACTGTAAGTAAAATTGAGCAGTTAATTCAGCAGACTAAGTGTGATATTGTTTTTATTGATGGTATTAAATATGTTCGTCAAGATTATCCTAAGAAGGGGCAAACAGAAGCTGAAATAGAAGGAGAAGTTGGTGCAGAGTTACTTTCAATGTCTACACAGTATAAAATACCTGTAGTTGGTGTAGTACAAGCAAGACGTAGACAAAATGAAAGTAAGAGTAATGAACAGGTGGATATGGATGCAGAGTCTATTGGTGGATCATATTCTTTAGCGCAAGTGTCTACTAGAATTATTGCTATTCAAAAGAAAGCAGGAGCATTACAATTAAGTATAGCTAAGAATCGTTATGGTTTAGTAGATAAAAAACTTTTGTATGCATATGATTTTGATCACTTAACATTTAATTATATCCCAGATTTAGAAGATATAGAAAAAGATGAAGATTTAAAAACACAACAACAAGAAGTAAAAAAGACAGTAGCTAATGTATTTTAGGGGCGATAACATGCCAAGATTAAATCATAGATGGAAACCTATGCGTTATAGACTTAGAGGTGTTAAGGTAGGTTTAACTAAATTAATAAATAGGTTAAAGTTAGAAGCAGTGTTTCCAGAAGAATTAGAAGATATAAAACTACTAGAAGATGTGCTTAAAATAATGGATGTATATGATTTACAGCCAGCTAATAAAAAACGATGTCCCTTTTGTGATTCCAAGCAAGTTGCAGAAACAGTTATTAAAGATGTAGATTTAACTGCTTTATGCGGAAACGCTACAAGAGGTACTACAAGAACCACTTCATTTAAATTAAGAATATGTAAGAATTGTGGTGTATACGAACTAAAAGAAGTAAATAATTTTGGATTGGAGGATTACTATGAACGTGTTAGAAGAAGCAAAGAACAAGATGGCCCAAGTGATGACTAAGTATCGTTATAAAATTGAAGACATTGAACGTGAAGAATATGAAGAAATAGATGAAATAGCTATTAATGTATTAAAACAACTCCCCATTTATACAGAAATTACACATAATGGGGAATATGCTAAATTCATTGAAGTAGTTCCTTCAAAGCAAGTTTTCAGAATTTTTAAGAGAGATAAGGTAATAGAATTAGGCTTAGAAGAGGTTTTAAACCTAGCTCTTTGGTAAAAGGTAAATGCCTATGTTATTCATAGGAAAAGATAATATACCAGTAATGGCTAGTGTCCAAGACATAATGCTATTACTGCAAAAAACATTACATAGAGAAAATATTAATCTTTTAAAAGACCTGTGGATGCCAAAATCACCAGGACAAGATATAGTATTTACTTGTCCTTTTCATAAGAATGGTAATGAAAATAGACCATCAGCAGGTATAATGACAAGAGCAGATAGAGATACTGGCAAAGTATATTTTAATTGTTTTACTTGTCATGAGAAAGGCACACTAGAAACATTAGTATCAAGATGTTTTGGATATTATGGTGAAAATTTTGGTGCTCAATGGATACTTAAACATTTTGGCACTATAGAAGTAGAAAATAGAGAAGGGTTAATATATATTCCTTCACGAGAAAAGCCAAAACCAAAAAAGATAGAATATGTAAGTGAAGAAGAATTGGATAGTTATAGATATACATGCACTTACATGTATGATAGGTATCTTAATGATGAAATGATTGACTTGTATGATATAGGATATCAAAAAGATTTTTATGGACAAGAAGCTATAACTTTTCCTGTTTTAGATATACAAGGAAGATGCTTATTTGTGGCAAGAAGATGTATACATAAAAAATATTATTGGTATCCCCCTAATTCAGATAAGCCTTTATATGGTATATGGGAAGCAAGAAAGTTATTTCCTAATTCAAAAGTATGCTATATCGTAGAGTCAATGTTGAATGCTATTACATTAGTTAAAAATGGATTTTGTGCTATTGCCATGCTTGGTACAGGAACTAATACTCAGATAGAAGAAATTAAAAAACTAGGTTACAGGAGATACATAATTGCTACTGATCCTGACCAGGCTGGTTATAGGTCAAGAGATAAACTAATAGAAGCATTAAAATCAGTAGCATTCCTAGAATATTTAGATTTACCTCAAGGATGTGATGTTAATGACTTAGGTAAATATGATAAGGAAACATTTGTTAAGCTTATTGATATGTATACGAAACATTTATATTCAAGATAAGTACGGTTGGATACTGTACAAAGGAGGGACACTTGAGTGAATTAATGGAAGATGGTTATCCAGAAGACCTCACAGGATTAAAATTTGGGAAACTTGAAGTGATGTATAAGTGCGAGTTACCAAAAAGAAACTCTTATCATTGTAAATGTGAATGTGGTAATGAGCGTGATTTTAGTAGGGCTGAACTTATTGGTGGCCACAATAAAAGTTGTGGCAATTGTATTCATGATTTTACTGTGCATGGTGATTCTGGAACAAGAATATATTCGTCCTATAGACATATGCTAGACAGATGCTATAATCCCAATAATACAGAATACCATAATTATGGTGGTCGAGGGATAATAGTATGTGATAGGTGGAGAGAATGTTATAGTAACTTTAAAGAAGATATGTATGAAGAATTTAAGATTCATGCGTCAATACATGGAGAAAATGATACTACTTTAGATAGAAGAGATCCAGATGGGAATTATTGCCCAGAAAATTGTAGGTGGCTTACCATTGCTGAGCAACAACGTAATAAGAGAACAACTAAATTTATTACTTTAAATGGATTTACAGGCACATTAAGTGAACATGCTTCGAGAGGAAATATTAAGGAATCTACAGTTAGAAATAGAGTTTATACTGGTATGAATTTAGAAGATGCTCTAACTTTTCCAGTACAAGAGCAAATAAATTATTTTTATAAGGGAATTCCTTTGACAAAGTATTGCCATGACAATGGTATTGACTATAAATTAGTGTCTAGGCGTATTTATCTTGGTTGGGATATTGAGTCTGCTGTCGAAGCTCCAATAGGTATTACATACAAAGAATGGACAGGAGAAAAGCATAGTATTATTGGATTACATACTCTATATAAAGGAGTTCGTATATTTAAGTATTGTAAAGACAATAATATTTGTTATGACATGGTTAAACGAAGAATCTATAGTGGTTGGGATGTTAATTCTGCTATTGAAGCTCCTGTTGGAGTTAGTTATAATGATTGGTTGTGTATGACTGGAAGAGTTAGTGAGGTTAAATCAAAATATTGGTATGACGGATACCCCTTAGCATATTATTGTAAGATAAATAATATATCTTATAAACTTGTAGAGAATAGACTTTACGTAGGTTGGGATATAGAGGACGCAATAAACGCCCCAAAAGGGACACAATACAAAACTTGGTTAAAAATGAAAGAAAATAATAAAAATCCCCTTGACAATAATGAATAAGTATGCTATAATAATTTATGTAAATAATAATTGTCGAAGTAATTAAAACATTTAGTACAAAAGTGAGGTAATGAAGAATGCGTGTAAGTTTACAAGATGCAGTAAAAAGAGTTGGGCAGAAAGAAGCTAGAGCTAATGGGCAGGGTACTGAATTTAAAAATGTTCCTTTCTTTAAGCTAGAAGACAAACAGACAGCCACGATTAAATTTTTGTTTGATGATCCCTCGGCTATCCCCGTGGTTCGCACCCACATGATTCAGATGTATAGTAAAAAGGGGACTCCTTATTATACAGAGGTTTCCTGTATTGCAGATAGTGATAGTTGTCCATTCTGTGAAGCAAAAAAAGCTGATATTAACAATGAAGATAATACTCTCTCATTCGCTCATGATAGAATGGTTTTGCCTCTGGTTGTTCTTGAACGGGGAGGTAAAAAAGAGTTATCTTATGAGTTATTTATTCGTCCAATTAGCTTTTATACTGGTGTAATTTCTCCTTATTCCGCTAGATTCTCCTTGATTGACCCTATTGAGATTACTCGTAATGGGACTAAAGCTAATACAACATATTCCATGTTCCCAGCAATGAATGCAGATGAATTTAAGATGGATAAAACGCTTGAAGAACTTAAAGCAGATTTGAATTTTGACGAGACAGATGTAATCGGCAGATATGATTCTCTCATTAAAACTTGGACAGCAGAGCAAATGGACTTCTATCTTAATACTAAGCAGAATCCAACAAAAGCTAATATGTTAGCAAAGAAAGAAGAAGCTCCACAGCAGGTAACTCGTAGAAGTAATCATCATGGTTTCTAAATAGAGAAAATAGGCTTGCCCTTTATGGGCAGGCTTATTTTTTTTCTTGACAAAGGCTTAAAAATATGTTATACTTATTATGTAAATGAGGGGAGGAAGAAAATTGAGTAAAAGACTACAGGAAACCGAAATGTCACTTAAAGTAACTACTTTTAATGATGAGAGTTATGATGTGGAATGGCATCTAAATGGTTTAGATCCTATGGCATTATTAGAAGGTGTAGCAGATCTTATCATTGATTCTAGAAAAGAAGATATAGATGCTTTAGAAGTATCTATGCTTGCATCTTATTTTGCAGATATTCTATTGGGAGAGTTTGTTGCTTTAAGTGTAGAAGAAGAAAAGCCAAAGAAAAAACATAAAGGAAACAAAAATTTAAAGCGGGTGAAATGATGAAACAGAGTGAAATTACACAACTTTATGTATTACTTAATAAATTTAGAGATGAGTATGTACACACTAAACATGCAAAAGTAATAGAAGCCTTTGACATTGTAGATGATGTTATTGACCATAGGTTATCAAATTTAGTAGAAGAAGGGACAATTAATCTTATATGAACCGTAAAGAACTTATTAAAGAATGTAGAAGAATTAAAGAGCTTCCAGAAGAAGAAATCAGAAAAATTAGCAGACAAAAGAATAGTGTAGGTTGTGCTACTGAAGTAGCACTGTTTGCACAAAAGCTTTTATGTGAACGAGCAGGAAATTGTTTTTGCAGAGTGCATAATCCTGGCAATATTCATAGAGATAATGGATCAATAGGGCAATTAAGGGGGAAGGTATTGTGACTGATAAAGAGTTTATAACAAGGTATGATAATGGAGAAAAGTTTACAGAAGAAGAACTTAGCGAACTTTTATATGATTTTTATACTGTGGATGAAGATAGAGATCCAGATGTTTACAAATGTCATCAAAGTGTAACTACCATTTTTAAGGTAGATGATAGACTTTTTGCATTGTGTTGGATAGAAGATCACGGTATGTTTCAAGAACATGAATTCTATGATCAGCCTTATGAAGTTAAAGAAGAAAAAGAAATTGTTGAAATTACTAAATACGTGGAAGTAGGCGGTAAGAATGGCAAGGAAGAAGAAATGGCATAATGATAAGATAGTTTGGACAGCCAAAGCAGTAAGAAGTCCATCATTATCTTCTGATTATGAAGATAGATTCGTTCTTGTAGATAAAGAAACAGGAGAAATTGTAGATGACGCTCAAGGCTATGGTTTCACTACAGAACGAAAAGCATATGCATGTTTTGCTTATCACTATTATAAAGATAATGAAATCATTAAATGGGCAGAATGTCATACAGGAATTGTAGCTAAAGTAAAGGCATTAGATAAGATTAATGCTAAAACTGTAAAACAAATTTTCAAAGATACAAATACTAAGGTTAATTTTGGAGTAAAGGAATTCTTAAGGGTATACCACAAATGTCTCAAATAATTTTTGTAATCATTGTACTAGCTGTATTTGGTATTATTGTGATTGTTACTAATTGTAACGAGCACAAAAGAGTAAGAAAGGTAGAAAAAATAGAAAGAAGGTTTACACATTGGAGATAGAAGACGCAATTATTAAACTTCATGGATTAGGCTATGATATATTAATTAGACATGATACAGATTCTTTAGGTCACATTCATGTTATTAAAGAAAATTGTACTAGAGTATTATATTCTTTTGATGAACTTATAGAGTTTGCGGAGGGATTAGAAGATGTGGTATAAATTTTCAGAAAATAAACCTAAAGTTGGTGATGATGTAATTATGTATTCAAGTATGACTGATAGTATAGCTTCAGGTATTTATAATGATAAGATGTGTAATCAATCTGTTTTTGATTATTGGTCATTAACTCCTGGTAAGGATGTATTAGTCCCTAAATGTTTACAGCCAACACCAGCTGATTATCCTAGATCAACTTGGTATAGTTATAAAGAAGAGAAGCCAGAAGATGGAGCATATATTATAATTAGGCTTGATGATGGTAGGTATGGAGAAGGAAAGTTTAATAAAGAAAATAATAAGGTATTTCTCTTTAATACATGTCATTATTGGGAATTATCAACCTGTTTTTGGAGCTATTTGCCTAAAGAGTTTATAGAAGAAGGAAAAGGAGAAATCCATATTTGGTTAGACTATAGTGGGTGTTGTATGCCTAAAGCATGTTATAGTACATATACATCTACTAAAGATGCTATTAAAAATAAAGAAAAATATATTAATATTACGCAAACAAAGTTGTGTGTAGATGATTTGATTGAACAAAACTATAGGGTATTTGTACATGCTGGTAATAAAAAGAAGGAAATTACTAGTGACTTTCAGATAAATATGCTTATAGAAGAATGGGATATTTAAAGTAAGGCAAGTCCTTGCTTTTTTGTTAGGGGAATCATAATGTATTATTTTGTTTATGCTTTTTCTTATAAGAATGGAATTGGATATGGTAGTTCTGTATTTGATATTGAAGGAAAAATTACACCTACAGTTTTAGATGAAGTACGAGAATATTTGTATGAGCATGATAAAGAAGTTTTTACCGCTGAACCAATAATTATAAACTGGAAGAGGTTGGAGGAAGAATAATGCGTATAACCTTAGAAGAAGCATTAAAGCCAACACAAAAACAGTTAGATATAATATATGATATTGAAAGATATTGTGGTGGTGTATTTAATGGTAAGACCAAACAAGAAGCTACTAAATTTATTTCAACATATAAGAAAGATTTAGAATTTGAATATGAGTTAGAAGCAATAGTTTGGGAATCTAAACATGATGATTGGGGATGTAGAGATTGAAATATAGAATTAGTAATATTCCAATGCTGATTTGTCCTAATTGTGGAAGTCGTGATTTTATATTTAAAGAAGGAACAACAAAAATATATATAATCTGTATTTGTAAATTATGTGGTAAAAAATTATATGTAATATGAGGAGTAAAGAATAATGGCACTATTTAATATTCCTAAAAGAAATACATTAAGTACACAAGCAATACTTAAGAAAACACAAGAAATACAACAGCCAAAAATAAAATTAAAAAGTGGAACGCTAATAAATAAATTGGCTAGTATTGAGGCACAAGTTGAAACTTTACTTGGAGATTATGAATATACATTATTAGATTCTGATGAGAAGTGGTTAGAATATTGCAGAAATGCAGTAAAAGATGAATATGTATATCTAGACAGTGAAACAGGGGGTTTGTCTATATCTGAAATGAAGCAACTTGCAGGTATTTGTATAATGTCACAAAATCAGCAAGAAGCTTATGCTCCTGTAGGACATATTAGTAATATAACAGAAACTATACTTCCACATCAAGTATCAAAAGAAGCCCTTAAAAAAGGCTTTAAGATAATGATAAATGGTGGGTGTAAATTTATATTTCATAATGCATATTTTGATCTTGTAGTTATATATTTAGCTACAGGATTATGGTTAGACGTTTATTGGGATACCCTTCTTGGAGCATATAATTTAAATGAAGAAGGTTCGCACAATTTAAAATATTTGTGGGATACTTATGTAATGGAAGGGCAAGCAGGTGTAGTGAAATTTAACGATTTATTTGATGGTATTTCTATTTTACATATTAAACCTAAATATGCGGGTTTCTATAGTGCTCATGATAGTAAAATGACTAAAGACGTTTTTGAGTTTCAACTTCCATATTTAACAGAAAATCACATTTCATGTATTGATTGTGACCTTCAAGGTAGTGCATGGTTATTTCATAATGTAGATTTACCACTCATACCAATTTTAGCTAAAATGCGTGTAGATGGTATAGAAGTAGACAATAATATTGTAGAAAAATTAAGAGAAAAATACATTAAATTAAAAGAAGACGCTTTAGATAGTTTTAATAGTATTACTAAAGAAGTATTAGATAAACTGGGAGATCCTAAACAGTATAAATTAACTTTAACAGAATATGTTAAGGAAACTGCTAATGCTAAAAAATACTATGCAGATGAAAAGTATTGTGCTTCTATAAATCAAAGTTATAAGAATTATTGTAATATTGTAGATAGTATTTCATATCCTATAAATTATAATAGTCCCATACAGATTCAAGTATTATTCTATGATATGTTGAAGGTCGGTACAGTATTATCTAAATATCCAAGAAAAACTGACAGACATGTATTGGATACTATTATCGCGGAGGATAAGTATAAGGATACAGATGTCAGAAAAATTACTGAAGCTTTAGTTGAAGTTAAGAAGTATGACAAACTTATTGGCACATTTATTGATAAGCTAGGTGCAGACGCATTAGCTAATGGCGGGAAAATTTTTGCTGAGTTCAATTCATACGGTACAAAAACAAGCCGTATGAGTAGTACTAATCCTAATTTGCAGCAGATACCCTCGAAGAATAAAGACATAAGAAATATGTTTGTACCAGGAGAAGGAAGATTATTTGTATCGGCTGACTACAGCCAGCAGGAAATGATGTGTATGGCTAGTCTAGCAGATGACGCAAAAATGTTAGAATCTTTTGATTTAGGCAGAGATATTTATTCGCATATTGCTAGTATAGCTTTTAATCTTCCATATGAAGATTGTTCAGAGTTTTATGCCGATGGAGTAACCACTAACGAAGAAGGGAAAAATAGAAGAAAGAAAGCTAAAGCCATAGCACTAGGCATAGCTTATGGTAAAGGTGTGAAGGCAATATCTGAAGATATTCATGTAAATTTAGAAAAAGCTCAAGAAATTAAGGATAGTATTTTAAAAGCATTCCCAGATCTTGCTAATTATCTTCAAAATGTAGTTAAATATGGTGCTGAACATGGTTATGTAAAAGATTTTTACGGTAGAAAACGTAGACTTCCTTTGCTTAAAGCACCAGATTATGAGTTTAAATTTCCAGAGGGAACTTCTCAAAATACTGTTAATTATTATAGCAATCTTTATAAAAGTAAACTTGATAGTGTTTGGAAAGATGATGATAAAGATACTCTTATTAGAGAAGCTAGAACACATGGAATTATCATTGCTGATAATAGAAGTAAAAAAGCAAAGCAAACACGAGAAGCTTATAATGCACCTATTCAATCATCTGCTGCAGTATTAACTAAATTATGTTTATTAAATATTGCTAATAACGAATACCTGCAATCACATGGAGCAAAAGTTAAGCTTCTCATTCACGATGAAGTAGTTTTAAGTTGTCCAGAAGAATATGTTTATGAATGTGCCCAAGAATTAGAAAAGTGTGCTATAGGTGCAGGTAAAGGACTTAAAGCTAAGTTACGTTGTGATGTAGCTATTTCTTATTGTTGGGAAGGTCAAAAATATACTTTTGATGAAAATAAACAATTAGTTCCAATAAAAGAATAACTAGGAGTTGTATCAACATATGTCAGAATTTAATAGAGAATCTGATGGGTTTTCAGCATCTTCTAAAGACTTGACAAAATAGAGGAAGTGTGGTATAATAGGGAAATACTAAGGGAAGTGATTGTTTGGAACTAGTATGTGGTTTTTGTAACGGTACATTTAATGAAGAAGAAATGTATCAAGCAACAAAAAGATGGTATGAGAAGAATGATTTTGGTACGGAGGTAAAGAGCATTATGATTAGTAAAAATGGAAATGTGAAAGTTCCTCATTTATATATTTGTCCTAAGTGTGGGCATTTAGTTAATAATGCTACTTTAAGTATGAAAGATGGAACCTAATCCATTAAATAAACTTAAACTAAGCAAAGATCCTAGATATAATTCTGGTATATGTACAATATGTGGAGAACATTTAGATATGTTACTTCATTTACATAGTCAGTTACATGGATTTAAAGACGCTTATGACCAAATTAGACATGGTAAATATAAACTAGATTGGAAACTTAATACAAAGAGGTAAAAAATATGGATAAATTTTTAGATAAACTTAATGAAGAAGCAGAAAAATTAGCTAAAGAATACTTAACCGAAGATGATGTAGATAAAGCTGAAATTATTTTGGAGGAAGTTGACCTTAGACTTTCTATTTTAGCTAATGCACAGGCACTTAAAACATCATCTATTACAGCAGATTTTACAAAACAAATGCAAGAGCAATCTAAGAATATTGATTTTAGTAAGATTGATTTTAATGATTTAATGAAGAAGTTTGGTAATTTAAAATGATAAAATTAGAGTATATACAATATCTTAAAAATGGTTTAAATTATTACTATCAAACTCATGAACCCAGTATCTTAGTTAATGTATTTATGTGTTTAGCTGAGTATAGTGGCGATAATGATATGCTACCTAATATAGCTGTGCCTAAATTATTTGAATATTCTTACGAGCTAGATGACAATGATTTGAGACTTGCCTATAAGGAGTTCACAACCTTTCCTTCTTCAAAATCTGTGGAAAATATGATTCTTGTTATTATTATGCTTTACAAAGGATTTGGTCTTACTTTTGAGGATTTTAAGAAAGAAATAATAAAAAATCTAACGGAACGTATTGACAATCCCTAAATTCTGTGCTACAATAATAGTATAGTCAGAAGGGGGCTGAGAATATTGGTAGTTTTTAGAGAATTGGCAGAAAATTTTAAGGCATTGCAAGCACAACAAGAACAGGAATTAAAAGAGCTTGAGAAGAAGCAAGGATTAGAGAAAGACACATTACTTACTAAACAGCAACAATTATTGCAGGAAATTAAGTTAAGCTCTTATTTTCATGTTGGAGATGTAATTGCGTTAGAAGAAGTTCAGTACCTTCCAACAGAACATATTATTACTACATATACTATTGTAGCAGTTGGGGAAGACTATATTGTAGGATATGATGGTAAGCATTTCACAAAAGAATTATTAACTTGGGCAGACTTATTGGGAGCAAAGAAATTGTGGCATAATGGAGAAGAAATTACACTCTAATCATAGAAAGGGCTGATCTAAAATGATGTTAGATGGAATGATTGCATATATTCAAGAAATGGTAGAAACTGTTGATAATGAATTAGATAAAGTACATTTATATCAGATTCTTATGTGGTTACAGGAATTAAGTGATTATCGTAGTGAAATTACAGATAAAGATTTCTTAGCTATTGATCGAGAGTCAAAAAGAATGGTTGAAGAAGAAATAGCTAAAAGAGGTAAGGTATGAGTAGACTTAAAATTAAGTCTATAGCTGTTGATTATGATAACACCTTAATATTTAGTAATCCTAACTTATATCCTTACTATGAACCAAAGGATGTTAATCGTCAAGCATTTTTGGTACTTAAAGAGTATAAGAAACGTGGAGGTATTATTATACTCTTTACTTGCCGAACAGATGAGCATTTACAAATAGCTATAGACGCTTGTAAGAAATATGGATTAGAATTCGATGCGATTAATAGTGATACATCAAAAGCTATTAAAGATTGGCGAGAAAAGTTCCCTAGATCTTCAATATCTCCCAAGCCGTATGTAGAATTATTTATAGATGATAGGGCATGGCCTTGCCATAAGCGAGGATTAGATTGGACATGTATAGCCCATGATATTTTAGAGGAAGAAGAAGATGAATGATGTACAAGTAGTAATTTTTCCAGAAATGTTTACTGATTTTAGGCGGGTGAGAAGTTTGTGCAGTCAAAGTTAGTATTATATGAAGAACTTCATGTTGGGGATGTGATACATAAGTTTACCCTTTTGAAATGTCTTGGTAGTGGTAATTATGGCGATGAGTTATGGTTATGTGAGTGTAAATGTGGAAATAAGATATCTGTGTCCAGTTTTCAGTTACTTAATGGATTATTATCCTGTAAGAAATGTAGTAGGAAGTATCGAGACTTAGAGGGACAAACCTTTGATAAACTTACTGCAATATTATATTGTGGCAAGGGAAGATGGATATGTTTATGTGAGTGTGGAAAATTAACTAGAGTTTCAAGCCATGATTTGTGTAGAGGAGCACGTACTAGATGCTCAAGCTGTGCTCAAATTGATGATTTAAGGGGTAAAATGTTTGGCTATTGGAAAGTGTTGTCTCGTGCAGAATCTAGAAATGGACATATATTATGGAATTGTATATGTACTAAATGCGGGACTAAACGGAAGGTATTTGCAGATAATCTTAAAAGACCTCATACACTTAGTTGCGGATGTTGTACTGCTGAAACACTTAGAGAGTATCATACTACACATGGGATGACAAAGACAAGAATATATAATATCTGGGCTAAAATTAAAGAGCGATGCCTTAAGCCAAATTCATCAGCGTATAAGCATTATGGTGGTAGAGGAATTACGATGTGTGGTCGTTGGAAAGACTCCTTTGAAAACTTTCGTGATGATATGTATGAATCTTACTTAAAGCACGTAGAAGAATATGGGGAAAAAGATACTACACTAGATCGTATAGACGTAAATGGTGATTATTGTCCAGAAAATTGTAGATGGGCAACATGGAATGAGCAAGCGGATAATAGACGAAATTCAGAAATCATCACTTTTGGCAGTGAAGCACATAATTTAACAGAATGGTGTCGTTTATTTAATTTATGTCGAGGAACATTAATTAAGTGGAAAAAGAAGTTTAATTTAACAAATAAAGAAGTCTTATTGAGAGCAATAGACAGATTTAATGTTGATATGGGAGAATATTATGATTAAGGTTGTAATTTATCCAGAGATGTTTACTAGTGAAGCTATTCGAGCAGATTCTGCCCTATTAAACATTAATGCAAGATATACTAAAGCAGGATTTTTTGAAAAAATTAGGCTACGAAGAATTTTAGACGAATTTATTAAGTTAAAAGTGGCATTAGTGTCTAATCCTTATCATGCTCTAATTATATCTTCGGATCTTGCTGATAATTTAAACAAATGGTCATCAGAAGGTTCAGTATTAAATGTAACAGGCTTTTCTAGTCAAGATACAGATGATGGACTATTTAATTTTGACCCAACAAAGCGAGATGATGATACTTGAAGACTAAAGACTTAAAGTACATCTTAGAGATGTTTGCAGTAATAAATAAAATTCAACCTCTAAGACCTATAACTTCATTTGTAGAGATGTTTTGTGCAGATGGAGTATTCAGAATTGGAACTACTGATGGAAGTTCAAAATTAGTAGCTACACTTTTAGATACTGATGACATGGATAATATAGTTTTAGATCGTGAACAGTTGCTTAAAATACTTAAATTAACTAATAAAGAAGACATCAAGTTTATTCGTAAGGATAAGTATGTAGCTCTTAAAGGTTGTGGTAACTATAAATTACCTATACAATGTGATGAAACAGGTACTCAAGTACAGCTTAACTTAAGGATGCCTGTAATGGAAAATGGAATTCATTGTGAAATAGAGCCACTACACGAAGTATTTTCACGCAATTCTATCTGCTTATATGATGGTGATGATTATGATTTCTTCAAGCAGTATTATTGCGAAAATGGTAAAGTATTTACAACAGATGTAGCTAAAGCCTGTACTACTAAAGCAATATTGCCACAACAATTGCTTCCTGCTAAGTTAATGAAACAACTTTCTTTTTTAGATAAGCCCATAGTATTTTCTAAAACAGAACAAGGAGCAAGAGTTGATTCTGATATTTTTCAAATGTATTTCATGTATGATGATCCTTTGGAATATCCTGTAGATATGGTAAGACCTTTCATGAATACGGATTGGGCTGAATTTAGTTTTACTTTAGAAAAGTCAGAATTAGTTAACGCTTTAAAGCGGATTAGTATTTTCACTAAACCTTGGCAAAAAGGAAAAGTAATCTTGACATTTACTGAAAATAGTGTTACACTATTAGGTGAGAATCAAGATGTAAATGAAACTGTAGATATTAAACTTAAAGGTAGTCCTTGTAGAATGGTAACTTCTGCTGAAGAAATGCTTATTGTTCTACGAAAAGTAAATAATGAATTTGTGATTCATGGTTCACAAAAGTGTATTGGATTTGAAGATAATCTTAGCTTGTATGTATTATCACTTATAGACGAGGAGGAATAAGAAATGGCATATTTACTGAAATATACAGATGAATTTGGTGGCACTGGTTACTTTGATGATTTTAATGATAAACTTGTAGAATTTAATACTACTGCTGAAGCAGAGAAAAAAGCAGAAGAACTTCTTGATATGGAATATGATGATTTTGGTACTGCTATTACTAAGTATTACGTTGTAGAAGTTGGTGCAAAGGCTCTTAAAGAGATTAAATCCTTTAGAATCACTGATGATGGTACTGAATGTGCTCTTAGTTGTACAGATGATAGTGCTAAAGAGTTAGAGAACTCTTTAGCAGAAGTTAAAAAACAGTATGATATTGATATTACTGAAGATAGAACTTATGATAATGGCTCTCGTATTATTAGATTTACTTATCAGAAGAAGAAAAAGGAAGAAAAGTCTGTAGTAAATAATGACTATGAAGTAGTGGTCATTCATGGTAAAAATGTTTTTACTATTGGTTTTGATGTAAAGAAATGCTTTGTTGAACTTAATCTTCTTGCTCGTGTTCTTATGGATAAATATAGAGATGAGATTATATCCTATAATAGTGAACGTAGAAATAATGCAGGTACAATTTCTTTTGCTCTTGTTAAAAAGCAAGAAGAATTTAAAGAAGATCTCCTTAAAGGAATAGAAGTATTTTTTAAGGCTAAAGTTATTGAAGAGTAAAAGCTGAATAGGCAAGGCATATGTCCTTGCCTTTATTTGTCTATTGAGGTAATATAATGGCTAGAAAATCTTTAATAGGAATGATTAAATCAGCTAAAACTGAAGATATTGCTGAGAAATTTAAGAATGATTTTATATATACAGTAGAAAATAGTGGTGAAGATCATCCTTCTTCACATACACTATCTCCTAGTAGTCTAAATTGTCAACGACAGATGTCTTGTAAAGTTTTGGGCGTACCAAAAGAAGGGGAAAAAGAGACATATTCTTTATCTTATATATGTGATATTGGATCTGCTATACATGAGATTACCCAGAGGCATTGTTTAAGCTTAAATAAGTTTAAGTATATTTCAGTAGCTGATTATGTTAGAGATAAAAAATTAGACTTAGAAATTGGACAAGAATCTGATTTTGAGAAAGGAATGTATGAAACTCATCTATATAAGTTAGACAAAGATGGTAATAAGATAGTTTCATTCTTAGCTGATGGTATTTTACAAGATAAAGAATCTGGAAAATATATGATATTAGAAATAAAAAGTTGTGGCAGTTCAGGATTCTTTAAAATGGATTCGTTTATGGAAAAACATAAAAATCAAGGCATTGCTTACTCAATATTATTAGATATACCTACAGTATTATATTTGTATATTTGTAGAGATGTGCCAACAATTAAACCATTTATTTTTAAGCCCAGTAAAGAAGATAAACAAAACTTATTAGATAAATGTCATGAGGTATTAGAAAAGTCAAAAGAAAATATTATTGTAGCAAAACCACAAGATGTAACTAAGACAACTTGTTCTTATTGTTCTTATAGGAAGTTTTGTAATAAAATTGGAGAAGGTGAATATCATTATGGATAATTTTACATATTACTATGAAGGGTGTATTCAAGAACTTATGCGTAGAGGATATGATTACTCTACAGCAAAACAGGTAGTAGAATATGCACCATTAACTAATAGGGTAAGATCCAAAGATAATTTAGGTGAATATGCAGATACAGATGTATCTGAATGGGTTGATTTAATCCTTGGTAAAGGAAATCATAATCAGCATTAAAGGAGAAAGGAGTTATGGAAGTACGGGCAAAAGATCATAAGAGATTATATAATTTATGGCAGGGTATGAAACAAAGGTGTAACAATCCTAATAATATTAGTTATAAAAATTACGGTGGTAGGGGAATATCTTATGATATTAGCTGGGAAATATTTCAAGGTTTTTTTAATGATATGGCAGAGTCATATTATAAACATGTAGAAGAATATGGGGAAAGAGATACAACCCTTGATAGAATTGATGTAGATGGTAATTATAGTAAGGAGAATTGTACATGGGCAACTTGGCATGAGCAAGCACTCAATAAACGAACTAGTCCGTATACAATAGCAAAAGCATGTGAGGGTAAAGATATTGATATTAGGTGTGTTTATGCCAGAGTGGAAAGTGGCTGGGATTTAGATGATGCTATAAATACACCAGTAGGATCTAAGTATGTTGAAAAACTCGGTATGACGCTTAGGGAAAAGTGTAGTGAATTAAATATGCCTTATGGTGTTGTTCATGCAAGGATACAAAATGGAATGCCTGTTGAGGAAGCACTTTCAAAGCCTATAGCAGAGTTTAGGTATTTGAAGTCTTTAGGTAAATCTTTAAAAAGTTATTGTGCTGATTTGGGGTTAAATTATGAGGCTATTAGAAGTAGACTCCGAAGAGGTTGGTCGTTAGATGAAGCGATATCAGAACCAGTAAAATACCCAACTAAATATGCTGGTAAGTCATTGTCTGAACTTTGTAGGAATCATAATATACGTATTGCTACAGTTAAAGCAAGAATGAATAGGGGCTGGACTTTGGAGGAATCTCTTAATACTCCTGTAGGACAAAAACGTAAGGAGGCTGATTCTAATGCCTAACCGAGGTAAAGCTTTTGAGAAATATTTTAAGGCACAAATTCAAGAACAACTTCCAGAAGCATATGTATATAGATTATATGATATATTTGATTACAGATGTATATCTAATCCATGTGATTTTTTTGTATTTTTAAGACCTTCGTTTATTATGTGTGAACTTAAAACCTGTCAAGGAGCTTCGATGCCATCAAAAAATATTTCTGACTATCAATTACAAAGTATGACAGAAGCCTCTAAAATTAGAGGACTTAAAGCTTATACTATCATTTGGTTCTATGAAAAATCTATATGTTTAATGTTTAAAACTAAGTATTTATATAAGTTATTTATTGAAAAGGGTAAGAAAAGTGTGTCTTATAAAGATCCTAATGGTATAGAAGTACCTGTGATAAAGGCGTTAAAAAAGTATAACATTTGGGATTGGTCTGTGCTTAAAAAAGCGAGGTAAATAACTATGTCTACTTTAACAAAACTACTAGACGCAAATAAAGACTTAAAAGTATTAGTACAAATAGACAATGGAAGTCTTACATTATCAGATGAATATTCTTGGGGAAAATTAGATACTAAATATTGTCAAATTACTAATATTTATACAGGTGAAAATGGAATATATGTTCAAGATGAAAATGAACCTTGGGAAATATTTGAGCAGGAAATAGGAGTACATCTTTCTTTAGATGATACAAGATATGAAAAAGAATTTGCAGATTTTTTAATCAAGCTTAATGAATCATGGGAAAAAGTAATTATACTTTATGTAGACCCATTGGAGGAAGAAGAATGCTTATAAACAAAACTATACAGGATCAAGTTGAAAATAATTCTATTCAGCTTGAAGGAATTGTAAATAAAATAGTAGCATCTTATACAGATAAGTTAGATGATTATATGAATAAGATCCATACAGTTCTTGTGGATGAGGGAGATGATCTTACAGAAAGCGAACTGGCTAAAATAATGATTGTACTCAATAGCTATGCATATTTCCTTGGAGCAAAAGCTGAACTATCTGCTATAAAATCTGACGTATCTGAAATGGTATATAATGAAAGATATAATCTTGAACTCTTAACTGCTAGTGGAACTGTTGCTGCTAGATCTAGCATAGCATCAAGTAAATCACAAGAAGAAGAAGTTATTAAGATTATATATAATCGTGTATATAAAATTCTTAAAAATAAGTTAGACTCTACCATTAGAATGTCTGATGGTGTTAAAAAGATTATTAGTCTTAGAGTAAAAGCAATGGAATTAGCAGGAAGGTCAAATGCATAACCATATAGAACTTCCATCCTGCTATGAAAAATATATTAAAGACCACATAGAGTTAGCACTAGAAAACTTTTATGAAGATTGGAAAAGAGCACAAAAAGAATATGATGCCCTTCCTTGGTATAAAAGGTGGTTTAGAGATAACCCTTTTTATGAAATAACTGATGAACAAAAAGAAAATGAATTGTGTTTAAGTAATTGTGCTATGTTTTTCAGTTATTCCATGGAAGAAGATAAGCTACTTAATGTTAAAAAGTATTTTCAAGGATACTATCCAAATAAAAGTTTAGATATGGACGATTATGATTTGGTTAGATGGTGGGCTGAATATGATAGCAACTAAAGAGCAAGAAGAGTACATTAAAGCTAATGTTGAAAAAGCCATAAGTAATTCTATAAAAATGTACGGAAGAACATGGTGGGATAATATATATCTTGAAAAATTAAATATTATTAAGATGAAATTATCTAATTTAGATTTAGTTAATCTAACTAAAGATGATTACGATTTGGTGATGGAGTGGGCAGAAGATGTATAGAAAAGATCCTAGACCTGCAACTATTTTTGAAAGAAAATATATCGAAGATAATTATCAAAAAGCTAAAGAAAATATTATAGAGTATGAAGCAAAACTACAAAAAGAGTATGATAAACTAACATTTTGGCAAAGAGTAAACATTATTAATGATAAACATATGAAATTACACTCTAACCTATTATTTTGTACTAACTATAAAGAAAGCTTGAATGGTGTTAGAAGTGCTCTAGAGTCCCCAGATTATTTTGGGCTAGACATTGAAGATTATAAGTTTATCAGATACTGGGCTAATTATATTTCTGATAATAATGGGGCGGGTAGTGGTGAACTATATTGAAGTATTAAGAGAAAGAGCAAGAAATAATATCTGGAAACATTGGCAGAAACTACAAGAAAAATATGATAGTCTTCCATGGTATAAAAGATTATTTAGAGAAAATCCAAAATACGGAGATACTACAGGATTTGGACATATTGCATTAGATCATGGACATTGGCTTAATAAAGTTGATTCTACTGAAGACATTGTTTTTCTACAATATTGGGCTAAGTATATTGGAGAGGAGAATTTATGAGTAAATTAGATGAAGTAATTAAAAGCGTTAATAGTAAATTAAAAAATGATATCTTAACCACAGATATAGATGCAATAACTTTTAGAGGTAAAGAGGAAGTTCCATATTCTACTCCTGCGCTGACTAGACTTTTTCATGGTGGGCATAAGACACATACACTTTTTACATTATCTGGTGAGTATTCAAGTGGAAAAACATCGTGTGCTATGGCTATTGCTTCAGACTTTCAGAAGTATTATAAGAAAAAGTGGGCAGATAGAGTTGCAGAATTAGAGGCAAAAGAAAAGTTAAACAAAAATGAAAAACAAGAATATGTAGAGTTGCTTGATAATGGATATAAGAAAGTCGCATTTATTGATGTAGAATGTTCTGCTGATAGTGATTGGGCATCTAAAATGGGGTTTGATTTTTCTGACGCAATCTATTGTAAGCCACAAGGAGAAAGTGCTGAACAAATATTAGAAATTATTTTAGATTTAATTAGATCTGACGGAATTTGTTTAGTTATCTTAGATTCAGTGGCAGCATTAGCATCAGCAGCACAAACAGAAAAATCAATAGAAGAGAAAACTTATGGGGGCATTAGTGCAAGCATGACAGTTTTTGTGGCTAAACTTCTTCCACTACTCAATAAACATGATTGTTCTGTGATTGCAATTAATCAGTTAAGAGATGTTTTAAATAGCTCTATACCTGGACAGACGAAGATGCCAGGAGGTCGTGCGCTTTCTTATCAATCACATGTAATTCTTAACTTCCGTAAAGGTAAAGCTCTTGATGAATCTTATAAAGAAATTCCTAATAAAAGTGAAAACTATTTTGGTCAGTATGTTGAAGTACGTGTTGAAAAGAATAAAATTTCTAAACCTGACATACGATTAACTAGACTTCATATCTTATTTGATAAAGGTCTTTATCCTTTACTTGATGTAGTTAATTTAGCTATTGATTATAACATTATTACTAAGTCTGGAGCATGGTTTACATTTGAAGATGAAGAAGGTAATCCTCGTATAGATAGTGACTCGAATACAATGAAATGGCAAGGATTGACTGGTGTAGTAAAGTATTTTGAAACACATGAAAAAGAATACTCTGAATTATTTGACTTGGTGGACAAAAAAGTTCGAGAAAACTCTTGACAAATCTCTTAAAATATGCTATACTCTTTTTGTGAGGTGATTAATAGTGTTAGTTTATAAACCATCTGTGGTAAGGCAAATAGGGCTAGTATTACCAAGCGATATTCTAATTACAGAAGGTAATCTATTTAAGATCATGGCTCCTTTTGCTGATGAATATTTCATGAGAGATGGAGAATGGAGTCGTTCAAAAAAGGGATTAGATGTAACAACAGCAAATGTTAATAAAATTCTTACAGAAATGGGGTATAAGTTATGAAATTAACAATCAGAAAAGGTATGTTTGAAACAAATTCATCTTCAATGCACTCTATTATTATTACTAAGAATAATGATAGTTATGATGAAAAAGAACTTAAAGTGTATTATGGAGGTACATTACATTTTTCTGACGATGATTTAGAGTTTAGTCGTTATCCGTTTAAATTTTTAAATACTTGGCGTAGTAAAGTAGCTTACGCTATTGCATCTTATTGTCAAGAATATAATAAAGATGATGAAGAAGCTAAAGAATTTATTTCTAAGCTTGAGGCTATTATTAAAAAGCATGTAAAAAATTTTGACCATATTGAACTTCCAGACCCAGAAGATACATGGTATCCTTTTGGTTATGTGGATCATCAATCAGAAGGATTACTTCAGAAATTCCTAAGTGAAGAAAATGTTACCTTAGAAGATTTTATTTTCACACCTAAATATATTGTAATTATTGATGGTGATGAGTATTGTATCTTTAATAGCATGAAAAGAGATATTAAATTTGAAGTAGAGAAAGAAGTGCTTCCATGGTAAAGTACAAGAATGGCAATGTCTATGTAAGTATAGACGAAAATACAGGTACTAAAATTAGATTCTCAAAGGAGGATGATTTTCATCCTTCCTTTGCAGAAAGTATGGATGTTTCTATAACGCAGAAGTGCAGTCAGTCGTGTAATTTTTGTTATTTGGGTTGTACACCAAAAGGTAAACATGCAGATTTAATGTCTGATTATGTAGTGAATACTTTTATTCCGTCATTGCACTCATATACAGAGCTTGCATTAAATGGAAATGATTTAGATAACCCTACATTACTACCATTTTTAGAAATGCTTAAAGCTCAAAAAGTATTTGCTAACATCACAGTAAATCAAAATCAATTCATGTATAATCTACAAACATTAGCTGATTGGCAAGAAAATGAACTTATTCATGGCATTGGTATTTCTTATAAGAAATACGAAGGGGAGTTCTTTTTATGCCTATCAAAAGTAGAAAATGTAGTTATTCATGTAGTTGCAGGTATATTTAGTGAAGAAGATCTATATCATTTAGCTTCTAGAGATTTAAATCTTTTAATACTAGGATATAAAAATATAGGTCGTGGTAAAGAGTATTATGAGCATATGAATAGGCTTATTGCTGATAATCAAGATTTTTTAAAGAAGTATTTAAGAACCAAAGCTTTTTACGAAGAATTTAAAGGTGTTGGTTTTGATACTCTTGCTTGTAAGCAATTAGATATTAAATCTATGCTTAGTGAAGATGAGTGGGAAACTATGTATCAAGGTGATGATGGTTCATTTACATTCTATGTAGATCTTGTCAATAATAAATTTGCTAAGAGTTCTACATCTAACTTTACATATGACATTAAAAATCGCAATGTTGATGATATGTTTAATTCCATAAGGGGGCTTAATAATGCCAAGAAAGGGGTCAAAGACTAGCAAAACAATAATGAAAGAAAAGGGTAATGTAGCTAACCCTGTCAAGAAAATTAAAAAAGCTACAGGCTCAAAAGAAAAGGTAAAAGCAGTATTAGAAAAGGAGAGGAAAGATCCTACAAAAAGTAAGATTCCCCTTCCTCTCCATGTAATACCTCTTGAGTATCCCTTTTTCATTAGAGCGTATAATGCAGGGTTTGCATTATGTATGGTTAAAAAGCCTGTGGACGGGAAACCTACATATGAATCCTTATGCTATGCAAGTCGCTTAGAGCAAATGTTTTCAATAGTAGTAAACTATATGATTAAAGTTCCTTTAGATGTGCAAGAATTATCTAAAAAATTAGACCATATTTATGACATGATTAAGGCTAGAGTTGAAAATAAGAAAGCGTCAGAACTTTTTGATGAATATAAGACTACAGAAGAATTTGTGGAGGATTTCAAGTGAGATATACATTGACTGAAGAAGAAAGAAACTTTGTACAAACTGCTTTAGATAAATTTTTAACAGATTTTGAACCTGTCAATTTTGCAGGGACAAGTATTTCCCCTTACAATTTAAGAGAAGTCTTAATGGATAATGGTTTTACAGAAGATGTCTATGATAATAACGCTATGGATTATTGGTGGTATTTTATTCATCCTAAATATGGTAGAGTCGTTATGTATTTTGATGCTCAAAGTTTTGAACTTGTTTTATCTGTTTATGAGGAGTAAAATATGAGAGTAAAATTAATCACATATACACCAAATCCAGAATTTATTGTGGCATCTGCTGCAAGACTTTGTTATGCGAATACAGTAAATATAGAAACTTTAATGGATAATCTTACATGGGAGAAAGTTAATGCCTTGGTAGAAGATTTAGCCGAAAGTGGTCATGCAAGTCCCTTTACTCAAATATACTTTACTTTTGCTGTAGAAGGTGTGTCAAGGGCATTTAGTCACCAATTTTGTCGGCATCATGTAGGGTTAACTCTAGATCAACGTAGTCAAAGATATGTTAATGAAGAAAATTTTCAGTATATTGTACCAAAAGCGATAGCTAATTCTGATATGGCTTCTGAATATGAATCCTTTATGCAGAATATTGCAGGATTCTATAAAAGACTTGTAGATGCAGGTTTTAAAAAAGAAGATGCTAGATCTGTTCTTCCTAATGCTTGTGAAACTAAACTAATTGCTACTATAAATGCACAAGAACTTTTTCATATATTTAATTTAAGATGCTGTAATCGTGCTCAATATGAGTTTAGAATGGTAGCAAATGAAATGCTTAAACTTTGTAAAGAAGTAGCACCTATTATTTTTAAGAATGCAGGAGCATCTTGTATATCTTTAGGTTATTGTCCTGAAGGTAAGATGTCTTGTGGAAAAGCACCAACATTAAAAGAGGTTATGGAGGTATACAATGGACAAAATTCTTGACATTAAATCAGAATCCTATAAATATAAGATAGGAGACTATGTTAGAATTAAAGATATTGATAATCTTACTCCTAGAGTTTCTAGTGGTATGTGTAATTATGCAGGAACAGAAGCTTGCATTACATCTGTAGAATATGATGATGTTAAAGAAATATACGTTTATAGCTTAGATATTGACTCTGGAATACATTTTTGGACAGAAGAAATGTTTACTCCTTTATTTGCAAGAAAAACATCTAGTGCCAATTGCGGAGTATCTGCAAAACAAGAACATTATCAAAATTCAGCACTTCAACCAATACAGGTGATGCAAAGAATTATGTCTAAGGAGCAGTTTTATGGATTTTTAATAGGTAACTTCATTAAATATTCTATGCGAATGTCGCATAAGAAAGGTGAATCTGTAGAGAAAGAAAAAGAAAAGGCTAGACAGTATGCATATTGGGCTGAATTGGCTAAAAAAGATGTTATTATAGACCCTATAGAACATTCAGTTCCTCCTGATTATGTTTTTAAGGGACTGTAATCTACTTAGGGGAGGGGCTAAACTTGGAATTCACTATAAGAACAAATAAAAAAGAATATCAAGAATATAATGGTAAGCGATGTAAGATAGTAAATGCCCATAGATCAGATGGATTAGTGGAAGTACTTGTATTGGACTGTAATTGTCTTATACTACTTAAAATGAATGAATTGGAGGATTGAATATGACACGAAAAGAAGCATTGGATTCTATTCTTGGATCAGAACACTCTAACTATCAATATAGCAAGATGATGAGAAGTAGTTTGGGCTGTTTTAATTGTTTATTTAGAACCCCCTGTAATGAAGCATACAAGAATAATAAGTTTAGGTCTTGTGGTGAATTTATCAATGAATATTTAGATTCGGAGTTTATTCCTAATGGCAACTAAGAATGATAAGGCTACACGTTTCTACTCAAATAAACAAGAAGAATATATAAAAAATCTTGTAGGTGGTTCTAGATGTAGCAACTCAGGTGCTTCACCCTTCACTTGTGGAGATTGTGTAGATAATTTATTTGTGTATGAATGCAAAACACAGACTACTAGTAAAAAATCATTTAGTATAAAAAAATCGTGGTTAGAAGATAATGAGCTTGAACGGCTTCAATTGCATAAACAATTTGGGGCATTGGTTATTCAGTTTGAGCCAGATGGGGAAAATTATTTTGTCCTCCCAGAAAAAACTTTCAAAAAACTACTTGACAAATATAAAGAAGAATGTTAAAATAAATACAGAAAATGTAAAGCAAAGGAGCATAAAAATATGATTACTTACGAACAGAATGGTACAACTATTGTCGCAAAATTTTCTCAAGATGGTAAAACACTTAAAAGAATTTGGCAAGAATCCCTTTGGGAATGTGTAGATAAGTACACATATGGCACAGCCTTTAGTCATTGGGGATTTGCAGATGATATTACAGAAAAAGTATTAAATGGTAGAAAACTCGTAGGTATTGCAAAATGTCATCCTAATGATACATTTGATTTGGAGGAAGGTAAACGACTTGCTAGGGAGGATCTTATCAATCGTTTTAACCTTGCTAAAGCACAACTTAAAAAAGAAATTTTATACGCAGTAAAACACGATGTAAAAGTTCTTAGAGATAGAATGTAATAATTTAAGCAGTACGACAATTAAAGACAGAGATTTAATTTCTGTCTTTTTTTGTTGGAGGAGGGCTAATTATGACAAATAAAAAAGTGTTTGCTAGATACGGTAAAGAATCTTGGATTGTCGAACATCAGTTAGTCAGTCTTCTACAAAGATATATAGAAGAAGGAAAAAATGTCAATCTTGTAGCATTTGTGAAGGATTTTATGGATGCTGAAACTGATTGCGATACTGAAATTGAGCTTTTTGAAAAGAATAGGACAGACGTTATAGATGTGGATTACGCTGAAGGTGATAGCTATTGAAATTTAAATATAACGACATTGTAAAGTGGCATAATGAAGTAGGATTAATTACAGATTCACGTATTCATAATGGTATTTTACAATATCAAGTTAAACTAGTAGATGGAACTATTGTTTGGACAGAAGAAGGTCATATCATGATACACACAGCAAGAAATTTAGCAAAGATTGGTGATAAGGTTTCTTATTATGATAATGGATTTAAGTATGGTATTGTAGTAGATGTAGATTATTCTCATGGATTTAAATTTTTAGTAGAGATGTCTAATCGTGAACGTCTTTGGAAACAGGAAGGTGAGATTCGTGTATGTAAAAGTAAATAATGACTTAATTTGTATAGATAAACTAATCAAAGCAGAACTTACTCCTGCTTCCTATAATAAAGGAACAATAAAGCTGACTTATTTAGTTAATGATATTACTGCAAAAGAGCCTGTAGTTACCAGTGAATTTTCACACATTTCTCCAAATTCTATACAATTACTGGCAGAAGCTGTACAAAACAATAAAAATTACGTAGATTTATCGAAAAATCCTTGACAAATAATACAAAATCTGCTATACTTAAATCATAGGGAAAGAGGTGAGTACATGGTTTTTGTGGACGCAGAAAATATTAGTAAAACTCTTTTTAAGCAGTTCTATCTTAAACATAAAGAAGAAAAGTATAAAGTATATGCAAAGAAGTCAGTAATTAGTGGTATATATCTTAGACTTAGTAATGTAGAATTTATTGATTGTTGTCACGGTAAAAATAGTGCAGATACCTATATGACCGCAGATATTGTTAAATCTCTATATGAAGATAATATCTTTCAGTATTATGTTATTACTCAAGATAAAGATTTAGCAATAGCACTTAAAGCCATTACAGATCACTTAAAAAGAGTAACGCTTGTAACATCCCTTGGACAGAAGTTATCGAATCTTAAATCTGTTGGTGTTGATCTCAAATATGTGGATATAGAAGAGATTGACACAAAAGATAATAATTCATTTATTACTAGAATAACTAGGACAAATGATACTGCAACTATTTACAACTCATACAAGAAAAGAGTTTGGGTAAAAAGAGTAAATGGAAATATTTTAGAAGTACCTTTTGAAAATGGAATGCATATTGGAACATTTAAGAGATTTTTATCACCACATAAAAAATCTTTAGGTATTGGGCCAACTACTTCTTGGGTTGACTTTATAGAAAAGCAATATCTAAAAGTAGTTGGTACTCAAATATACTTTTTGTCGGAGGATGAGCTATGGGATGAGTCATAGAACAAAAAATAAAATCGGACTTAAGCTAGGCGAACAAGCTAAAGCTAGGGGCGATTTTTTCAGAAAATTTTTGGATAAAGAGATAACCTTAACTGGAAAGATATTAGCCCTGCAAGATGTATTATCTGTAAATTTCATTGGTAAATCTGTATTATTCAGTGTCAGTAATATCCCAGATGTGGATCATTTGTGGATTCACTTAGAAGAATTTAAGAACTTTAATGTAGAAGAATTTAATTGGAATAATCCAATTACAATTAAAGGAATAGTATACTCATATACAAGAGAAAATAAAAGTAAGGTTTGGCATGTTAAATATTCACTTAAAGATGTTAGAGTAGTGAAAGGAGAATAAGTTATGCGCTATATTGTTAAAGTTGAAACAAAATCTGATAATCTTTATCTTTATGTTATTAACAGCAATACTCCTTCTCTTACATGTCGTTGGCATGATGCTACATTCTTTAGGACAAAAGAAGAAGCTATGCATGGTATTTCTTTAATTCGTCAGAATTTTGCTGATTGTGGTATTACAGCTTTTGAGGTTCGCAGTGTAAATGTAAATATGGATGATGTAGTAGTTGCAAAGGAGTACTTCTAATGGAAAAGTTATATGCAATTGCAATAGAATGTAGAGATAAAGAAACTAATGCTGATATTACTATGTATGTAAAAGATGGTGCTACTGCTGATAGTTGGTTCACCACACTTAATATTGGAGAAGCGTTCCTTTTTTGGGATAAGAATGTAGCTCGTGATGTAGCAAGTAATTTGACAGAATATTTTAAGGAAGAAGATAGCCTTATTGTAGAAGGTATTATGATACTTTCTGTAAAAATTGAACTAGAAAGGGTTGAGTATCTTGAATCTTAAATGTTTCTTTGGTTTCCACGATTATTAACCTGTGGATGGGTTATGATGGGAGTATAAATATACAACATATACTTATTATCCACCAGATTTAATTGGTATAGATGTATTAAAATTATATAAATGTAAGAATTGTGATAAGATGTATAGAAAATATATTGAATACTATTCTAAATCTCAGGGTTATACTTATGGGTTTAATCTTAATCGTGTTATAGATGATTTAGAGCTTAAAGGTATTCAGCACATCACTAAATTTTATGTTGACAAATAAAGAAAAACATTATTTTCTACTAGCAAAAGCCGAAGCTGATAAATCCACATTCTATAGAATAAACATAGGTTGTGTGATAGTTAAAGGTAACAAGATTCTTGCTCGTGGCTGTAATGTAGAAAAATCTCACCCTAAACAAAAATTCTTAAATGAAAAGTGTAGGAAGTTCACTACGAAAAATAACTATATTCATGCAGAGCTTAATGCAGTAATACATTCAACCACTTATAATTTAAGCGGAGCTACTTGTTATCTTTATCGAGAAGATGGTAATGGACAAATGTGTTGTTGCAAACCTTGTCCTGCCTGTGAGTTTGTTTTAAGACAAGTTGGAATAACTACAGTGTATTATACAGACTATAATAAATTTATGAAAATGGAGTTGGTATAAAATGATTATTATGGACAGAAAAAAGAATTCTATTATTAATATTATCAGTAATTGGCATATTTCTTTTGTAAATAATCAGCTTTGGTTATTTCCAGAATTAAATATTGATGATTTTGAAAAAGCTAACCATTATGTATTTGATCTTGATTATTCAGCAGAAGAAATTATGTCTCGGTTTGTAAGAGATTTACATTTCAACTTAAATAAAGATGTAGAAGTATTCCTTTAATGTACAGGTTAGTATTTAAATGCCAAAGAAGTGGTAAGTTAGATTATTTATATTTAACACCTATAGTTAATGAAGAAAATATTCTACTTAGTTTTGGCATTACCTACAATAAATATAAATCTTATAGTTTTAATACTATATATGAAGCAAAGGCAGTTTTAGATTATATTTTACGAAATAAACGGAAACTTTTGAATAGGATTAAGTCTATTGATAAGTACATTGAAAATATAATAGGATATGAAATTGAAGAAGATTTTGGAACACAACACATTGTTAGATTAGTTAAAGTAGGTAAGATAGCATGAACTATAAATTATATACACACAATGACTTAGATGGTGTTGGTTGTGCAATACTTGCTAAACTTGCATGGGGAGATGGAGTTGAAGTTCGGTATTGTAACTCACCAGATGAAGTCACTAATAGATTAATTAAGGATGATAATGCACATAAAGATTTAGTATATGTTACAGATTGTAGTTTTAATTATGAAAAGTTACGTAACAGTAATCATAGAGTAATTGGTAAGATTAGATTATTTGATCATCATGCAACAGCATTATCATTAGTACAAAAAAGTGAATATTTTAAGGTAGAAACTCATAGAGAAGATGGACATCCTACTTGTGGCACAGAAATTTTCTATAAATTCTTGCAGGAAAGAAAAGGATTTACTACTAATTGTGACTATTTTGTAGAGCAAGTTAGGCTCTATGATACATGGGAATGGGCTGAAGGGACATCTAATATTCCTAGATATTTGTCAATGCTTCTTTACACTAATAGTATAGATAAGTTCTGTGACACATTTACTGCAAAACTTCTCAAAGGTAAATTAAATGACCTCAATGTATTTACAGATAGTGAACGTGCAGTACTTGAATATGAAGAGCGTAGACAAAATAAAGAAATGGAAAAAGCACTTAAAAATACTTATATTGTGAATACCAATAATTATTCTTATGGTATTGTATTTGGTAGTGTAGATATGAGTACAGTTGGAAATGCTATTTGTAATGAATATGATGTAGATGTTGCAATGAATATTAATCCTGCTACTAATATTATTGGTGTAAGAACTACAAGAAATAATTTAGATTTAGGCAAGTTAATGAAAGATATTTATGGTGGTGGTGGACATCCTAAAGCAGCAGGAGCACCTATTACTAATTTAGCTGAAGATATTATTAGAAATGTATTACACGATAAAGTAAGTTTTATTTCAAAAGCGGGGTAACTATTATGGAAGAATTTATCAATGGTTTACTTGAAGAACCTTTAACATTAGTAGATGTAGTTCAGCATGGATTATTTGAATGTACAGTAGTGATTCGTATTGATGATACAGGTAGAGATTGGTCATATAATTTAGAAGATATTTATAATCTTTTCTTAGAACTCGAAACAAAGTTTGATATTGTTAATTTAGTAAGTATTAGTGAAGATCATATCGTAACCATTTATGTATATGATGAATATTTCTTGGGGGAATAACCATTGAAAAGTTTAATTGTAGCAACTATAAATAATATATTTAATAATTTACATACAGAATTTCATCTTGTATCTGTAGAGCATTATGAAAGGATTGGACATTTAATTACTATCTCTTTTAATGAAGCTAAAGCAAGTTGGCTTTATGCAGACCTTGCTTATATTCTGCATGGATTTGAAAGATTTTTTACTGGTGTTGAAGTAGATGAAGTAACTTCTGACCATATTGTAATCTATGCTGAAGGTGGTTGGTTTAATGATTAAAATTTATTGTGGTGATAGTTATGCACTACTTCCGTCTATTATAACAAATTGTAAAAATCCTGTTATTGTTTCTGATCCGCCCTTTAATATTAATTATCACTATCGTACTTTTAAGGATAAAATTCCACATGAAGAATATATTGAAAAAATGAAGTATGTATTTTCTATGTGTCCGTCAGTAATAATTAATTATCCTGAAACAACATATGAAATAGCTATTGCTATGGGTAAACCACCTGTAAAGGTTGTATCTTGGGTGTACAACTCAAATACTGCAAAACAACATAGGGATATTGCATTTTTTGATATTAAACCAGACTTTAGGAAAGTCATTCAACCGTATAAGAATCCTAATGATAAACGTATTAAAGAGCGTATAGCTAGAGGTATTTTAGGTGGTAGACTTTATGATTGGTGGAATGTAAATCAAGTAAAGAATGTTTCTAAAGCTAAAACAACACATCCATGTCAAATGCCCTTAGAAGTAATGAAAAATATTGTAGGAATATTGCCAGATAATGTTACAATTATTGACCCGTTTATGGGTAGTGGTACAACAGGAAAAGCTTGTAAAGAGTTAAATAAAGATTTTATTGGCATTGATATAGATGAGACTTATTGTAAAATAGCAGAAAATAGATTACAAGTAAAGGAGAATGATATTGGTGGATAAAGGAAATTATTTTCTTTATAGACTTTCAATGTATCAATGTACATTTTGTAATTCAGATTGTCTTAATCTAGCTTGTCAGAGAAATAAGGATTCAGAAACATATACATATTTTAAAAAGTATAAAGATATTAAATTCTTAGATGATTTTTCTCCTTATTGCACTAAATATAAAAAGCCATTGACGGTGGTGAAACACGATGTTACTTAATTTTGCACTTGTAATTGTAGCTGTTTGGGTATTCTTATATATGATAGCTTATGCTTGTTTCTTTAAGTTTATGGGATTAGTTACTCGTGAACACGATGGAAATTATGAGCTATTTGAATTTTATTGGAATGGCATTACAAACGACTATAAATTAAATTTAATTTGTAGAGGGTCTGAAAGAACATATAATTTATGGAATGCAGACCCAGATATTACAGAACTTCATAAAATGATTGAAGATATGAGAACAGATCCTTTTAGAAAATAAGCCTATTTTAGCCCTATTTTTCACAGGTATATATAAATGTATAGGGAGTGCTCTACTCGCGCTCCTAGCCTATGAAAATGGGGGTCTAGCGGGCAAATATTAAACAAAATTTAGTCTTGACAATTTAATCAGATTGTGCTATAATATTAGTACATAGAAAGGAATGATTAATAATGTCAAGAGTAAAAGATATTTGTCGTGTGTATGGTATTAGCTCTACTAGAGAATTATGTAGGATGCTTAATAATCAAGGATTTAGTGTAACTCCTGCTACTATTGGGAACATTGAAAACCCCAATGTAAAATCTACATGGTGTCTTATACTAAAACTAGCTGATATATTTGGTGTTTCTACAGGTTACTTAATGGAACAACACGGAGCTATATCAGATCAAGAAAAAATATTAGAAGGGATCATGTATGTACAAGATGACTTCTTTAGAAAAATGAAACAATTAGAATTGGAGGAGGATGCAAGTTGACAGACGAAATACTTGTAAGATGTAATAAACTTAAATCTCGTATAAATGAGGTAGATGCAATTCTTAAGGAGATAGAAGCTGTAAATACTGCAACAGGTGAAGAAATGACTTTACCTATCTGTATACAAGCAGGTATTCAAAATCCTACAGAGTTTTTCTTTGGTGAAGAGTTTTCTGACCCATCTCTATATGAAGTAGATCTTGCAGTATATAAACTGATCGTGGATACACTTAAAAATTATAGAGATAGACTTCAGCAAACTTTTGAGGATATTAGAGATTATTGATTTTTAAGATTGGAGGCAAGTATTATGACAATTTTTGAGATTATGCAAGAACAGCAGAAGAAATTTAAGTTCTCCAAAAAAGGTATTCTTTATCTAAATGAATTTGAGGTAAAAGAAGAACCTAAAAAATCTAAGGTTAATAAAAAACCATTTATGCTCTATAAATTAGAGGAAAGTAAAGCCATCAATAAGAAAGCTAAGGATGAAATGAATAAGGCTCGTGTTCATGGTAATTCCCAATTTGCTACTTATGAATTGGGTAAAGATGGAGTTTTAGAATTTGTTCCTGCTAGTGAAATTGCAAGAAGGGCAAAAGAAGAAGCTGAAGCTAAAAAGCAAGCAGAAATTGAAGCATTAGTAAAAGGTGAAGAAGCAGTATAATTAGTAAAAAGGCAAGTATTAACTGAATATATTTGGTTAGTGCTTGCCTTTATTTTATTGGTGGTGGAAATAATGATATTAAATTCAAAATCAAATGCAAATAATGTTGCAATACTTTCCTATTGTGAATCAACTAAAGAATACTTTGTAGATGTATATGAAGAAACTAGCACTTGTTCGTTGTTTTTAATCGGCACTAGAAGATTTAAGCATATAGAAGATGCCGAAGTAGCTTATGGTGAAACGCTATGATTACAGCGACTATCAAAACTTTTGGTAACTATTCATTACTTGCAGTAATTGATCAATTTACATCACTTGTTAAAGCCTATCTTATTGTAGATGGTGAAGGTTCTCAAACATTTTATCAGCAAGTTAAGACCTCCACCTCTATAGGTAGGGGATTGACAAAACTCTAAAGATATGCTAGAATATCTATAAAGGAGGTGAATATTGTGCATAATCTACAAGACAAGTTTTTAAGATTAGGATTCTTGGAAGAATTAGAAAAAGAATTTACTGCTGGGTATGTCTATGAAATATACCCAACTACTGAGCAACGTCAGTATATCCATAAAAATTGTGGCTGTAAACGTCAATTACATAATATATTTGTTGCTCAATTATATGATTATCTTGAAAGTATAAATTTTAAGTGTGGTTATATTCCTAAAGAATTTGTAAAGAATTTACCTACAGTTAAATCTATAAAAGAAAAGTTTTCTTATATGAAAGAAGTTGATTCTTTAGCATTGTCTGCCGCAAGATTAGATTTTGTAAATTCTATTAAGAAATATAATGATGAATATGTACCTAAAGGTAATCAATATAAAAAGAAAGCTCTTAAACAAGTTAAAACTATTGGTAAGGAGCTTACATTTAGAGATTTAAAGGGTATGCCTAAATTTTCAGCTAAATTCTTTTCTGAACAATCTTTTACTACCAATAATCAAAAAGGTACAGTAAGGTTAGAGGGGTATCTTGGAGAAAGTAGTAGGTACATGGCACTTGTAATACCTAAGTTAAAGAATCCAATAAAACTAAGGTATCATCGTGACCTACCAGAAAATTGCAGAATAACCAAAGCAGTTATTAAGCGAATAGGTCAAGATAGATATACTGTGTCTTTAATTGTAATATATACTAAAGAGTATGTTACATTAAAACATGATAAAGAAACTTTAGCTAAAGTTAAGGATTATTTAAATAATCATAAAGAATTATGTCTTGGATTAGATTATGCACAACAAGGTGGATGTGTTCCTAGCAGTAAGGATAAAACCTTATTAGATAATATATTAGCATCATTTCAGAAGACATATCACAAGAATGAATGTAAGCTTAAAGCATTACAAAAGAAACTTGCGAAGAAGGAAAAACAAAGCAATGCGTACCTAAAGTTGCTTAAAAGAATTCAAAAACTTCATAGGAAGGTAGCTAATATAAGGAAGAATGCACTACATATACTTTCTTTTAGGATAGTAAAGCAATTTGCACTAGTTTCTGTAGAAGATATTGATTTAAGAGCAATGTCACAGACACTTAAATTAGCTAAAAACTTGTTAGACAATGGTTTCGGCATGTTTAGGTTAATGCTAGAGTATAAACTTAAGCATAAAGGCATGATCTTTGTAAAGATAAATAGGTTTGAAAAATCTACACAAAAATGCCATGAGTGCGGTTATATAAACACATTGACTAAAAATTTAGCTATTAAGGAGTATGATTGTGGTGGTTGTGGTAAGCATCTATACAGAGATTATAATGCATCTTTGAATATTAGAGATATTGGAATATCTATGATTGAACCTAAATTATTTGAGGAAAAGCAAAATAAGTTTTCTTTAGCTAATTTGCGTTCAAAAAGGGCAAGGAACTTGTCCTAAAGTCTAATGGGAGTTATCATATATATCTACGTATAGGACAAGTTCTTATGCTTAGATGGTGAAGCAATGATAATTAGAAGCTCCCACTTCTATAAGTGGGAGTAGTTCACTCATATAGTAAAGCAGATAAAGCTTTTGTTGAATTAATTAGGAAGGGGCAATAATTATGGTAATTAATAGACCAGAAGATAAAAATACTGTAGAATTTATTTCTTATACAGGGAAATATCCTAATCTTTGTAGTGGGATATTAACTTTAAAAATTAATGGTAAAACATATATATTTGGGTATGGACAAAAATATGATAGATTTTGGGAAAGTGGTGGAGGATTAGATAGAGACTATAATCCTACTATAGAAGAATGGCTTATAGATTGTGATTATCTTCCTAAAGAATTGGTTAAATATGCGGATCAGATTGATAGGGCAATAAATGAAAATATTCCTTTTGGTTGTTGTGGAGGTTGTGCTTAATGCTTTATAAGTTTTTTAAATTTTTAGCTAAAATTAGCTTAACTGTTAGTCTTTGGTTTTTAACTTTTGCAGCAAAGTCTGTAGGTGCAAAAGCTGCATATAAAGTAGACGAGTTAGAAGATGAATTGGGTTTTGATGTGCATTTTAGGTGGGTTAATAATGACTAAAGAAGAGTTTAATAAAGAATATAAACGTGCTGAATATAGATATGCAGAGTTGAAACAGTACAAAAAGCTTTTTGATAATGCTGAAGAATTAGAATACAAACTTAAATTAATACATGAAATGTTTAATATACATCATATAGCTATATATAAGAATTTAAATAATTTTATTGAGTTTTACAATTTAACAGATGCTGCACAAGTGGCTATTAAAACTATTATTGAAAATGATTTGGAAGAAAGACTTAACAAAATTAATGAAAAAATAAAGGAAATAAATTTATGAATAAGTTTACTCTAGTTACTGTAATGTCTGTATTACTTACACTAGCTATAATATACGGTACTTGCATTGCAGTAGTATTCCTTATGTACATGGTATGTTATCTATGATTGATATTATTTCAGATAGTATCATTCTAGGTGCTATATGTGGCACTTATGTATTATGTTTATTAGTATTGGCACAAGGTATTTTATGGCTGATTAAGAGGTATTTTTAATGGAGACACTATTTAATATCGGAATCGGATTACTTATTGTCTATGCTATAATTTTTATAATAACATTTGGTATTGCATGTAAAATAATTTGGAAATGCTATAAAGAGGTATTCAAATGAGTCTTGCAACTAAATACAGACCACAAACTTTAGATGAAGTAGTTGGTCAAGAACATATAATTAAAATATTAAAAGAAGAAATAGCTAATAATGATATTAAGCATTCTTATATCTTCATGGGAAAATCAGGTTCTGGAAAATCAACAATTTCTAGAATCATAGCTAATATACTTAATGCTTATGTAGTAGAAGTAGATTCTGCATCTCATAATACATCAGAAGATATGGCTAATATTATAGAATCTGTAAAGACTAAACCTATTGCATATGACAATACAGTTTTAATCTTAGATGAATGTCATTGTTTTGGTACTAAAGCAATTAGTAAACTCCTTCTTCTTTTAGAGTCTTTGCCGAGCTACCTTTATGTTATAATGTGTACTACAGAAGAAAATAAAATACTTCCAACAATTAAAAACAGATGTGAGTGTTTTAATTTTCTTCCTGTTAATGTAAATAATATAACAAAAAGATTAGAGTATATATGTAATGAAGAACATTTTGTTGTGGATAACAATCGGTTTCTTGCAGAAATAGCTAAATCTGGTAGTGGATCTGTTAGACAAGCAATAGCTAATTTAGAACTTATAGCACCTAATATAACAATAGATAGAGTTAAGATGATTTATGATTGTAGCTATGATAACTTCTTAAATATTGTCTATTCAGTATCTGATAAAAATTTAAATGAAATTATAAATATCTTAAACAAAGTAGCAGACGCTAATAAGTTTACAGAATCTTTCTTTAGCTTTTTGCTTGACATTAAGATTTATAATAATACAAACAATATGGGTTTAACAACACTACCAACAGAATATGAAGAAGATATTAAGGCTTTAAAACATGAAGATATGGTGCATGTAGATTCTTTAATAGATAAATTACTCAATCTCTTGACGGAGGTAAAAAAATCTGCTATAATGAAAGAGTTGTTATTGGCTAATCTTATGCAGGAGGTTCGTAATGTTTAGAGAATTTTTGGGTGAATTTCCTATAATCTTTATGATTAGTGCATTAGTTTACCTTCTTTGTTTTCCTTTAGATCCTAAAACAGCTTTAGAAACATTTTTAAAATTTTTTCTTTACGTTTTTGTAGCAAGTTTTATATTAAGATTTATTTTTGAAAGGTGGTTATAATTTTGGAACCTATTATTAGTCCTTGGCTTATTTACATAGTAGATGTAGCATCTACTATTAAAATTGTGTCTATGATAGTCATGATTTTAGGAATAGTTGCTGTAATTTTATTTCCTATGCTTGCAGATACTGCTGATGTTCAAAAAGAAACACTAATTAGAATTGAAAAGTTAATAGGTGCAATAACCGTTGTATCTATATTATTGGTTATTTTCATTCCTACTAAAACAACATTATTAATGATGTTAGTTCTTCAATATACTACTCCAGATAATGTTTCTTTGGTACAGGACAACATAATTGATTTTGTTCAAAAGATCGCAGAAGCTGTAAAGGTGAGCAAATAATGATTAATCCGTGGTTAATTTATTTAATGAGTTGTGCTGACAAAATACTTTTGGTTGCATATATAATTGCATTTGTTAGTTTTGTTTATCTTATTGTTAAGCGCAGTGCATTAGTATTTATAATAAGTGTTGTAGTAATAATTATTATACCTAGTGAACAAACTTGTCTTGCTATAATTGCTTCACAAACAATAACACCAGATAATTTACCTACAGATATGTATAGCTATATAAAAGATTTGTATGAAACTTGTGGAAGGGTTGTGAATAATAGATGAAAACAATATTAGTAGCATATAAAGCAATTTATGTTGGTGAAAAAGAATTTGTAGTGCCAGATGATTTTGATATTACAAATGAGGATGCTGTATACAAACTTTTGGAAGATTATGGTGAAGTAAAACTTGTTGATGAAGCAGAATTAGACGAATTAGACTATGAGGATGTGTTCGAGTTATGATAGATAGATTTTTAGATGGTTTTCCTATACTTGTAATAGTATGTTTAATCATGTGTTGTATACTTATATATTTGGGAGCACCCATGAGCATATCAGTATTTTTAAGCATATTATTTTGGGCATCTATATTTAATTTTATTTTACTTTGGCTAGAGGAGCGATTTCTGTGATGTGGAATATGTATCATTTTAGTTTCGATCAAGATAATGAGCGTGTAGGTTGTATTATTGAAGCAGGTTCATCTTATGAAGCTATCAGTACTTTTTGGGAAGAATATCCTAATGCGGAAAATGTAGAATTAGATGGCGGTGGTATTAATAATAATTATGGAGAGATTAAAAGCTGATATTATTATTGGTATTCTTACCGCATTGGAACAGTGTGAAAAGAATAATCAATATAACGTAACACTAGATAATGTAACTCTTAATATTATTCATGATGCTTTATTATACTATTTAGAGGCAGGGATAATGTATGAGTAACTATTTATTTATAACAAATAACAATGAAGCAGTAGAAGCATTAACAAAACAATATGCAAAAGACAATTGTCTTGAGTTTTATTCTTTTTATAACAATTCAGAAGACATGCAAAAGGTTCAAGAATTGTTTAGAAATGCTGATAATTTATGTCTTTTTATCCAAAATCTAAACAAAGCAAATACTTCTGATGTATTGTTGAAAATTTTAGAGGAAAATTCTAAAAATATTCATGTGTTTGCTACAGGCAAAGATGATGTTAAGGAAGCTCTTAAAGCAAGATTTACAATAAAATACATTAAAGGTAAGTCATATATTAAATACATAAATGATTTTTTAGGTGATAAAACAATACCTAAAGAAGTATATTCTGATGTATATTTTTATAAAGAACTTGCTACATACTTTGTCAATAACTACGATAAATATACAATAGATAACTTAAAACTTCTGCATAGTATTATTAATGACTTTACTTTAGCAACAACTAATCTTAATTATGATTATGAATATGAGAGATTGCGAGGCTTAAAATATGATTAGTCTTTATCACGATGATTGCTTTAACCTATTATCTAAGATTAAGTGTGATATTGTTTTTACTTCACCTCCATATAATAGAAGGCGTAATGATAAATATAAAAACTACGATGATACAATAGATGATTATTTTGCTTTTCTTGTTAATTTTATAGACAATGTGCAATACAATAAGTATTTATTCTTAAACGTACAGACAAATTTCTACAACAAGCAAGATATTTATAAAATTATTGGCAAGTATTATAATAAAATTCAGCAGATATTTGTTTGGGAAAAGTCTAATCCTATGCCCGCACAAGGATTTAATATTACAAATGCTTATGAATATTTTTTAGTGTTCGGTGATAAAGCACTTAAATCTAATTACACATATACTAAAAATATATTAACAACATCTGTTAATTCAGCTACAACAACAAAGATACATAGAGCAGTAATGAAACAAGAAGTAGCTGATTGGTTTATTTATAATTTTACTACACAGATAGATATTATATTTGATCCTTTTATGGGACTTGGAACAACAGGTATTTCTTGTCTAAGATATAATAGAGATTTTATTGGTATTGAGAAAAATAAAGAGTATTATGATCTAGCAAGTGAAAGAATATCAGAGGTGGCAACTAATGGTTATAGAGCGAACATGGGCAATGCCTAATAAGAATACATTTTCTATTAAACCAATTAAACAATTACTCATAGAAGAAGTAGATAACAAAAGTAATCTGTGGATAGATCCTTTTGCTAATACTAATAAGTGGGGTAATATAACTAATGATTTAAATCCAGAGTATGATACAGATTATCATTTAGATGCATTAGATTTTCTAATACATTTTGAAAATGAAAGTGTTGATGGGGTTTTATTCGATCCACCTTTCGGGCCTCGTCAAGTCTCTGAATGTTATAAGGGATTTGGCATTCCTGTAACAATGCAAACAACACAAGCATCATTTTATGCCAACATTAAAAAAGAGATAGCAAGAATAGTAAAGCCTGATGGTAAAGTAATATCTTTTGGTTGGAATAGTGGAGGTATTGGGAAAACAAATGGCTTTATTATTACAAGAATTTTACTTGTTGCTCATGGTGGGTGGCATAATGATACAATATGTACTGTGGAGGTAAAACAATGGTAACAGTAGGCTGGATTATACTTTTTGTAACAATGTGTGCATGTGAAGATTTATTTACAGCTATATTCTTTTGTATTGGATTAGCTTTAGTTTTAGGGGTTTTATCATGAATAATAAATTATTTATGTCAGCTTTAGTAGGTTCACATAATTATAACCTTAATACTGAAACTTCTGATAAAGATTATAAAGTATTTGTGTTTCCTACTTTTGATGATTTATATAACAAAAAAGAAATTGCTAAATCGAAAGTATCAAACGATTTAGATTATGAAGTTCACGACATAAGAAAATTATCTCAATTGTGGTGGAAAGCTAATATTAATTTTATTGAGGTTTTATTTAGTCGAGATGTTATGTATTATATTGATAGGGATAATGATCTTGTACAATTCATAGAACAAAATGATAGTGAATTAGCTACAATGAATCTTCCTTATCTTTATGATGCTTGTATGGGAATGAGTCTTAGAAAACAAAAGGATATGCTAATTGATAGTCCTGCTAGGCATAATAATATAGAAAAGTATGGTTATGATACAAAGTCAGCTTGTCATGCTATTAGAGTATTAGATTTTTTAGTTAAATTAGCTCAATGTGACTTTTCTTTTGGTAAAGCTATTTGGTATGATAATAGTGATATAAAAAGAGATTCACTTTTATCTATTAAACGAGGTATGTATACTTTAGAAGAAATTAAATATATGATTGAAACGTGTACCAACAATGCTAATTGCATTAAAGATGTCTATAAACAACAAAAGCCTAATACTAAGCTAAAAGAACAATTAGATGAGGTTATTAAAGAACAATGCTACGAATTTATCAAGGAGATTTAAAAACAATAAAAGAGGAAATAGAAAAACTTTTTCGTAACTCTAAAGTTAGTAAATTAAAATTTAGTAAAAACATAATGAGTGAAAAGTTTCATGGTTTATTTTACGAGCCAACTCTTTTCTATTTTCTTTACGACAAAGAATTTTTTAAGGATAAAGAAATAATAGATAACTTTATTAAGTTTGCTGAAAGTACAGATTCTATTATTGTCTGTATTATAGAAGAAGAACTAGACAAGAAAACAATAATCTATAAAAAATTTAAGCCATATATAAAAACAATATCAACTAATAAACAAAATAAAGTAGACTATAAAGCAGAAATACTTAAAGATCTATCTTGTGTATATTTAGTAGACAATAGTAAATTTATTTCTATTCTTTTTTCACTTTCATACTCAAAATATAAACAATCAGCAGGATTTGTATTATCTTTAATCCTTACAGGCAGGATGAACAATACAGAACTTGCTAAAAAATTATTCATAACTCTTGCGACAATGAAAGGTTGATATACTTTGGGATTTATGTTAATGATGATTTGGTTAGTATTTTTAATTTCACTTATTGCGCTGATGATTCTAGCATTATATTTACTAGGAGGTAACAATGATGGATAAGCATTACTATTTTTTCGGAACATTAGATAACAATACAAACGAATTTTCTAGGTATGTAAAAAAGTTTTGTACAAAAGATGAAGCTATTTCAATTATTGATACATTAAAAACAAAGTACCCTAATAAAAATTTTGGATTCTTTTCCTTGGATGGTGATGACAATGTATAACTATTGGCTAACAGAAGGAGAAACAATTAAACATAAAAAATTTGGTGTAGGTATTGTAATTAAAGCTAACAATATAGATACATGTTGGGCAGTACAAAATCTAAAAACTAATGAAATTCGTGTATTTGATAAAGAAGATTTACCTAATATGGAGGTGGTCAGTAAATGATTAAATTAGATATAGCTAATAAACACCGTAAAAAATATGTAGCATTTGCACTTACACCTAACAATGTAGAACATATTATTGCATCTGATACTAAAGCTAAACTAATGAAGTTTCTATTTTGTAATGCAAGTGTATTTGAAGATTTTTATATTTTTGATGGCAGAGGAAGAATTGTTAATGCTTATGAGTACAATAACAATATAAACATACAAAATATAGTAAAATATGGTATTACAACACCATATGTTGAGGTTCAATTTGTATAGAATTTTCGCAAAAATTCAAATATAATTTCTTTTGTTTCAGCCCTTGACAGAGCCTTTTATATTTGCTATACTATGTTCAAAGCCTAAGCAATAGGTAAGGAAATAGGGAAATCTAATCAGAAAGGATGATTGTCATGGGTATCAAAGAAAAAGACATTGTATTGTATAACAATACATTTGTGCGTGTAGTCTTTTTGTGGAGAACAAAGGCAGTAATTATGGAAGGAACAAGAATTTTTGAAGTTCCTAAAAAACATTTGACTGCGCTAAATCCTGATGTTATTGCAGAAACCTTTGAGTTTTTGCGGAATGATTTTCGGTTTGTGGCATAACAATATGCTTCAAATAATACACGCTTAAAACTTGTGTCGTTGAGCTTAGCGACCCAAACACGAAAAGAGTTCGGTTTGAGATGATATTTCTCGTAGAAGAACAAAACAATTATTGTTAAGAGCAAGGTGCGATACCTTGCTTTTCGTGTGTAATGGAGGGGATTATATGTATGTAGTTCAAAATAAAGTTACTAAAAAATATTTAAGTATTAATAAGCATAGTCCTAATGTATGGAGCAGAGATATTGAATATGCAACTAAATTTTATTCTTTGCAGGAAGCATGTGAAGCATTAAATCTTTATTATGGAGAGCCTGTTGAGATTGTAATTATATGATAGCATCTTATAAAAGTATTGTCAAGCATAAAATATAAAAAATTTCCTATTGACAAAATTCCTCCCATGTATTATAATAAGGACAGAGAAAATTGAGAATTAGGGAGAGGATTAACCATGAAGAAAACTTTAATTGCTATGGCTATTGCCACCACCATTTCTAATGTAGGATTTGCACACCCTTTTCAAGACACTTCCTATTATAATGATATGGTAAAGGTCAATAATGAGCATAATCGTGCTGAAGTACTCTTAAACACTAAATCTTGCACAAAGAAAACTCATGCTACTTTTGTAGAATATAATGGTAAGGTACATTATATTGATGGTGTTAAAGATGTTACTATTAGATTTTTTCATGGACAGGAAGATGATTGGGCATTAATTAAATATGATAATGAAGAATACTTTAAGGAACTTAGAGTGGATGACCCTATGCTTGTAAATCTATATTATTTTATGAAGGACTTCGCAAAGGAGATATGAATTTGTCTAACCTAACGGCAACTACAATATTAGAGTATCAAAATAAGTTTCAAAATATCACTACAAGAGCACAATGGCAAGCATTACGCAGAGAGTTAAGAGAAACCTATGGTGTTAGTGATATAGATGCTATTAACCTACTGAATAACTATGACGTTTTAGGTACATTAGCAAAATATGAGGGGGCTAATAAAAATGTATGAAACTCATTGGGTAGGACATGGACAAGATAATATACATGGTACATTTTCTACATTAGAAGAAGCACAACAATCTGTAATGGATTGGTGGAAAGAGAATAATTATGAGCCACCTTATGTAAGGCAATGGACAAGAGATAATGTAACAATATGGGATTATGGTTCTCATACTTGTTTTTATCATTTTGTTGAGGTAAACAATGAGTAATAGACTAAAAGAGTTAAGGATGCACAAACTAATAGAATCGCAAAGAGAACTTGCTATTCAAGTTAACAAAAAGTATGGTGGAAATGCAATAAGCTATGGAACGATTGCAACATTAGAAAGAGGGGAAGGGAATCCTCGGTGGAAAACAATTCTAATGTTAAGTGATTTCTTTGGTGTTACACCACAATATTTAATGGGTTATGATGAAAGGAGAAATTAATTATGAAAACTAAGCAACTTCCTTATGACGCTAGAATGTATCTTTGTGATGATATTTGCAAGTTAGCAGACAATCTTTCTAGCACAAGTAATAATTGGAAAAGAACTTTTTATGATTTACTGAATGATTATGTACCGCCGATTGTAAAGAAGAATGAGTCTGATTGCTTTAACTTCCATATGGAAGAAATTAAGCACTATTTGAAAGATGCATACAATGATGGTAATAGACCTAGTTCCTTTACTCAATTATTGGATTCAGCATTAGATACCTATTTGTGTGAAAAGGTTATTATCAATATGGATGTAGTCGCATATAACTTCCTTATTAACCTTATTAATAGTATTGGATTACAAAGAAGTGTTAGTTATGAGATGGTAGATATTATTGCAAGTAATGCTAATGAGTATACTTCGCCACAAGAACTTGCAGATAATCTCCGTAGCATGATAGAGGACTAAAATATGGGCAGGAAATTTTTCCTGCCTTTTCTATTGACAAGACTTTTTATTTGTGTTATACTTTAGATACAGTCGAAAGGAGAGGTAGACATGAAAAGTAAAATGATTGAAGGATTAACTAAACAGTTGGGAATGCCTGTTGGAAGTTCGTTTACGCTTAGAAGTATTGCAGGAAAGTATACAATCACTAATGATGGTATTGTTAAAGATGGTAAATTGATTAGTCAGCAGGAACTTCTATATATTCTTTATTGTGGCAAAAAGCATAACGATTTGTACTATGTAGAAGTTAGTCAGCAAGAAAGATTTAAAGACCTTTATCCACTATTTAGTATGTACGATTATGTAGAAAAGTTTAAGGGCGTTCTTTTTGAAGATGGTAATTCTGCACAAGATGCTATTGATGTTGTGTCTGTAGAGTGGGTACAGGAGATTATGGTAACTAAATTTAATGCAGATTGCCTTGCCCCATTTATTGAAAAAGCACTTGAACAAAAAGATGTAGATATTGTGGATATGAAGCAAATTTTTAAGTATACTTTAGAGTATATTTTTGATGAGTTTATTTCCAACGATATTCTTGAAGCACTTACATTTAATTACTTGGTAGACTATGTTAAAGCTAATGCTATAGATGTATCAAGTGAAAATATTTGGGGTATTATTTATGAACGATTAGATTATACTTCTTGTTCTTATAAAGAAGCATTAAATGAACTTAAGGAGGATATTAAAAATGACTACGCAGGAAAAGATTGCTAAACATTTAGGTGTTAATATCAATGAACCTTTTATGATTAGTGAGTGGGGGCATAATCCCTTTCATGTTGACCCTAATCTTGGGCTTGTAACTCATGATGGTGATAGAGTATCTAATGCGCTATTACAGGAAATTTTCTTTGGTGATGTCCATATTATTAAATTGGATAAAAGAAAGTTTACTATTCCTTCTCGTATGTATCAGTATGTAGACTGTTATCTTAAAGATGAACTTATTAAAGAATGTATTGAACTCGAAAGATTTAGTGATAGACCATTTTATGATAGAATTATTGATGTTGCTGATAATATGGCAATAAAACATAAAGGTGATATTAAGTATATTTATCAGTTCAAAGATTATATTGACGATTTTCTTGATGTAGCAATGGATGATAGTTTTGCAGGTGTTTCATATTTAACAGATATGAATAGAATTTTTCTTGCACATTCACTAGATAAAATTATCATCAATAACTATTTAACTACTATTGGTTTTAATATTCTTGCTAAATATGTGCAAACTATTGGCTTAGATACTATTAAAACAACAAATGAAGTAGAACATATTATGGAAGAAGTAGCAAGAGAAATGGATGTAGAAGATACGCAACAAGATATTATCAACAAACTTATTGAGAAGGTGAATACTAATGAGCAAGTTAATTCAAATTCTTAAAGATTTAGAAGTTCCGTTTGAACTCAAACGAAATTCCATAGTGGTTGGTAAAAAGCGTATGTATGTAGTAGGACAATATGTATACTTTAGTTATCCTAATAGTGAGTCAAAACTTAGTATTAACAATCCTATGTTAAAATCATGGATTAGATATTATGTAGGAGGTAAATAATGGATAGGCTAAAAGATTTACTCGATATCTATAATGCTGAATATGCTGTAAAAGAAGATACAATTTACCTTACAGATTATGGCGATATTTGGGGTAGTATCTATTATACTGACAAAGATGAGTATTATCATTTTGAATATGGCAATACAGAGATTAAGGTATGGAAACAAGACCCACATTTAGGTGAGTATGTAGAGCATTATCTTAATGGTTTTGATGATTTTGTAGAATTTGTGGAGGGGTAATAATGACCATAAAAGAAATTACCTATCAACATAGAAGGGATTTTAAGGCTATCTTTGCTTGTTCTGCTTGTGGTTATGAGGAAGAGCGTTGGGGTTATGATGATGATAACTTTCATAGAAATGTAGTACCTAAAATACAATGCCCTCATTGTGGACTATCAGAAGAAGATTTAGGTACTGATTATAGACCTATAGGAACAAAGTATGCGGAGGGTGTACAAGTATGAGAATCAAAACAGTAATACATAGAAATCCTAATGCGGTTATTGCTACTTTTGAATGTCCTTATTGTGGTTGTACGGCTGATAGATGGTCAGATAATAGTAAGGACTTTCAAGATACTATCAAATGTCCTAATTGTGGTAAAACTGAAAAAGATGTTAAGAAATAACTTTAAGCAGGAAATTTTTCCTGCTTTTTCTATTGACATTACTTTTAGGCTATGTTATACTTTAATCAAGGTTAAAGGAGGAATTGAAATGACTAGAGAAGAAATGCTTAAGGAAGTTGTATTTAATGTAAATCAGTTAAGGAATGAACTTATTCAGAAAGGCTTTAATGTATTTCCTATTAGGGAAGTTAAACTTTCTACAAGATGTACTAGAAGATTTGGTTTATGTACTTATCATAGAGATGATTACGGAGAGATTATTGAGGTTACTATTACTATTTCTGATATTTGTTTTCATAGTACAAAAAATTGTTTGCGTGATGTTATTTTACATGAGCTTTGTCATGCTATGCCTAATGGACAAGGACATAGAGAATGGTTTCAGAATTATGCTAGAAAAGTAATGCAACTTTATGATAACTGCCATATTGGTACATATTCTACTCATGAAGAAGCTGAAAAGAAAAATGAATATATTAAATCTATTGATAGATACAGAGAATATAAATACAAAGTAACCTGTAATAATTGTGGTCATAGTTACTATTATAAAAATGAAACTAAATTTGTTCGTCAGATTAGATTAGGGACAAGACTCACTTATCGTTGTGGTGCATGTAAACATAAAGAATTTAATTTAGAAATTTTATAAAACATATTGACAAAACTTTTTATATGTGTTAATATATAATCATAAGGAGGAAATAAAAATGATTAGTAAAACTATTATGTGTTTAGCTATCTTGTTCGCATTGATTGGTGAATATAAGTATAATTTTTATTATGAGGATTTGCTGATTATGCTTATGCTTGTGGCTATCTATTTTAAGAAGGGAGAGATTTAATATGAATCTGTATGATAATGGTTGTTATATGTGGGATGGTTTAGTTTTAGGTATGGCTAGAGCACTTATTAGTGAAGCTGAACATATTTTAGATGAAGAAGATTGTCATATTTATGACAGTATTCTAAATAAGATTGATGAAAATTGTATTGATACACAAGCAGTTGACCTTCTTGTACATACTGCAAGAGCATATTGTGAAGCAGGACTTCTTTGTAATGAGTATGAGGAAGATAAGCAAGAAGAAGGTTTTGACCTTTTCTACGACCTTTATTTGGGTAATAAACACCACTTATTGCAGGATAATGATAATGCTAATAAATTTTATGATAAATATCAGAAAATTTTTGAGAGAACACCTAATATTGGTGAATCTGTAGATGGTGATATTAGAGTATTTTTTGAATAAACCTATTGACAAGACTTTGAATGTATGATAATATATAATCAAACGAAAGGAGAGATACATATGAAACTTAGAATTACTGTAACAGGTATTGCAGACATTGAAGTACCTAAAGAACTTGAAGATGAAGACATTGATACTATTTGGAATGAATTGCAGGATGATATATCTTGTGTAGATTGTGGAGAACTTTATAGCATTGATAGTGAACCTTTAGATTTAGATATGGAGGATTAATTATGATTAGATGTAATAATTGCATGTCTGTATTTAAGTGTGAAGAAGATATGCCGATGATGCAATTAGGTGAGGATTATACTTATGCTTGTCCTAATTGTAAAACGGATGAGTATTTAATGGATATTGAAAAAGTTCTACTTAAAGTCAATCTTACCGCTTATGTAGAAGTACCTACAAAACTTTGTGGGCTTACTAAGGAAGAAATATTTGAGATTTTGGCTGATAAAGTAGATATTGGTGAACTTATTTGTGTTGAAGGTAAACCTATTGGATTGGAGGTGCATTAAATGAGCCTTAAATCCTTTAATCAAGTTTGGGAAGAACTTGCTAATATTCCTTTTGATGAAGTAGATGGAGAACTCTTCTTGGCAGAAGATTGGTATTTCTTCACTAAAGGTACATCAAGAGAAGATGTTTGGCATGGCTTAGAAGATTTGTATGGTGTAGCTATAGGAGATTTATTATGAGTAAATTAGAAGAATTGTATAAAAATAGTGATAAATATACACATTGTTCTTATAATGAATGGCTTTATGATTTTGGCTTATTCATTAATGATAATCTTTCTGATTATGAAAAGTGTCTTATCTATAATGAAATAGCACAAAATAGACACTATGCTATGTGGGATAATATTGATGATATATCTGAAATATTTGGTCACGATTTTCTGCATGTATATAGTTTAATTGACCACGATAGATTTAATATTTATGACGATATTATTTTTGAAGAGGGGTGCTTGATTGTATCCTATACTTATGCTGATTTTATTAGTGAGTATTGGAACATAGAAGATATTGTAACTTATATTAGTAAGTTTGGCTTAGAAAATTTAATCAATAAAGATTTAATTCTTGACAAACTAGATTAAGTGTGTTAGTATAATATTAAAGGCAGGTGATTAGCTTGATTGTATTGGGGTTCTTAGCATTTGGATGTGGTTTCATTGTCACGATAGCTTTATTCTTACTAATTGAATGTATAGATGCAATAAAAAAATAAGAATAACCTATTGACAAAACTTCAAAAGTATGATAAGATATAATCAAGATAAAGGAAAGGAGAGATAATCATGACACTATCAATTATCCTATTGGTAAGTTTTGTAAGCTATATGGTTTATAAAACTGTAAAAACTTTAGAAAATATTGCTTGACAAGCAATGAAAAGTATGGTAAACTTAAAGCATAAAAAATTTAAGGATTTAGGAAAAGGAGAATGTAAAATGGAAAACATGGTAAATGTAGTTAATGGTGTTAATTTTGTAGAAGAATCTAAGGAGGAAAAGGCAATGATGAACGAAGAAGTAAAAGCACAGGAAAATGTTGTTGTAGCTAATAAGGAGGAAAAGGAAATGATGAATGAAGAAGTTAAACAGGAAAATAATCATGAAGGTATGGTACGCCGTTTCTGTGTAGAATGTGGTAAGGAACTTTGGCTTCCGCAGGGTAGCAGACAGACCATTTGCAATGAGTGCAAGGCTGAAAAGAAAGCTATGGCGGCAAAGGTAGCACATGAACGTGCAATGGAACGCAAGGCTAAATTGGGGTTGGTTACGAAATCTTTGAGCATCTATGAATCCACCTTTAATATTCTCCGTAATGGTAGTAAAGAAAAAGGAATCTCCATTGCAGAATATCTCCGTATCTTGGTAGAAGGTGAGCAGAAAGCCGAACAGGAAGAAATCGCATGATTATAAAAGGACTACGAAACATTTCGTAGTCCTTTTTATTGCTTCAAATTGTTTTCTATTATTTTAATTTTTACAGTTGACATGATTTTTATAGTGTGGTATATTATATATGTAATAAGTTTATACTTTGAGGGGAGAAATTTAAGAAATGGAGAATGGTATTGTTTTGACTTGTTTTGTAGGGGATTGGCTTGATTTTAGAAGTGCTTACCCTAACGCTATGGAGGTTGATACGGCAAAGTTTAAAATCTATAATGGGGTATTTAATTTAAAATGGAATGAGTTGTCTGAAAATATTGCTGAATTTTTCAGTAAGCGTAATAGTATTATTACTTGTATTAAAGATAATAAGATAACTTATCAAAAGCCTTATGGCTCATTTGACTCTTTAATTGTTTATTCTCCTGCCCTTAAGGGTAATGAGATTGTATTTACAGAAAAGGAAGTGTGCTAATTGGAATTTAAGGATATTGAGCAAGCGTATTTACATGATTTTGCCTACGATAATATTCAGCAGTATTTAAGAGATAATCATGCTAAGCTATTCTTTAAGAATAATAAGGTGCATAAGGCTTCACCTTTTGTATGTGGTGTTTTAGCAGGGATTATGGAATGTTACATAAGAGAAGCTAAGGATATTCCTTCTTGGCTCTATGAATATATTGGCAATAATCAAGATATGCTTATTGATATGTGTACGGATGAATGTATTGATTTTGCTATGTATATGGAAAAATATGTAGATGAATTTTTTAATATAAAACATAGTTTTCATGTAGGCAAAACGCTCTATATAGATAGATATCATTGTATATTTACACTTTATCCTCATACTGAATTTGATTATTTTAAGTTCTTGGATGAATTTGAAAAACCTTTTTTAGCTATGCAAGGTAGTAAATTCTGTATAGAAATTATCTAAATTTGTGCTTGACATTACTTCCCCATTGTGATATACTTTAAGTACAGTAAAGAAAGGAGAGATTGATATGAGAGTAAACGCTAATAAACTTTATGAAGATATTTTAAGAAGATATGCAGAAGAATATTCTATGACAAAAACGGCTTTAGATGCATATGAAAAACTTGTGAATATTAAATTTACTGAAAAAACTTATGCTCAACTTGAGGTATTGCAGGAAGATAATAGATTAGCTTTTGATAAGTATACAGATATATTATCTGTTTGTGAACTTCAAAAAGATGAAGAAGAGGAACTACAGAAAATTATGGACACTAATAGCGAAGAAGTTATTCTAAACACTATTAAAATGTATTTAGAAGATATTGGTTTTGAGAGGGGGATGAATTAAAATGGCAATTGTAAGTGATGTTGTATTTACTGTACATGGTTATGATTGGGCAGAATTTGCAGAAAATAATATGGATAATCCTTATGTTAAGGGTGCTAAAGTAACTTCTTATGCAAGAACTGACTTAGTTAATGTAATGTTTGAGGGTGTAAAATGGTATACTAAAGATGATTATATTGATGAAATTATAGTTTACTTTAATGACCATGATTTTCTTCTTACCACTTTAGATGAAGATAATACTGTTTTTCAGCAAGACCATGTATCTGATGATAATATGATATCTGAATTTTGGGATTATGCCCCACAAGTTAAATTGGTTGTATAAGGAGAGATTATAAATGTCATATATTAATATTAAAGCAATTCAAAATGGTAGAGATGATGATGTTATTGATGTTACAGGTGATATGAGTCCACATGAAATTACTGACTTGTACTTTAACATTATCAGCCATATGGTAGAGTTTGATGATGAAGATGAAGTGTACTCACTTCTTCATATGCTTATTCTATCCCATATGAAGGAGGAATAATCTTGGAAGTAATGATGTTTGGGAATGAGAAATATTCTTATGACAGGGATAGTCAAAGGGTATTTGTAGATAATTATGAGAAGGGAACTCGTGCCGTATTTTGGCTTGAAAATGGAAATTTAATTCAGAAAACTAAAACAGGTTGTAATGCAGAAGGACTTATACTTTTGTATAAAACTATAATTTGTGGTTGACAAGACTTTTAATATGTAGTATAATAAAGGAGAAATAAGAAATGGTTATTAAAGTTAAGGGCAAAGAATTTGATTTAAGAGACACGATTGAAGATGTTATGGATGACTACTTTGGTGAAGATGATGATTTTGCTTTTCACTTTGCCCTAGCAATGGAAGATTATTTAAGAAAGAAGGTTGATAACGATGGCAAGTATTAAAGGTTTACCTAATTGGCGTGGTATTCGTGGTATTCGTTTTAACTTTGGTGGTGAGTGGTCTGATTCCTATTTGCTTTACCATAGATACATTTTTAATGCAGATGATATTGAGGACGCATTATGGCAAATGTTTTGTGAAGAAACAGGGCATAAAGATAGTGAAGCTGACCTAAGTAAAGTTAATGAAGAATATAACATGTGGCTTAATGAGGATAATCGTGCTAAAAATTATTTAGATGATTGTATTCATGGTAGATGTTATATTGGGAGGTATCATTGACTATGGAGATTTTCACTCTTGAACACCTTTATGATTTTCTTAGGCAAAAGCATGGAGATGAATTTGTAGAACTTGCACAAAGACTTATTGAAGAAGATGTTTCACGTGCAACAGGAAAACTCATGGATAACATTGATATTTATGAAGATGGTTTTGAAGATGCCTTAGATATAATTAAGGAATATGAGAAAAAATATCCTAAGATTGATTATGATGATAGCCATATAGAAGAAGCTAATAAACTTAGTAAAGCTATTTACATGTGGGCATATAATAATTATTATGCAGATGTAGGAGATTAAATTATGTATGTAAATGATTTGGATGGGTTTTATGAACTCATCAAAGAAAGTTTTGGACAAGAAAAAGCTGACCTTTTTGTAGAACTTATAGGCGAAAGAATTATACAGGAAACTAGCAAACTAAAAGAGCAGATTGATATTTATTCTCGTGGATTTGAGCAAGCATTATTTCATAAAGAATTTCATGAACGTATGAGTGGAGAAATTTACGACCATTTAGATAGTGAAGATATAATTAAAGCGGAAGTATTGAACTATAAAATATATAGAGATTATGATAACCCTAATTACTATGCAAGAATAGGAGAGTATCACCATGAAAACGCTGAATATTTATGACTTTGACGAACTTACCGAAGATGTGCGGAGAGAAGTATTAAATAGAATTGTTAAAAGTGATGATTATGCTTTAGATATGCGTATTGCACTAAAGGATTTTCTCGATGAAGAAATATACGACATTGGTGGTGGGTTTGTCACTAATGAGCGTGAATGTGTTATTACAGATGTAGTAAACTTTCTTGATGAAATTTATCGTTACGATAATAAACATGATACGGAATTAAATGTACAACTTAATTGTGCATGTGCTTGGGAACATATGGGTAAAATTACCATTAGTGACTATCTTACTAATGTAGGTATTGAAACCTTTTTAGATAATCCTAATTTCAATTTTCTTATTGAAGAATTTAGGGAAGATATTAAGTATTGGCTTGGAAATATTAAAAAAGAATTAAAGGAGAAAGAAGAAAAGTTTATTAAGGATTATAAATCAAGGAATTGCCTTGAAGATTATATTTATAAGCATGACCTAATGTTTACTAAAGATGGAGAGGATGTTAAAATTGGAGCAGACTAAATATTGTAAAGAATGTGGTAAACCTTTTGAAGCTACACATGGAAATCAGAAACTTTGTAGCTATTGTAGATATCATATGAGCGAAATTCGCCGTAAAAAGAATATCGGTAAAGTTAAAGATAGAAAGAAGAAACTAGGTATTAGGGCTTCATATCTTTATAATGAAGATATAGATTTAGTTAAGAAGATTAAAAATAGTGATGAAACTATTGCAGATGTATTTCATAAGATTTTATATTATTACATGGAAAATAAGGGAATTGTTGTAGATACTATTCTTAAGGGGGAATAACTTATGGGGACTTTAGTTACGTATACTATTGATGAATTATCCGATGAAGCAAAAGCTATTGCGCTTCAAAATGTAAAGGATTCTACTTCATACAAGGCTTATTATAGTGCAGAATTTAATTCTTTTTCAGATAGAGTTTTTGGTGAAGAAAGCAACGAACTTTTAGAAAATAATGCTGAATATACTATTACTGATACTGATATTCTTATTAGTTCTGTATATGAAGATGGTAGTGGGGATGGTAGTGCTATTCTTAGCACACTCTATTCTATGTATATTTTAGGTGATGTATCAGTATATGAAAATCAAACTTTTACAGTAAAAGTTAATTATGATACTGAACCTATTAGAGAACTTGTAAATACTTTTCAAGAAGATATTAAAACATGGGCTAATGGTGTATTGGATAAAGTTGGAATTCGGCAGGAAGAATTTACAGAAGAATTTTTCTCTGATTATACTGTAACACAATATATTCGTGAAAATAATTATATCTTTACGGAAGATGGGCAAAGAATTTACATTAACTGATTGACATATAGTTTTAAGTATGTTATACTATAGTCAAGATAAAGAAAGGAAGTGCTAATATGTTTAGCGAAGAACTTAAAGAAAGACTTGAAGAAATGAAAGCTATTGATGCAATGTATAAGGAGGTTATTGAAGAACTTGTACAAGATGAATACACAGACAAAGACTTCTATAACATTGTAAATGATATTTCTTCTCATGGCTGTAAGAGTGGTATTGTAACTTCTATGATTAACTATGAAGATACTGTAAAATTCTATGAACGCCATAAATATATTATCAATGGTTATCTTAGTGAACATTGGCAGAATACAGGTTGTGAAAGCATTAAAGAAATCTTTAGGGACTTCGATGACGATGACCTTCTTTGCCTTGATGTACACAATTAGAATTTACTTGCATGGTATGGTTATGAGTATGTAGTATCTGACCTTCTTACCATGATGGAGGAAATGTAATATGGTTTATGTAGTATTACATGAAAATGAAATTTGTTTTATTGCTGATAATGAGCATGATATTCTTAAATATTTAGACCTTACAGATGGTACAGGCTATACTCATGCAGGATTTACTGAAGAGTTAGGTATTGACCCTTATGTGTGGCTAGACAATGGTCATATTATTGATGATATTTCAGAGTTTCTTGATAATGATTATTATGTGACTCAATATCATCTTAACTATGATTATAGACACGATTCTCCCTATTTTTTGAAGGAGATTAAATAAAATTAGCAGGGAGAAATCCCTGCTTTTTTCATATTTACTATTGACATTACTTTAGATTTATGTTAATATATAACTATAGAAAGGAGATAGACATGGATAAGATAGTTGTAAAAATGAAAGATTTAGCTAAAATTGATGCTTGGAAAAATGCAGAAAAGAGAAGCATTGAAGAATATTGCCATCACTTTAATCCTCCATTTAAGGATATTGAAGTATATATTGTAGAAACTAACTTAGGATTAAAATGTTATAATAAAGGTACTTATGTTAATATTTATCCTATGATAGATAATCAAAGTTGTGGCAATTATAGGGTAAGATTAACGGATATGAAGGTCATTAAAAATAAGACTAAGACTTTACAGAATACTGATATTCCTATAGACACACTAAATCAGCTTGCTACTTTTTATGTATTGCTTATGGTATATATAGCAACTTATAAAAAATCTATTGAACCACAAAAAGCCAAAGTAGAAAATAAGCATGTAGGAAATAAGAAGAAAAAGAATAAACCACGTTATACTTATATTTTCAATAGTAGCTATAGTAGTGAGTATAAAGGTGGACACCACGCTAGTCCATCTTATGCTTTTAAGGTAAGGGGACATTATAGACATCTTAAAAATGGTAAGAAAATTTGGGTAAGAGAGTATACTAAAGGAGAAGGAAAAGCAAAAGAAAGGATGTATAGACTATGATTGTACTTCATATTGAAAGTGAAAACTATGATACCAATGAGATTAAAAAAGAGTGTGTTGTAGTAGATAAAGTTACAAAAAAGTTTATTGACGATTATATTTCTAATAATTATTTTCAATATACTTATGCAGATGTTAGAGGTAGTGCGGTAACTTATAGAACTCTTAGTAAATGTGCCATTGTTACGGCTTTTAAGCCTACATATATTAAAGGAGAGATTGTGTCATGAATAAGATAATTAATCAGATTAGGATTATTGACCATAGCGGTAAAGTAGATATGCTTGACCCAAAAGAAGTTCAATTAGTGGCTTTTAATATGCGATTTTATGAACTTGTAGATTATATTGCCCAAAATCAAAATCAATATTTACGCACTCTTTTTCAAATTAGGGATTGACTTTCGCCCCATTCTTTGATATAATAAAATCATAAGATAAGTACTTCGATTAAAAGGAGAGATAAAAATGAGATATATTACTATTAAAGCCTTCAAGTTTGATGAATTGTCTGAAAAGGCTAAAGAAAATGCTCGTGAAAACTATCGTAGGGAATGTGAATGTGACCAACTTCCTTGGGCAGATGAAAATAGTGAAAGTATTCGCAAAATTTGTGAAGCACTTAACTGTAGCTATGAAATTGATAACTATAATCATTGTTTTCTTACTTTTCAAGGGGAAGATGAAGTATTAACTCTTAAAGGTGCAAGAGCCTATAAATATGTGTGGAATAACTTTATTGAACCTAATCTAAAGGGTAAGTATATTAGTAATGGGCATAAAAATTATTACAGTAAAGTAACTAAAGAATTTAATTGTCCATTTACAGGATATTGTGCAGATATGCTTTTACTTGACGCTTTTAATGTGTGGAAAGATGATTTAAGAGAATTTGAAACTGCTGTAGAATGTTTCTTAAATCGTGTTGGCTATGCTATTGAAAATTTCTTAGATAGTGAAGAAGAATATTATGATAGTGATGAGTATGTAGAAGATATGATTATTGCAAATGATTATGAATTTACAGAGGATGGTGAAATTCTATGAGAATAATGCACATGAAAAATCATCTTGGACATATTAGTAAAAATAATATGATTATAGAGCATGATTGTAAGTTATATATGGTTAGCTACGATGAAGTAGTTATAGTTAAAAATGGGCATAATGTGGCGGTAAAAAAGAGCGCAAAAGAAAAGAGTAAAACTACAAGCAGATTTATAGGATATTTCCTAAAAAGATATTGTCAACTTTGCAACTTAGAAGCTATAGAGTGGATGGGGGATGAAGAATTTGATTTACTATGTAGGTAATGCAGGAAAAATCATTAACCATAATCTTAAAGGTCACTTTTATATAAGTAAAGGAGAAATCTTTACAGAAAAAGAACTTGTAGCAAAAAAGATTTGCAGAGAAGGTTTTACTATGATTGAAACTTCCAAAAATAATACCTATAAACTTTTTGGAGAAAGGTATATTATTGATGATATGAAAGTGAGGAAAATAAAATGAAAGAGATTTTAGAAGAACTTAAAATACCATATACTATGCAAGGTGTAGACTACTATGTATTAGGTAATGGCAGAGAAATCTATCAAGATGGAAATACTGTATACTTTTGGTGTAAAACTACTTTAGTCAAGAAGAATATTCGTCAAAAGACTATCAAGCGTATTGTAAGAGCCTATGCGCGAGGACGCAGAATCGAATGTGGGGAATGGTAATTATGATTTATAGCGCAGAAGAAGAAGCTAAAATCCTAGATACTAAAATGATTAACTTTAGGACAAGGAAACTTCTAAAAGATTTTCTTAGCTATTACGAAATTGAATATGATAAAAGAAAATTGAATAAAGTAGACATTCATGCAATTAAAACGATAGGAGAATTATTATGCCGTATCTAACTATCAGAAAAGAAGTATCGTCTTTTGAATTGACCTTAGAACTTGAAGGAAAAGCCTTAGAGTATGCTGATACTATGTATGACTATAATATTTTAGATGACTTTGTACAGGACATGGGGGATTATTTTGAAGGTAAATATCCTTCCATTGAAGAGGTTAGTGACTATATCCTTTCTAATGCTAATGAGTATATTATCCTTAATAGACCTATCTATACTTTTGAGGATAAGGCAGAAATTGAAGTACACCTAATCAAGAATCATATTCCATATAGTGAAGAAAAACTAGCAAAGGTTGACGTTGATAACTATTCTAATATAGCTGAACTGAAAGAAGATATTTTGCCGTGGTAAATATATACCCCATTTTATTGGGGTTTATATTTTATTGTATAAAATTAAGTTATCCACAATAAAATGCAGTTATCCACATAGTTATCCACAGGCTAAAAAATAATTTGACAAATATAAAAATCTATGCTATATTATGTAATAGAAAAAGTTAATGTAGAGAGGGTTTTGGAAGTGAGAGCAATCATAGTAGGCAGGGAAAGATTAACGATTAGGGAATATTGCCGTAGGCATGGGCTGAATCCGCATAGGGTATATAACTATAAGAAAAAGCATAATCTAAGCTATGAGGAAGTAATACGGCGATATGAGGAAGGAGAAATTACCCAAAGAAGGGCATATGAAATAGAGGGATTAAGCCTAAAGGAATATTGCAGAAAAGAAGGATTATCCTATAGTGCTATATATAGCTATATGCAACGCCATAAGGTAAGTGCAGAAGAAGCCTTAGAAGTATATAAAGGTACAGGAAATAGAAACACTTATTATTACATAGAAGGAATGAGTTTAAGAGCATGGTGTATAAAGCATAAAAGCTATAATGATTATAGAGGTATTTTATACTATAAGAAAGAGCATAATTGTAGTGTAGAAGAAGCGGTGAGAGGGTATTATGATAATCGAAACGAATGATATGTTATATAGTCTAAAAGAATATTGTGATTGTTATCATCTTCCCTATGATACTATAAATGCCTATAGAGCAAATCATAAAGAATTATCAACTATGGAAGCAATAGAAGCATGGAAGAAGATGAAAAGAAAGCAAAAAGAAGTAAAAGAATTTTGCAGACTATATGATATAAGCACACAAACATATAGAAGAAAACTAAAGATAATGACAAAGGAAGAGTTAGCGGAAGAAATAAAAGAAAATAAGATATACTATAAAGGTCAATATATAGCTATAAGTAAGTATTGTAGAGTAAATGGTATAAGCTATAAAAAGATAGGAAGTAGAGCGCAAAGAGAAGGAAGAAGCATAAAAGAAGTAGTATTAGAAGAATAAAAATTTTAGGGGGAGAATCAAAAAAGAAAAGGAGGTGATTATATAAAAAAGATTTTAAAATTTGGGCAGAGAAAAGAAGAGAGAAAGAATGGGAATATAAGTTATAATAGTATAAGATAATAAATATATAAAACTAGAATAAGTATTATTATAGACACTATTATTAATAAAAATAATTGCTAAAAATAGATGATAAAATCTAGTATATATATTTGGCAAAAATAAAAGGTAAACTTAAATTGGCAAAAATAAATGGTAAAACTAGTAAATTGATAAAAATATAAGGTATATTGGCAAAAATAGATGGTAAAACCTACGGCGTTTCTCACTACAACAAACAATAACAACAACAAATAACAGTAATTACAGAGGCATTGCACACAATACAATACAATATTCTAACAACTAGAATATTCAGTCTATGTCAGAATATTCAAATTAATGGACAAATTCTTTATTATGCTGAACACAATAATAAATTGTTCGATACTATTTATTCTTATTTAATTTAGCACAATAAAATGTGTCTCCATATAAGGGGGGTAGTATTATTTATTTGTATTGTTTTTAGTATACTAAATAATTTTTTTTCATATTATTTTCATAAATTAAATTGTATGCAATCAAACGCTAAAGTTGTCTGATAATCTAAATATTCAGACAACTTACTTAAATAGACAGATAATTCAGTTTATCAGACAACTCTTTTTTTGACCTATAAAAATTATAGTATTGACATTATAGCTATATTATAGTATACTATATATAGAGGTGATAAATAATGAAAATTACATTTGAGTCTAAAGACTATCCTAAAAAGACTATAGAGGTTAAAAGTAAATATAGTATTAGGGCTTTAATTTGGGATTTATATGATAAGCATATTGATAGTGTTATTAAGGTTAATAATAATAAATATTTAGCTGATGATATTACTTGTATTATAGAGAAATAACTTCTTTTTCTTTTTACCGCCAACCTATTGACAATACTATTGGTATATGCTATACTATATATAGAAAGGAGAGGTACTTATGAAAGTATTACTTAAGTCATTAAAAGAACTTAAATTAGAATATGGTATTGAAGAAATAAATGGCTATTTAATTATTGGTAGTGGTGTTGTAGCTACTGATATGGTTAAATTATTTGGTAAGGTAGTAGAAGCTAAATATGATAAGGTATCTGATTCTTATGTTATTTATGATTGGTATTTTCATCCTAATTTTGTTAAAGGTGAAGTTATTAATGAAGAAACTATTTATACTATTAAAAGACTTAATGATGGTATTGAATACACTCTTTCTTTTTAATTCTTTCCCGCCCCACTTAAAATTTATTATATATTATATAGGAAGGAAATGTATATGAGAATAAGAAATGCATATGTAGTTTATATTGATTTTGATGGAGATATTTATAGTGAAGTAGAAGGTTATTACATATTTGCAGGAGAAGATGCTATTAATGAAGTAAAAGAACTTGTTAGACAAGCACTTAAAGACTTATATAATCATCTTGTAAAGAAAGGATGGTCTACAGACTGTGATATTGAGGGACATCTTGTTTCATTAAAAGATGTTATTAATACCGATAAAATATTGGATGCATGGGGTTGTGGTCATTTTGGCAATTGGACAATTGAAGTAGAAAGGTGTATATAATATGTTTTACAGAATCCGTAATCATATTTTTAACCTAGACAGAGTTATTGATATTCATATTGAAGATGATTTTATTATAATTAATATGGATAATGGTACTAATTTTAGTATTAGTCTTAATGGTATTAATAGTAGTAAATTAATGGATAGAATACAGTTAGATTTACCTACTCTTTGAGGTGATTTTAATGACTCTTAATTATTGTAATACTAAACTTGATAGACATGATAGTATAGTAGTTCCTAGTAGTAATATTGAAAAAGCTATTATAGAAAATGCTATTATGCTATATGGTAATGATTTTTATGTTCTTACTGAAATTAATGAATTAGAATATAGTCTTAATAGTTATATTAAATGTAATGTATGTATATAAGAGAAGATACTTTCTTCTCTTTTTTGCTAAATTTTGCGAAAATTCTCATTATCAGACTATTTATTACTAAAATAAGGAGTAAAATTACTCCTACTCCTTACCATTTACTATGTATATCTTTAAGCAAGTTTATCCACTCATCATAAGATAAATTTTCTATATCTTTAAAAAATTCATTGTTCCCACTTTTAATAATATTTTTCATTTCTTTATGAGATAAATTATATAATGTTTCTAATTCTTTATATGTATAATTATTATCCCCTATATAAAATTTATGACCTTTACGACAGGAGCAACCTTTATTAGGAACACGATTTATTAAGTTATATACGCACAACTTATGGTTACTACCACAAATATTACATTTTCCTATTGCACTTGAAGTATCTATTTCATCTAAACACACTATACTAAATTCTCTAATATTCTTACCAATATACTCTAAATATTTTCCTCTATACTTAGGTATAGGCATTGACTCTGCTTCTTCTAGTGTATAACCATCCAACATTCTTTGATGTATTACATTATATCGTAAGCCTTTACGTTCACAGTATTCTATTAAAAGTTCATCTTCATTAGCCCACAAATTTCTATCTTGATTTCTATTCTGCATACTTTTAGGAATCCAATGGCAATTTTCTTTGAAATAACCTATATCATTATTTTTTCTATCAATAGAGGGTAGGTCATTAGGATTATCTAAACAAGCTAAATACTCTTCATACATATCATTTTGAAAGTTTTCAAAATCTAACCATGATTCTTGTATCCCATGTTTGTGATAATATTTATAGTTAATATTTTTAGGATTGGTACACCTATCTACCATACTATACCATATACTATAAAATCTTAAATCTTTAATAATTCCTCTCTGCCTATTTATTCTGCCTCCATTTTCTTCATAATAAGCAAATATATCCTCAAAGGAATCTCCTGTTTTATACCTTCTATTATATACCATGGTAGGACTTATTCTTTTCCTCCTACAGTATTCTAGTACTGACACTAATTCACCATCACAATCAATTAAATATTTTGTACAAGTAGATTTATCCTCTTTTGTTTCATAATAAGCTACTGCTTGTTCATAGGTTTCTCCGTATTTTTTAACCCTATATTGTACTGCACAATAGTTAAGCTTCTTTCTTTTACAATATTCTTTGGCAGGAATCATTTCTCCATCTAATTCTAAATAGTGTGCCAATTTACCTCACTCTCCAATAAGTTTTATTTTTAGTATAGCATAAATTAGTCAAAAAGTCAAGAAAAAATTTATTGACTTTTTCTATTGACATTACTTTTTAGCTGTGTTATACTTATTACATAGAAAGGAGTTGATAAAATTGACCTATTATGATAAATTAGTTAAAGAGAAAGTTAAACTTCATGAAAAGCTAAAAGAACTTACAGAAGAAATTGCTAAAGTTTATCTTACGCAATATACTTTTATTATTAAAAATGGATTTATTAGTGAAACTAATAGTTTAAGTATTAAAAATATGGAAAAAGAATACCATAATATAGAATTAGAAATTAGTAAAATTGAATTTGCTATGGAAACTTATAAGACATGGCTATGCAATAGTTAGGTCTAAAACTTGAATAAACTGTCTGCTAGAGCATAAAAATAGGGTGTTTTTTCTATTGACATTACTTTTTATGTATGTTATAGTATATATAAAAGGAGTTGATTAATATGTTACTTAAAACTTATAAAGAATTAGTAGAAGAATACGGATTAGATAGAGATAATCTTTGTTATGGTGTTAATATTAGTAGACTTAAACATCTAGGTGAAGTTGTTATTGGTGTTTATTTAAAGGAAGATGACATGTATATTATTGATGGACAGTATTACTATCCGTGGATGATATCTTCTCTAAATTAAAATTTACTATTGACATAACTCTATAAGTATGTTATACTATATATATAGATTGAAAGGAGAGATTAATAATGTTTAGTGTAAATGATACTTTTACTATTGTTAATATTGATATTGCTAATAAGCTATATATTATTAGTATTAATGGTAAATTATATACTATTTCCTTTTCTTCAATTATTCCGCGAAAATAAGGAGAGATTAATAATGACTACTAAGCAAAAAGAACTTATGCTATCTTTATTTAAGATTTTAGGAGATATTAATAAAGAAGCTATTGAAGATGTAGATTTTAATTATTTTCTTGCTGATACTTTAAATGGTCATATTAATTGTTCATTAGATGAATTAGCTATGCGTATTTTTGCTAAGACTATTGGGGAGGAATAATAATGATTAGTATTGATAAAATGAAAGAACTTGCCCAAAAAGAAGTAGAAGCTGAAAAAGAACTTGCTGAAATTAAATATAATAAGGATTTGGCTCGTTACAGAGATAAACTTAAAGAAGTAAAGCCTAAACTCATGGAATACATTGAAAAATGTATCTATAATGGACTTAAATACAATAAGAAAATAGGGCTTTATACATCTTTTGTTGAAGATATATTTAAGCCTATTAGAGATTATGGGGATAATGTATTATATTATTTAGCTGACCCTAATCGTAAAACTATTAGTGCTTATGATGTTGCTTTAAAAGAATTAGCAGATGATGTAAGAGAAGAACTATTTAATGCAGGAGTTAAACATATTGTTTCTAATGATAGGAATTGTTATATGGGCGAACCTTATCTTTTCTTGGAGGTATAAGTATGGATATTAAAGACATTACTATTATTAATATAGCATATAATATTATTTGTTGGAGTATATTTATATATTTAGTATAGCATATAAGAGGAAATCTTTTTCCTCTTTTTATTATGCTTAATTTTCAGACTATTCTGTTTGTGTAACTTCTTTCCATTTTTATTAATTAGAGGTGATTATTTTTAGCACCAATTTTATGTTGTTTAGTGCTAATTTTAGCACTAATTTTTTCTCAAAATGTGCTAACCCTTGATATATCTATGCTTGACAATTATATATGGAGGTGTTACAATATAAGAAAAACTATAAGGAGAGAACCCAATGTGCAAAATCCATGTAATTGACGCTCCCTGTGGGGCAGGTAAAAGTTATGCAATGGCAAACATGATTAATTCTAAACTAGGTGGATTTAATTATATATATGTAACACCACGCTTAAAAGATTTTGATTATTTTGCAAATAATCTCAAGAAGACTTTTAGGCTTAAAGGTCTTTCCTTAAAGGATATTAGTGATGACGATTTAATAAAGTCTATGTTTAATCAACCAAAAAATAATGGTAAGGGTGGCAAATTAGCTGACCTAAAAAGACTTATTACTCGTAAGCAAAATATTATGACTACTCATGCACTCTTTAAGATTTGTGATGAAGAATTTGCAGAATTAGTTAAAGAACGCAACTATATTCTTATTTTAGATGAGTCTTTGTCTGTAGTAGAGCCTATTAAGGAGTCAGAAGTATGTTATATGGATTTAAAAGCTATGGAAGCAATAGGGATTATATCTATTGATAAAGATACAGGATTAATTACATACAATACTGATAATGAATATCCTCCTAAAGGTGTTCATGCTAAACAGTTATATAGATTTAAGAATAATTCTGCATATATATACAAAAAGAAGAAACTTGTGTGGACATTTCCTGTACAATTTTTTGATTGTTTTAAAGAAGTATACTTATGTACATTTATGTTCTATGCACAACTACAAAAGCACTACTTTGATTTCTTTGGATTTGACTATGAATTATTAACAATAAAAAATAGAGAAATTATTCCTTATGAAAGACAATTTCCTAATTTTGATAAATTACACATATGTCAAGATGAGAAACTAAATAGCATAGGTGATAGAGAAGCAGGTAAAAAGCGTAACTCTACTCTATCAATTAATTGGTATAAATATGCAACTAAAACACAGTTAGAACAAATGAGCAATAATATTTATAATTACGTCAGAAATAAACGTAAAGCACCTGCAAATAAAATACTTTGGACAACATATTCAAAATATGAAAAGGTACTAAGTGGCAAAGGATATACAAATTCTTTTGCTTCATGGACTACTCGCAGTACTGAACAATATGTTGGTCGTGATACTGTTGTTTATCCAATCAATGTATTTTTAAATCCTAGTGTATCTGAATTTTTTAGGCAAAGAAAAATCAGTGTTGATGTTGACCAATGGGCATTATCCGAAATGATACAATTTATTTGGCGGTCAGCAATTAGAAGAGACTTGGATACTTATGTGTATATTCCTTCTAACAGAATGAGAGGATTGTTGGAACAATACATTCACTTATCAAAAGTCTATGAACCTAACAAAATGTTCTAAACCGCTTATGCTTAATCTCTTTTCTCATTCTCTTTTTCTTTTTTCTTATTACAATTCTAGCACCGAAAAAATTTTTTTGGTGCTAAAATTGAAAATAAACCTAGTAATATCAAGGGTTCTAGGACTTTTTATTAAAGAATATATAAAGAATAATTTATAGCATAGGGCAGGGATAAATTTAACAATTTCTCCCTACCCCATGTTTGCTCTAACCGAGGGGGTCTGGGGGATACTTCCCCCTCATATATGTTTTGAGTAGCCTCCCTATCCTAAGCGGTAAACTGTAACATATTAACATACTAAAGGATTTTGTTATTGACAAAACAGTAAAAATATGTTATAATATGACTAGTTAAATAGTTAAGGAAGGTGATAACATTATGGATGTATTTGAGTTGCTAGATGATACAACAACATGTAATGGCACATTTTATAAAAAAGGAACAAAGTTTTGGTTAAGAAAGAATGTGGATAATTTAGGACTTTTCTTTAGTTTATTAGGTTCAACAAAAGATGATTTAGTATTAGATATGACTTCGTTATATTTAGTATTCAAACCTTGTGATTATTATGAAGATGAAGAGGATGAAGAAGAACAATGAGGCTATATCAACTAAGTCATAATGCTAATGTGGTTCATTTAGATTCTGCATACATTTTATTCTCGTACAACGAACCTATAGCTATGTATAATGATGATGATACTTTGTTTTTGGTAAAAAATTGGGATAAGTTTTCACAATCAACAAATAAACATACCTATGAATTTTTAAGACAATACACGGCATATAAAACAATAAGAACAAAGAGAGAAGTAGAATCCTTAATAAAAAATAATTCTATAAAAATAGTTGACAGTTTGTAGAAAGTATGGTAATATAAGAGAGTAGGTTCTTTTGCATTGGGAACTTACAAGAATCTTAATAGATTCATCTCCTTTTAGAGAAATATCCTTAGTAGTCCTACCTACTAGGGATATTTTTTTATCTTGACAAATAAAGCTAAATATGCTATATTATAAGTGGGCTATGGCTTCAACACTTTTCTTCTTTTATAATTTCAAATTACAAAAAAGGCTCTTGACAAAGGGCTTTTTTTGTGCTATAATATTGTAAATTATTAATAGAAAGGACAAAACAATGGAATATCTAAGCATTTTAGACGTAAGAGGAACAAATATAATCTGTCACTATAGGGGAAGGCTTATAGTGTTGTATATGGGGTATTCACTCTAAAAATAATTTCAAAAAAAGTGTTGACAAGGGCTTTAGAATTTGCTATACTAAGTATGTAATCGAGATGGGGAAGCCTTGATTGCGGTAACTACAAATAGCTATTAGCAAGTCAGAAAACTAATAGCAAAAGCATAAGATGTATGTATCCGATACAGATTATGTAAGACTGTGTTCGGAGAATAAGCAGAGGTGGGGATCTCTGCTATTTTCCATATATGAAATTCACAGAAAATTCTAGTTAAATGATAATTAATTTTATGACTTGACAAATTTGAAAAAATGTGTTATAATATATATAGAAGGTGGAAATCATCTTCTATCATTATCATTACTTACACTATACACACGTGTAAGTTTAACATTACCGTTTGTCATTGGGGGAGTAAAATCCCCCTAAATTTTTAATTAAAAACACTAATGAGGTGATTATATAAATGAGCGTAGTAGATGACCTTACCCTCTTTGTGCGCAAATGTTACAAAGAGGCTTTTCAGAAGTATTATTTTGCACAAAAGACAAACAATACAAATGATGTATTATTCTTTTCGGGACAAGTAACATTTTTAGAGCAAAATTTTGCAACATATTTAGGACTAGATGTAGATAAACAAGAATTAAAAGATTCAGCTAAAGAAGAAGTTGATTCTTTATTAGATTTTTATAATTCTCCTTGACAAATTGTTAAAATGATGGTATATTAAACATGTACCTTCCTTTAACTCAATTCAACATAATCAACTTACAAGGGAAAGAGCCTACGAAAAATAATCGTAGGCTTTTTTCTTTTTTATACTTGACAATACTTTTAGTATGTGTTATACTTAAAGTACATTAACAGAAAGGAATGATAAACAATGACACTTGAAGAAATTAAACAAGCAGTAAACAGTGGTAAGCATGTGTATTGGTGTAATAATAATTATGAAGTAATTAAAGATAAATATGACCAATGGTTTATTGTATGCTATATTGGTAATACTATTGGACTTACTTGGAGAGATGGCAAAACTCTTAACGGAAAAGAAGAAGAATTTTATATTGGAGAGTAAAAAAGTTCTTGACACTTAAAGTAAAATATGGTACTATATAAGCATAGAAGAAATAAACACCTTGTATTAAAAAGGAGAGATTGATTATGTTAGAAGTAAAAATGGAAATGAGCTTTGAAGACTTGAAAAATAATTGTTGGAGTGGAGCACTTGACAGAATTAAAGAGATTGAAGAAAAAGGGCTTGATGACACCTTAATGTCTTACCTTGAAGAAATCTTCTGTGATGAAATTCCTGAAATGGTAACTGTCAACGATTGGTTGTGGTTCGAGGCCGATGATTGGATTCTTAGAAATACAGAAGTAGAAGACAAGGAACAAGTTAAAAAAGAACTTGACGATGCAGGAAAATGCTATGATGAAGATGAATTTAATGAACTTGACATGGATGATTATTCAACCATTGAAGAAGTAATGGATGAATTAAACATTGATTAAATAATATTGACTAGGATGAAAAATTCCTAGTCTTTATTGCTTTTTATTACTTTCAGAATATTTATAATAGAGCGATTTTCAGACAACTTCTTTGTGGACATTTGTATTTTTCCTCTTGACTTTTTGATTTATTTATGCTATACTAAAAGAAAAATTAAAGGAGTAATAAGTATGAATTATTTAGACGCAAAGAGCAATGGTAAACGTAAATCAAAAAATCAGCGATTGCGTAGAATATGGTATCAAATGGTGTATAGATGTTATAATTCTAAGTGCAAAGCGTACCCTTTATATGGTGGTAGGGGAATTAAAGTACAAGAATCGTGGAAAGATAATTATTTTAACTTTGAAGATGATTTATACGATAGTTATATTAAACATGTGGAAGAATATGGAGAGAAAGACACAACTTTAGATAGAATTGATTATAACGGAAATTACGAATTACCCAATTTACGTTGGGCTACACAAGAAGAACAAGCAAACAATACTAGTCGCAACTTTATAGTCATAGATGGATTAAATTTAACACAATTTAGTAATAAGTATGATTTACCTGTTGCAACTGTATGGGCAAGACTACATTATGGGTGGACAATAGAAAAAATTATAACTACACCTGTTAGAAAATTATCACCTAAAATTTATGCACCAACAGGAGAAAGTATAGAAGAACTTGCTAAAAGATTGAATATAAATAAAAGTACTATAAAAAGTAGGCTTAATAGAGGTTGGACATGGGAAAAAATATTAAATACTCAAGTTAGAGAGTCAATTGTTGCTCCAACAGGAGAATCTTTGCAAGAAATTGCAGATAAGTTTGGTATTTCTCCTCACACGATAAAAACACGGCTTAATAGGGGTTGGACATGGGAAGAAGCTTTAAGTAATCCAGTTAGAAATATTTCTAAAATTGTGTTATCAACAGGGGAAACAATAGCAGAATTAAGTGAGCGTACAGGTATTTCTAAAAAGGTAATAGATACTAGGTTTCATCATGGTTGGTCAGTAGAAAAAATAATAAATACACCTGTAGAACCTAGATATAAATATTATTTACCTTGTAATAAGTCATTAAAAGAACATTGTAATAAAAATAATTATAATTATAAGACAATAGTTAACTATATTAAAAAATATAACTTAGAACCTCATGAAGCATTAGCCAAATATTTAGAAAATAAACAAAAAAGAAATAATAAAAATACCCCTTGACAATCTTTTTAGTATTTGCTATACTATAAGCAGTTAGAGAACACCAAATCTCTAACTAAGCATATATTTTTATCCCTTTCTAATGTCTTTGATTGAATCAAGGACGCTCAGCTTTTAACCTTACATGGATTATGGCAGGAATAAATTTCCTGTCATTTTTCATTTTCCCTATTGACAGGATAATTGCTATATGCTATAATGAGTACATAAGGTTGAAGTGAAACAGCCTTACACCTACCTTTCATAAAACTCTTTTAACTGCAAGATTGGGCTTAAAGAGCGAGGACTTTTTAAGCCTTTTCTTGTGTCACAAACAATGGAGGTCAATTAATTTGGAAACTACAGAATACCTACAAAGATTAAGACAGGAAATTAACAATGGAATAACATACAAAGATATTGAAAAAAGTACTTGACAAGCAAAGCGAAATTTAGTAATATAATATATGGATTTACACATTCCATTAAATAGCTGATAGTATCGACTCCCATAAAATCCCTATTCGATACTATTAGCTATTTTTACTTGACATTACTTTTATATTGTGGTATACTTATAGTATCAAAACAAAAGGAGAGATTAAACAATGATAGAAATTAAACCTTGGTATTCAATATTAAATAGTGATGCACCTGCAACATATAAAGATATGAAGGGAATATCTATCGGTTATGATGTATATTTAGCATTTAAAGATACTGCTTACTATTATGAAGATATAACAAAAGAATCTTTTTACGAAATAATAGATGATAAATTTATAGAAAAATCTTCATTACCACAGAAATTAAAAGGTAAATACTCATACTACTATACAATTAAAGATAAAGAATTTATAACTGCATATAAAAAACATCCTAAAGACTATTGACAATACTTTTAGAATATGATAATATATAAGCATAAAGAAAATACTTCGACTTAAAGAAAGGAAGATTTATTATGACTTACAGTAATGCTACACAGGAATATAAGAAAGCATGTTTCAGCTATTATTTTAATCTTAATTTACCTAAAGATGAAGAAGGAAAAGTAAATGACAATGTAAACTATTATTTAGGCATTAAAGAATTCCTTGAAAAGAACTTTAGAGACATTACCAACAATGAAGACAATAGCGTATATGAAAGATGGGAAGAATATAGGCAAGAAGCAAAACAACAAGCAAAAGAACTCTTAAAAGTACATAGATTGTAAACAATAAAGGGCTGAAAAAGCCCTTTTTATCTTAAAAAATAAAAATTAATGCTTGACAATATAACGATATCATGTTATACTTTTAATATAAGATAAATACTTCAATAAGAGAAGAAGGAGAGATTAACAATGAAAAAAGAATTTGCATTAAATTTCTACAATGGGGAATATGAAAAGGCTTCCAATCTTGTAGAGATGGAAAAACAGAATCTTATCCGTAACATGGAATCTATGCTTGAAGAAATAAAAAAAGATGGATTTGTAAATAGTTATAAATGGGAAAAAATACAAAAATCATATGAAGAATATCAAAGATATAGAAAAGAAAGTACACATAGTATTGAAATCTATAATATTATTAAAACCTTAGAAGATTAAAAGAAAGCAGGGAAGAAATTCCCTGTTTTTTATTGCTTAATATTATTGTCAAACTTTCAGACAACTTAAATAAAAATAGGTATTGACAATAAAACAGTATTTTGCTATAATAATAGTAACAAAAGGAAAGGAGAGATAAACAATGACTAATTCTGAGAACTTAGCATATTTAGTATATAAAGATGTACAGGAGATACTTGTAAAAAATAAACATAATAACAATACATATTTAGCAGGAATTTCATTAGCAGGAAATAACATAGAATTATACAGTATAGTAGATAATAGCGGTGAAGGAGACTTAATAATTTCTATCAAAGATTTTGATACTAATTATGAATTTATTTAAAAATACCTATTGACAATAAAACAATACTATGGTAAGATATAAGCATAAAGAAAATAACTCGAATTAAAGAGAGGAAGATTAAAATGACTAATGAAGAAAAATGGGCGAATACACTTGAAAAACTGCATGATATTGAACCTGCCCCATTTAACCCTAATTACAATGAAGAACATTCAAAAGTAGCAGAACTTCAATCAAAATTTATGTATAAAATTAGAAAAGAACTGTCAGAAATAGAAACAAATGACAATGAGGAAATACTAAATAAAATAGAAGATTTATGTTATGTTTATACCTGCGCTATTCATAATATGTATGGTTATAGTATTGAAAATGGTAAGATTAAACATACAACAGAAAGAGGTCAAAAACTAGCTGACATTTTTAATAATTGATACATAGGCAGGGAATATTCCCTGTCTTTTTAGTCTGTAAATTGTAAGAAAATTCTATTTAAATGACAATTTAATGGTAGCTATTCTCAATAAAAATATCATAATTTGCTATTGACATTATTTTTAGTATGTGCTATACTATAATCAAGATAAGAAAAGGAGAGATAAAAATGTTAGACGTATTAGTATTAGCTATTGGCTATACCATTGTTTTTACAAGTTTCAAACATATTTTTACAAAAAAGTATTGACAAGCTAAATGCTATATGCTATAATAAGTACAGAAAGTTGATTAAGAACTAAAAGAAAGGTTGATGTAAAATGGATACTTTGAAAAACTTTGTTATTGACGCTATGATTGATGAACTTAGTGCAATGGAAGATAGAGAAATCTATGGAGCAGACCTCGGTTATGAGATTTTTAGTGAAGCAAATTGTAATGGTAGTTATACCTGTAATGCACTTGAAGCAGAAAATTTTATTAAGGAATACTTTTCAGATTTTGGGGAAGTAGTAGAGGATATCAAATTTAATTTAGGTGCAGAGAATATTCCTAATCCATTTACAGAAAGTGAGCGTTTCCAAGTTGTTATTATGCTTGAAATGAGTTCTTCACTTGTTGCACAAGTATCTATTGTAGATGAAAATTGGAACAATGAGTTTATGCTTACTAAAGAAGTAATCGAAAAAATCACAAAAGAACTTGAAGAAATGAAAGACTAAAATATATAAATAGGTCGTGGGTCGCTTGTTACGACTCACGGCTTATTATTTTGTAAAGAATTCAGAAAATTCTATTAGTGTGAAAACTCCATATATTCAGCAAAATTATTATCATAAATTTTTAATAAATCTATTGACATAATAACAATACTATGCTATACTATATACAGGTTAAGAGATAGAAAGGATTGATTAACAATGACTAATTACGAAAGACTTTTAGAACTTGAAAAACAGGACAATACAGAGATTTTAGCAAAAGATAATTATGGTAATGAATATGTTATTAACAGTACAGTAAAAGGAGAAGTGGCGTTATTTCATGTAAACTATGCAGATGGTTCTAAGGATAAGCTAATTAGTAAAGAGGATTTTAATAGTAATTATACAATAATTTCCTATTGACAATATAACGACAATATGTTACAATAAGTATAGTTAAAAGAGAGGAGAGATAAATATGCGTTATGCTATTTATAGAACAATGGATAAAAGTAAAAAGAATCATGTTATTCTTAGTCATGATGATATTAAAGATATGTATTATGTAACCTATAAACTTTATGATAAGAGCGAAGTATTTGAATATACTCATTATAACCATGCTTGTTATAAGTTTGATACTATTCATAAAACTTTTAAGGAACTTTTTCCAAAAACACTCTTGACAAATGTTAAATAATCTGTTATATTATAGGTATAGTAAATAACTCGATTAAAAGAGAAGGAGAGATTAACAATGAAAACTTATATGGTAAATGAGCTTGATGTTTGGAAAGATATTGAAGGTTATACAATCAATGACGTAATGAGAGATTGTGCAAAGATTGAACTTGAAAATCCATACAATGTAAGGGAAGTATTAAAGAAATTAAGAGAACACTATAATTTACAAAATGGCAAGTATACAACAAACATTAAAGAATTTTGTGACCCAGCAGTATTTGAAGTTATCAATAGAAAAACAGGTGAATATGTATTGCAATTAGAACTTGTAAAAGAATAAAGGAATAAGGCAGGGAAACCTGTCTTATTTTAATGTTTTAAATAGTTAGAAAATTATGGTTTTCAGACACTTTATTTCTAAAAGGAAAAATAAATTTCAAAAACCTATTGACATTATTATTGTTATATGCTACAATTACATTGTAAGGTTGATTAAGAGTTAAAAGAAAGGGTTGGTTGGTTATGAAAATTCATGTTAAGTATGTATATGTAAATGGTGTAAGTTTCTTTGCTTGTGCAGGTGGTGGTTATTATGTACATACACCATTTTCAATGGTAGAGTATTCCAAAGGAGATAAAAAGATTTATTATATGGGGCTGAAACAGACCACAAAAGATGAATGTAACAAAAAATACTTAGAATTAAAACATGATTGTAAACATATAAAAGGCAAGAAGTTTGAACGAGAAATAACAGAATATGATATAACAATGGAAGAATTAGAAAAGCAACTCATGAAAGGCTATGATGAATATACATGTTACATAGATGATTATAATCAAGAACAAGAAGCAATTAAGCATAATAAAGCTATATTAGCTAAAATAGAAGCAATTAAAGAATTGTAAGAATAGGGCAGGAGAAATCCTGCTCTTTATTAGTTTGAAAAGTTTTCAGAAAATTGTGGTTTTCAGACACTTTCAACGACCATAAAAAATATTTCAAAAACCTATTGACATAATTAGTGCTATATCTTATAATATAGTTGTAAGGTTGATTGAGAGAAAGGTTGATACTTATGAAGTGTTACAAGTTGTTTAGATTAAAGGATAATCAGTTATATCCACTGTATGTATTAGCTAATGAGCCTATTCCTGTAGGTGTATGGCTTGAAGCTAAAGAAGGAATAAAAGCAAGTGACGGGAAACATGTAAAGTCAAGATTAGGTAATCTTTCATATCGTCCAGGATTCCATTGCTCTGATTATCCTGTAGCGACCCATATCGGAAGTAAGAAGAATAAAACAGACATTAAACCTAGTTTTAGACCTAAAAATCAAGTTTGGGCTGAGTGTGAGATTAAAACAGATATACACTATACAGACTACAAATCATTAAGGGAAGTACCTAAAAATGGTTATTATAGGTTCAAAACAAATGCTAACATGTATGGTAATTGGTTGATTGCAGGAAATATGAAAGTAAACAGAATACTAACAGATAAAGAAGTGTATGAAATCAATAGTAAAACAGGAGTACACGATTTACCAAGAGAAGAATAAGAAATAAGAGCAGGGTAAGACCTGCTCTTTATTGATTTATAAAAATTCAGAAAATTGTGGTTTTCTGACACTTCTTTTAATACTTGCAAAAATAAAATAAAAAATGTTACATATAACTATTGACATATAATATTAGTTATGGTATACTAAATACAGAAAGTGAGTTGATAACAATGTTTGAAAAGATATGTAAATGTTGTGGTAAACCATTTACTACAGACAATAACAGAAAAAGACTCTGTAATACTTGCAAGGAACACAATAGAGAAAAACACGCTAAAGAGTATTGTGTTAGATACAGTAAAGAGAAAAAATGGGTTATATCTATTGATAAAGAAGATAATAAAATGCTTGAAAAAATTTCTTCTACTACAGGTATGAGTAAAACTAAAATTATTCATGTATTGCTTGAAAATTTTATGGAAAATATTTGAAAAACCTATTGACATTATTCTATAAAGTGTTTATAATATAAGTATAGTAAGTTATGAGTTAAAAGAAAGGATTGATTAAAATGGCTAGTGTAAAAGTATATCCTAATTGGAGAGGAATTAAAGGTATTCGTTATGTTTACAATGGTAGTTGGTCAGATTGGAATTTAATATACAAATCTTATGTATTTACAGGGAAAGACATAGAAGACGCATTATGGGAAAACTTTTTAGAAGATACAAACCATAAAGACAATGAAGCAGGTAATGAAGAAGTAGAAAAAGAATTTAATATGTACTTAGAAGAAAATGCAAAACCCTATTTAGATGATTGTATTTGGGGAAAATGCTATTTAGGTAAATTTAAGTATTGAATATGCAGGCAGGGAGAAATCCCTGTCTTTTATTAGTGTTTAATTGTCTGTTTTCAAGAATTATCTGTCAATTTCCATAAAAATATTTTTATGAAATTACTAATTTGTTATTGACATTATTTTATATGTATGTTAAAATAAGTATGTAAGTTGAAGTTGATTAATAGTTAAAAGAAAGGTTGATTGATTATGTTTACTGTATGTGTAGAAAATTGGATTAACGAAAAGGAATTAGTAGTAAAGTGTGAAAGCAAGGAACAAGCAGAAAATGCACTTAAAATCATTGTGAATAACTTTTTAGAGGATTTTCTTATTGATAGTACTATGGAAGAATTTAATAAAGGTTTTGGGGAATATGATAGTATTATCAAAGAAGGAAAATTTATTATCCCCTATGAAGCTACTATGTATATTGACAATATGTTACCACAGGAAGTAGAAAAATTAGATAAAACACCTAATAATTTAGGTGGTTGTATGGTTATGACTTATAAGAAGTTTGTAGAAGAAAATATGTGATAATAGAGAGCAAGGCAGGGAAGTCTTGCTCTTTATTGGTTTATATTATTTTCAGAAAATTGTGGTTTTCAGACACTTTCAATGTGTGCAGAAAAGACAGGTGTAATTTTTTTCTTGACTTTTTGATTTTTATGTGATATACTAAAGTAAAAATCAAAGAGAGGCGGTAATTTTGGCAAATTTAATTGAATTCAATGGAAAAATAGCGTGTGTAACTGAACATTGTAAGGATTTAGGGATAAGTCCTAATACTTTATGGACAAGAAAACATAGAACAGGAGAATCAGATTTAGAATGTTTAAAATATTACCAAGAAAATGGAGTAAAATCTGTAATTAGAGCTAGACCTAAACATAGGCATAGCTATAAAATAAAAGATAAAAGATTGTATAGTAAATGGTATAGTACAAAAGAAAAATGTGAAAATCCTAAACATACTGCCTATCCCCGTTATGGTGCAAAGGGAATTAAAGTTTGTGAGCGTTGGCAAAATTATGAAAATTTTGAGAACGATTTACTTGAGTCCTTTCTTAAACATATTGAAGAATATGGGATAAAAAATACAACATTAGACAGGTATCCAGACAAAGAAGGGAATTATGAACCTAATAATGTACGTTGGGCAACAATGAAAGAACAACAAAATAATAAAACAAATAATAGAATGATTACCAAAGAATTAAATGTGACACAATTTGCTGAAAAATATAATATTCCTTATAGTGTTGTATTAGCAAGATTAAATGCTGGATGGTCAATAGAAAGGATTATAAATACACCTATAAAAAAATCTAAATACTATTTACCTTGTGGGGTATCATTAAGACACCACTGCCTAAAGAACAATTATGTTTATACAGCAATAATAAACTATATCAAACAATATAATTTAACACCAGATAAAGCACTTGCTAAATACTTGAAAGAAATAAAAAATGAATAAATTTAATTTAGGGCAATTTAATTTTGCCCTGTTATTTTGTTAGGAAATTTTCAGAAAATTTAAAAGATAAATAAAATTCTGTTTGTCGAACTTCTTTTTCTAATTTCAAAATAACCACAACTAAATTTTTACTTGACAAGCTAACAATACAATGTTATAATATAGTTACAGGTTAAGATAAAACCTGTTAAAACCTTTTTATAAACTCAATTAACTTACAGCATTGCAGGCAAGAATAAAATTCTTGTCTGTTTTGCTATATTTATAAAAAACCTATTGACATAACTCTTATTATTTGTTATACTATATATAGAGTTAAGGAGTTAAAGAAAGGAAGTTGTTATTATGATTATTAACTTGTTAGATTTGGCTATTAAGTCACAAGAACCTATGGAAAAGAAAAAAGAATACATAGAGGGTGTAAAGTTTGCCATGGACTGTATTAAGTCTAATAAAACATACAATGGTAACTACCTTGAGTGTATACAGTACTTAAATAACAAAGTACAGTTAGCAACAATTAACATGTGCCATGACGATAATAAAATGCTATATTGTGGTTGTATTGCTCTATATTCTTCTATGATTGAAACACTCATTATTAAAATACAGGATAATGAATAAAAGCAAGGCGGGAGAAATCCTGCCTTTTTAACTTTTATATATAAATTGAGTGTTAAATTGAATCTTGTGAATTGCGTGAAAATTCTCATTGTATGACGATTTAAGCATTAAAACGGTAAAAATAAAATAAAAAAAGTTGTAAATAACTATTGACTTTATTTTTTAGATATGGTATTATATATACAGGTTAAGAGATAAGTCAATTAAGAAAGGAAGTTGTTAAAAATGACTAAGTATGAAATTATTAAAAATTGGATGATGAATGAAGCTAGTGATGATGATTTGATTCAGATTGTTAATGAAGTAAACTCATATAACGGAAATCTTGAAGAATATTGCTGTTATGAAGTTGAAATGCTCAACGAATTCTATTGTGATACAAAGCCCACTGACCTGTTGCAGAAATTAGCAAGTGATTTTGATATTAACACTGATTATATTAAATTCTCTATTTATGGCGTAGAATCTACTACATTAGAGGATATGGTAGACGAAATTAAAAACTATGCAGAAGATATTGCAGAAGCTATTGAGGATGTACTTGACGATATTTATTTACCCTCCGAACTTGAAGAAGCATTAGAAGAAGCAGAAGAAGAAGAATAAAAAATAAAGGCAGGATTTATTCCTGCTTTTTATTGTTTTGAAAAGATTTCAGAAAATTCTGATTGTGTGACTTCTTTTCCTTGTGGAAAGTACTTTTGTAAAAATCTACTTGACTTTTTGACTTATTTATGATAGGATAAAAGAAAACTATGAGGAGGACTTAAATTTGAGTAATATTATTTTAGTTGAGATTAATGGTATAATTGATAACTTAAAAAATCAGTGTGAGCGACTAGGATTAAATTATAAGCAAGTTTCTGAATATAATAGGTTGCATAAGGAAATAGATACTAAATCTGTAGTAGAGTTTTATCAAATTAAATCTATATTTTCATATAAATCACGCCGTAGGCTTTATACTATATGGCATAATATGAAAAATCGGTGTGAAAACCCTAATCATAACGCATATAAAAATTATGGTGATAGAGGAATAAAAATATGTGATAGGTGGAAATATTTTGAATATTTTTGTATTGATATGATATATAGCTATCAACAACATGTAGAAGAATATGGAGAGAAGAACACAACATTAGATAGGATTGATTATAATGGTAATTATGAATTATCTAATTGTAAATGGGCTACTATTATAGAACAAGTTAATAATAGACGAAATACAATTAGATTAGAAAATGGTGAGTCTTTATCTAACTATTGTCGTAGAAATAATTTAAGGTATAGGACAATAATGAGTAGATTATTAAATGGTTGGGAAATTGATGAAGCAATAAATACACCAATACAAACAAAGTGTAGACATAATGATAGAGTTTCTCCAACAGGTGAAACAATGTCACAATTAGCCAAAAGATTAGGTATTAGTAAGCGATTATTAGATGAAAGATTTAGGGCAGGCTGGGATTGGGATAAAATAATCAATACGAAAGTTAGAGAAGCAATATATTATTTGCCTTGTAATAGAACATTAAGACAACATTGTATTATAAATAATTATGATTATAATTTAATTGCGTCTTATTACATTAAAAAGTGTAATTTATCCCCACATGAAGCACTTGCAAAATATTTAGAGAACAAACAAAAGAAAAATACTCCTTGACATTGTGTTTTAAGTATGATATACTTTAGATACATTAAAGAAAGGTGGTTAAAACAATGAGAGTAGAATTAACAGGACACAAAGCCATGTTATACAATGGTATATATTATATGTCAATTTGGCAAGATGGAACAATAAACAAAATAAAAGAAGAAAATGGAAAGTTAAAAGATAGTAGTTTTAGTGTAAAGGATAATCTTATCTTTGATAAAATGTTTCAGAATTTTGTAAAGCACGATTATCAATTAATTGCATAAAACTAAATGGCAAGGCAGGGAAGTCTTGCCTTTGTCTTTTTGACTTTTAATTCTCTGTTAATATGAATCTTGTAAATTTTCACGCAATTCTTACTGTCGAACTTCTTTTATTTATCAAAAAAGTGCTTGCATTATCTTTTAAGCTATGCTATAATATAAATATAGTTAAGAGATAAAGAAAGGGTTGGTTAAAATGACTAGGTATTTTCCAAAAGATATAATTGAAAGTGCTCATGCTAATATTGAAGATGTACCTATTCGCTTATGTGTTGGTGGAATACAGGTATACAGGAAAAAGATTCCAAACGATAAAATATTAGAGCATATTCAAAAACTAATGTGGCAAGCATTTTCAGCTTTATATGGTATTAAAGATGAAACGCCAAAAGGAAAAACCATAGATGATTATATGAACTCTATTTTAGAGTCTCAATCGGGATTTATTGGAAATACTAACCGTGATTTTAGGTCGTATACTGTAAGCAAGTTAAAAGAGGCTATAGCTATAGTAGAATATTGTCATAGATAATATAAAGGGGAAAATTCCCCTTATTTTTTTATAAAAAATACTTGACATTATTTATATTATACTGTAGAATATAGTCATAAGGTTGATTAAGGGTTTTAAGAAAGGATTGGTAACTATGAAAAACTATGACGCTATCGTTGGTAACTATGGGATTGTAATGGAATATAATAGTAAAGGAAAGGTATTTACAGGGCATATAGATTATATAGGCAAGGCAAAAAATAAAAGAAGTGGTAACGGCTTTTTTGTTAGCTATGAATATAATAATATACGCTATGATTACCCTGAATTAGTCACTAAGCAAGTAAATAATTACTTGTTTAATGTTCTTTTGTAATGGAGGGCATAAAAATGACTACTACCAATTTTCTGCTTAGTCTTCTTGTTTGTCTTATACTGCCTATTCCTTTCCTTACACCACTATTTATTATTATTTATTTAGTTAAATACGGGCCATATACTTATGATAAATGATTATAGGCAGGGAATATTCCCTGTCTTTTTAATCTTTGAAGAATTCTGAAAATTCTGATTGTGTGACTTTTAGTTTATAGACGTTTGTATTTTTCCTCTTGACTTTTTGCCCTTTATTTGTTATACTAAAGTAAAGAGGAGGGGTTAATGAATGAGTGACGAAAAATTTCTAATTTCTACACCACTAGAAGATGAATGTGATACTGTAACTTATGCACAAGGTAAGCACAAGAAATATTATGACCCAGATAGTAAAAGGTATAGAATTATGGATAATAAAGGTTATGCTAAACTATGGATAGCTAATGATTTATATGAAATTGCAGAAGGAGATAATAATATTGTCGCTTATATTACTTATTTACTATCAAATATGAATTATGATAGTGCTATCACTAGATATGATAAGCACTTAAAAGCAAGAATACTTATTAAAAATAGAGAAGAATTAGCAGAAATACTACACTTAAACTATTCTTCAGGGCGTACTAGGGGCAAAATTAAAAAACTCATTGACATGGATATAATCTTTGAGGCAAAAGTCAAAATAAATAATTATCCTGTTTATTATACTTATTATCTTAATCCCCTTATTGGTATGAGAAATAAAGGAATTTCCTTAGATTGCTATATGCACTTTAGACATATTCTTGTTAATAATTTACCAAAAAGAGCTATTAAAAACCTAGATAAACATGTCATAGAAGAATATGGAAAAGATGCTATAAATATACTACCTAGTGAAGATGTCCCCAAAATGGACAAAATAGAATAAAATTGTCCCCAATGGGGACAAGCAAAAATAGCCTTCAGTCCAGTATCTATAAGGGTTGAGGGCTTTTTTCTTGCGAAAACATCATATATAGTATAATATATATACTTTTCGCAATAAACATAAAAATTTTAACCTATTTACCTTTAATGATCCTAGAAATAGTTTTAGAGAGAAAGGGCGAAGCCCGACTGTAACGATACGAAGTATCGTGGAAGTCGCAATAACAATTCTACTGAATAAAGCTAATAGCTTTACTAGAATAGCCCAAACAATGCCAAAGGCATTGGACGGCGTTAAACAAGAGAATTGTTTCCCATAGGTCGAAAGAATAATTGTTATCCTTAATAAAGATAATCTGAATAAACCTTTAAGTTTTAAGAAATAGTTGTAAACAACTAAAATATTTTTAAGTAAGGTTTATATAATATTAACAATAAACAATACTACTTCCTTTTAGTCAGTAGCATTGATAAATTGTTAAATAAAATTATCTTTAGTACAATTAACAATACACTAAAGCTATTAACATACCTTTAGTTAAATTGTTAAGATAAAATAACAATACTGTATAGATTGCAACTAATAAAGCAATAAAGGCACATATTCTCCCTATGGTCGAATATATGCTAGATTGCTTTAGAAATTTTTTAAGATGCTGATTTCGCAAAATATTCAGAAAATAAATAATATTATTATTTACAGAATATTGTTAAGAAATTGTAAAGTATATAGCCAATAGCTAAGTATATTCCTTTCAGTCATATACTTAGGAAATTGTCTAGTCATAAATGAAATTTATATTTAAAATAAATATTTAGTATTTCACTTCTTTCAATTTTTATGGTAATATATAACCATAGAGAAAAACACATAAGAGTTTTAGAGGAGGTTTTAATCATGAAAGTTTCAAAAATGACTAGAAAAGAGTTCCATCGTCTTATTGAAAATCTTAAAATTGTAGCAGACCAATTAAATGAAGCTAAAAAGGAAAATGAAAAGCAGGAAAACACGGAGGATAAAGAAAATGAGTGAAAATCTTAAAAAGACTGTAATGTATTGTGTATTATATGATATAATAGCCGATACACATACCAATAGCGACTCGATACGTTCTATGTATAGTCTATTTGATAGATTAACGGACGATAGTATAGATATGGAAAAAGAACGTAATAAAAAAGAATTTGATACAATGTATAATAGCTTATATAAGGAATTAAGCAAATTAGCATAAAAGCATAAAAGGGAAGGTGTAAAAAGCCTTCCCTGTATATTGGAGGATATAGCAATGACTAATTATAAATGGAATAGATTTAAGAGTGACCGAGCACAATATAAAATGTATTGGAACATGTTAAAAGCAGGAATATCTTTAATTGCATTATTTCTTGCAGGATTGACTATTTTAGGTGCAGGAATAGCTATTTTATAAGGTGGTGTAAGTATGGCAAAATTAAAAACCTATCACTTGAATTTAGAGCAGTTTTTTGCTGAATATGGCAACGACATAGATGATAGAATTACACCTGTTTTTAATAACATAAGAATTTCACGTGATAAACATCTTTATATGGCAGACTGTAAATTTAACTTAAATGATGAAATTCAGTTGGATACAAGAATTATAGCTAACAGATATAAAGACACAATTAAATTTGAATTTACTAATTTATCACAACATAATTATTATTTATTGCGTAAAAAATACAGTAATGTAAGACAGGATTTAATGCAAAACTTAAAAGAGTGGTTTAATTGCATAAAACCTATTTTATTTCAAATTCGAGAAGCATAAGAATAATAGCCTACTTTTATTTCGTAGGCTATTTAATTGCATAAAATCAATTTCTTGTGGGTAGAGTTGTCAAATAATCAGAAAATTTAAAAGATAAATAAAATTATGTTTATCAGAAAATTTAATCAGTGGGCAAGAAAAATAAAATAAAAAAATCTAAAAAACCTATTGACATTATTCTGCTATTAGTCTATAATAAAAGCATAAGTTAATCAAGAGTTTTGAAAGGCGGTTTTAATTATGAAAAAACACATTACTATTAAGGAAGCTAAAAGAATTGCTAACTATGGCGTAGGGTATTGTAACTTGCAATATTTATTTAATTGCCTTGAACCTTTCGCCTATACAGCAACTAACACTTATGGGTGGCGGTCAGATTTATATCGTGTGGGCGGTGTAGTAATTAGTACAGGTTATGCACCACAAGGCGAATCAATTCCTTATGAATTAACCCAAAAATATGAAAATCTAGCTATGAAGGTTATAAGCAAAAATCCTGACTATCACAATAGAAAAGATAAATTAGACAAGTTAATTGATGAATTTTTAGCAGAATTGGAGGCATAAAACAATGTTAATGGAATTAAACAACAATGATTTTAACACTATCTATGGGAACGAAAAATCAAATACTACTTGTCAAAATGTATGTAATGGGTGTATCGAATGTATTATAGACGAATATACTACAAGTGAAGTAACGGCAGGTTATGACGATAAAGGTAATAATATTATTGTAGCTTGCAACCTAAAAAATTATTGTGGTGCTGTCAACAATTAAAAACAACAATAAGCAGGGAATAAAAACCCTGCTTTTTAATTTATCAATTACAATACAGGGATAAAAACAATAAATAAAACCCTGTCAGACTTCCTATTTATGCCCTATCGTGAAGGATAACAACAATTAGGTATAATTATATACCTTGTCTAAAAAATACCCTAAAATAGCCTTATTTTTAGTAAATTGTACGACTATCAGAGTTTTCTGTCAATTCCTTGAAATTTTCAGAATATTTAGATTGTGTGAAAATTTATTCTATTGGCAAAGTTTTCAGAAAATTCAGTGTCTTTTCAGGAAGGACATTCTATGAAAAAGTTTTTTATTGTATACATAAAAAAGTACTTGACTTATTTTATGTATTGGTGTAATATATAAGCATAGAGTTAATCACGAGTTAATTGAAAGGATTGATTAAAATGGTAAGACTGTGGAGATTTAAAGAATATCAAGTTTGGAAAAATGGAGAATTTACTGGCGCGGTTAGGTTGTATGACCTTACAAAAGAAGCAATAACTGAGGCATTGGGAATAGAGGTTACTTGCTTAAAGGATGACCACCCACACCATGATATCTTACAGGTTAATGACAATATTCGATTAGAGTGGTTTGCAACAGTATATTAAAACAATTAGGGGAGTCAAAACAATGGCTTCCCTTTTTATTGCATACAATACAACAATACAATACAAACAATTGTGTACAATAGAAATTACCACATGAACGTATGTTCACATGTTCATATGATCGAAGATTGTAAATTTTCAGAAAATTTAGAAGATAAATAAGATTATATTTGTCAGAAAATTTACGCAAGCAAGACTATTATGGTGTCCAGAACTTTCTGAAAATTTCATATGAAATTGTAGCAAAATTATGCTGTCCAGAATTATCTGAAAATTTAGCTATCTACTCCAGATGTACATGTCCACCTGAAAAGCACATAAAAAATAATTAGGATTTTTTCAATTTTTGGTGTAAAAACCCTTGACAAGCTATTCCAGATTTGCTATAATAGACTTGTAAGTTGATAGAGAGGTTGCCCAAACGGGCAGGGAGGTTTACTATGAAAACTGTATATGTTGTAGAAAAAATCATCAATGGTGAGAAGGGTTATTTCTTTTATGAGAATGAACCGAAACGCCTAAACGTACACTGTACCTATGACGAAAAGGAACTGACAGAACTGGTATGTAGCTTTGATAGCTACGGGTGCTATAATCCTAAAATTGAAAAACAATTGCTTACAAGAAAATCTTACATAGTTTTCCGTGATAACATAATGACACTAGTCAAATACAAAAGAAATATAGATAAAGACCTTTCCAGACAAATGGGTAAAATGTTTCTCCCTTGTTAAATAATTGAATACAATTAAAAGCCTGACCAATACAAAATGGTCAGGTTTTTTAGTATACAAAACAATTTGATACAATTAAATTCCATAAACAATAAAATTAACAAATTAAATTGTATACAATTGAATCCCCAGACAATAACAATTATACAATTAAATTGAGTACAACTAATTCCCTAAAATACAAATTGTTAAACAAACAGAATATTCTGACAATTTCCCCACAATACAATTGTAAACAATTTAATTTTGTACAATACAATTGAACAAAACAAAATAACAAACAATTTAATTGAGTACAAAACAATTTTATACAACAAAATAATATATAATTTAGTTGAATACAACCAAAATCAGTATACAGAATTTTCTGTTAATATGAATTTTCTGAAAATTTCAAAGAATCTGGAAAAAAGTTGTCAGAAAATTATTTATCTTCTAATTGTGAGAAAATTTAATCATCTCCCTGAAATTGTCTGAATATTTACTCTACTTTAATCAGTTGTATGCTACTTAATTGTACGCAATGAAAACTGGGGGGTTCTTTATTATAATGAAATAGTCCACCGTAGATGGACACTCTGGTAAAAAATTTTCTTGCTAAATTTCAATTTTTATTGTAAAAATGCTTGCAATGTGTTCTTATATATGCTATACTATGTATGTAAGTTGATATTGAGTTAGCCCCACAGGGGCAGGGAGGTTATTATGAATATTTATGACGTTAAAATTGTTGAAAAGATTGACTCCAATAGAATTAGAATTATGTGTATTGACCATAATTACTACACCTGTGGTAGCAATGAGGATTACATGGAAATGTTAAATAAATTCCATGGAAAAACCCCAACGGCGAAAAGATTGCAATGGATAGCAGAAAATATTCACGCTCATTCTAATACCTACCGCGATACTTTGGAAATCATGCAGAACCTGCTTGAAGAAGGAATTAGCAGGATTGTAGTTGGATAAAACCAAATAGCGGGCGGGGGAGAAATCCCTTGCCTGCTAGTAAAATTAAATTGTACACAAGTAAAAAGGAGAAAATAAAATGAAAACATACATTGATAGCACACAATACACTGGATTAAAAGTAATTGACATTATCTATGGAATTGATGACAAAGTTAAAACACAAGACATTCAGGGAAAAATTAAATTGTACAAAATATATTATACAGCAAAAGGTAGTGCCTATTTTAACAAGTACAAAAGAAGAATGTTTTTAGATGAATTTATGGCAATTTAATTGAATACAATACAATAGCCTAGTCAGAACAATCTGGCTAGGTTTTATTGTACAATATACAATTTGATACAATTTAATTGTATACAACAGATTCAGCTAGGATTAGTTTTATACAATTAAACAAATACAATAACAATTTGATACAACAAAAACAAAATAAATTATATAACAAACAATTTAATTGTATGCAATTAATCTGCTGGGTTTGGTTTTATCAAATTAAATTGTATGCAACTGATTCGCTGAAAGTTTTCAGAAAACTCTGATAGTCGAAATTTTATTATTTTAGCGTCAATTAAGAATTTTTAATTGTATGTTATTTAAGAAAATTCTGATAAGCAGAATTTTCAGAAAACTCACAAGATTATATTTGTCAGAAAACTCATCGTATTCGCGCGAAAAGATCAAATTTAATTGTATAAAATGAAAAACGAGCGTGTCCACCTATAAAATACACTCCATGAAAAAGTACACGATTGTATTTATTTTGTATTTTTGAAAAAAGTTCTTGCAAATAGTCAAGTTTTACTGTAATATAATAAGCGTAGGGAACACCTACAGTAAGTTAATGAGTTACCCGCAAGGGTAGGAAGGAAAGGTGTTTATTATGGCTAGAGAATTTGGTGTAAAGGCGTGGGAAGATTTTTGCAAAATGTATCCACATTTTTCAATTCAGCCCCATAAAGCCGATAGTGCAGAAGTTAATCATTACTATGATGAATTAGTAGCAAAAAAAGCCAAGCAATGGGGTGAAACGAACTTCTGGACTGAAAGCGCAAGAAAATACAGGGAAAAAATGCTTGCAGAATATGCAAAAGGTGAAGCTGTACCCATTGCAGATGAATCCCGCCATTATGGGCATGGTTCGTGGGGTGAAGATATAGAACTAAAATTATATAGTGATGGTAGTTTTGATTATAGTCAATATGTGGAGTAACCGCCTAAGTTGATAATGTGGGGAAGGTTAATCCTTCCCCTTTATAGGAAAGGATTTGATTAAAATGTTGGCTAGTGTAGAAAAAATGATTCTTGCTTATAAACACGGTAAAACTCATGCAAAGGCAGGAAACCACCGTTTCGAGCTTGTAGGCGGTGTAGCAAGGTTTTATTACCATGATACCGCTATTTGTGTAGTTGGTGACGGTACTACTAAATACACTAATGGCGGGTGGAATACACCAAGCACCACAAGGGCTATAAATAGCTATAAAGAGTATTTTTGCTAATAGGCAAGGCAGGGAAGGAAAAATCCTTCCCTTTTTTTATTTTCTCAAACATTACAATACAATAGGGATAACATAACAAACAGAATACCCTCTCAGACCGCCGTATTTAGCCCAGGAGGGCTGTCTGTAGGTTAACGCATATAAACATATAGGCAAGGACAAAAAATACGCTGAAAACGGCTATTTTTACCCCATACAAACAGAACAAACCCCAGCTGGTTTTGATTTTAACAAACTAAATTTTACAAAATCAATTTACAATTACAAAACAATTTTATAAAATCAATCCAGAACAATTTTTACTGAACAAAACAAACAATTTTACAAAACAATTTTGAACAAATAAATAACAATTAAACAAAACAATTTGATACAATACATTATAAACAAAACAATTTTAACAAATTGAAAACAGTTCTCAAACAATTATGACAATTTTCAGACAATTATATTAAGCAGAATTTTCAGTCAATTCTGGCAAATTTCAAGAAAATTTAGACCTTTCTGAATTGTCAGAAAATTCTGTGACCGAATTTTGGCAATATTTTGAATTTTCTGAAAACTTCTGGGAATTGTCAGAATATTCTGAAAGGCAGAATTTTCTCATTTTCCACGCAATTAAGATTTTTAATTTACACGTTTTTGGAAAAATTTGTAAATTGGAAAAATGAATATCACCGTCCAGAATTTCATTTTTGAATATTCATTTATGAATTTCATACTTGAAAATTCACGTTTTCAAATGCTAGTTTTTTGTGAAAATTGTTTTATCAAGTTGTGTCAAATTTATGAAAATATTGATAATTATTAGTTGAGTATTATTTTCAATCGTTTATTGTTTTGATCTGAAATTATTATTGTCGCGTATTCGTGAATACTTTAGCTAATTAAAGGAATAAAAATCAAAAAGTCAAATGACTGTTTTTCCTTTAGTCTGTTAAAGTATAAAAAGTCAAAAATATTTTTGATATTTTACCCTTTAATAAGCTAAAGGATTTTCAGTCTATAAATAAAATTTATCCTTCCATAGATATTTTGTATAATATGAATTTATTATGGTTTGAAGTTTTACCATAAGATATATTTATGTTTACCTAGTTGTTGCTATCGTCAACTATGTTTCGACTACCTGCCATTTTATCCCTTGTCAGGGATGTGTCAAAATCCATTTGTGCGCGTGCACATTGCCCCTACAAGCGATTTTATGCGCTTGCCTATATACTTATACTCAAATCGAAAAACGCGGGGCTTATAGGCGAAATTTGAATTTTGCCCTTGTCCTGCAAGGCGCGGCAGAGTCGGATTTTCGATTGTATGCAACCGAATATTGTTCTTCTGTAGTGGACGTTTGTTTCGTCCGATGCTGGAGCTATGGCTGGAAATTGCTTTAATTTTCTGAAAATTTAAGTGTGTCTGGTGCTCGATGGGGCATGAAATTTTTTTTTATTTTTTTTCCTAAAAGGTATTGACGGCAGTAAATTTTGGGTGTATAATATACTTGTAAGTTGATAAGAGATAAGCCCCACGGGGCAAGGAGGTTTTACCATGTTTAACGTACCAGCTGTAAAATTCACGACTCCTGCCGAAATTGGTAGAAAATCCCTGCAAGGGATTGAGGACGTTCCTATCATTGAGATAGAGGGCGGAATCAAAGTGTTTAGAAAACGCCTCAAAGATAGCGAAGTTCTCCCACATGTTCACCACTTATTCGCCCTTGCATGGCGTGACCTGCAAGAATTGCAGGAGGTGCAGGGCTTGCCTGTTCTACCACCTGCAAAGGACTTCAACACGTTGGTGTCGGCGTTCAAGTCGGGACACTCCGACACGGTGCAAGTACCGTGTGACATGGAGGATAGAACGGCAAGGATAATCTCCCTTGTCAAAGAAGGGTTTGCAATTCTCACCTATATCCTCGGTGAGGATACTCTGCAAGCTGAAATTGCAGGACGGCAGGAAAAATTGCTTGCATAAGATTTGTTTATGATAAAGGGGCGGGATAATAACCGCCCCGTAGAGGAGGAAAAATTATGAATAACACGGATAAATTCTTCATTTTTGTTGACGATTTGCAGAGGGCAGTTTTGACGGGCAAGACGTTGCCGATTGATAGAGTGATAAATATTATCACTAGCGAAAAGGATGAAAATATGCAAGACTTGTATAAATATACATTGGAAAATGTGTTCAAAGACTATCCCGAATTTTTAGGGGCTTTTCTTGAAAGACTTATGAAATAAAAATCAATAACAGGAAGGATATTATTCCTTCCTGTTTTTTATTGTTTTAGTGTCTACCCATAGTAAACATTTGTACACGATAGACAAACATTTTGTGTGCTCTGGATACATACATTTGTCTACCCCTACGATACATTGAAAAATAAATCAATCGCACACAATCTTTTTTGAAATCAATTGATTGTATGCAACCCCCTTGGGATTCAAACGATTGTGTAAAACCAAACGCTCTCCGCATGTCCTCGGATTTTTTGAAAATCTTAAATTTGGTTTTCCTATACATCAATTCCTGTTCTCCTGTTCTCGTCTTTTATACATATCATCAATAATCGGCATAACAGCGTCATAAATCTGGCTGTATGCCTCGTAATCAATTTCGCAAGTTGAATTTAGCCCACAAAAGAAATCGTTGATTTCTGCTTTGAGTTTTTCTTTTTCACTTGCATTTTCACTAATTCCCCAACTCATTTAATTCCCTCTTTATAAATTCATCAAACCTACCTGCATCTACTGGCAACTTAATTCCATATGATTTAAGTGGACTATATGTTATTTCTACTTTTATTGGTTTATATTTATTCCACATTGCTTTATCTAATTCTTCTTCTAATTTTATTTTTCTATATTCTTCTAATAATTCATCTTTAGTCATAAGTGAAGCCCCTCTTTTTATTATATCTTACGCGACCTTTAGCCCAAAAAATTTTGGGTAAATTTTTAAATTTGGTTTTGAGTAATTACCTTTAATACCTGCGTGTTGCTTCAGTAATGATATTGGGTTATCTACTATTTGTACTTTATCACCTATCTTCATCAATAATCACCGCCTTGCCTTTTAGCAACTTAATCAACATATAATAGTCATTAAAACTTGGTATTCCATCTTTTATATAAAATAGTCCTCCATCCAAAAATGTATACTGTACCATTTCGTTTTTCTGATTTATTATCCAAACTACTTCGCCTAATTGCTTGCCAAACAACTTAGCAACTTCTGCCATTTTATTTTCTGCCATGATTATCCCCCCTATAATCATTAAGTAATGCTTGTGCTTTTTCCTTCTGTTCTGGTGTCGCTTTGTCCATTCGCAAAATTGTTCTCATAGCATCGCAATATAAAGCAATGTCAGGAGGCAAAACAGAAAACCCTAACAAATCTTTGTAAGCCTCATAAAATTGTTCTATTTTTTTCAAGTCGAATGTCAGAAATACATCATCTCGTTCCGCTTTATATTTTTTTAGCTTTTTTACCCAATCATTTTCCAATTTATTTTCTGTCATCTGAATCACGCTCCTTAAAAACTATCTGCATACTCATCAGCGGCATCTATAATTCTGTTTGCACGGCAATTATCTGCATCGTCACTTAATTCATCATAGACAATATCCATGAAATCTTTTCTCGCGTTAGAATTGTAAGAGCCACCGTTTCTGCGCTCTTTCAGTTCAATTAATGCTGCCATCATTGCATAGTGCATACCCTTATTGTCATTTCCATCTTCGTCAAACTCAAATTGAAGTGGTATAGCTTGAACACTAATAAGATTGTCGATAACTCCATCAGGTAACGGATACTTTAACTCTGGTGGTAATAATTTTTTAGCTTCATCAATCGTCATCTTCGCCACGCTCCCTACGTTGCTTTAGTTCTTCCAGATAGTTAATTAATTCTGCGCATTCATTAACATCGACCACATCAAAATTATCAATGGTCTTAAAATGGTCAATCCACTCATCAATCGTCATTGCTTTCACGCTCCCAATCACTCAAAATATCTCTTAAAATCATTTTTTGTTATTTCTAACCATCTGCCATCATCAGACTCTAAGCGTATACTATCTTTGTCTGCACAAAATCTATACTTATCTTCTGATAAATTCCATATTGACCCTTCTTCTACATCCATATAATTATCTGTAATATATCCATTTTCGTCATATAAAGATAATGAAAAATTATCTATACATTGATATTTCATTTCTACTCACGCTCCAATCGCTCAATATCTACTTTAGTGATGTTCCAATTATCACATGGGATTTTATTGTCTTTAGTTAATGCTATGAGTCTGCACTTTACATGATCAAAAAGAAACGTGCAACCATTACATTCTTCATGATTATTTAACTCGTCAATATATCTACAGTACTCCTGTAGGTCATACATAACTTTTGCTATATGTGCTAATTCTTTATACACCCTACATCACCACTACCCAATCATCAGCATAGATATCTTCTAATAATATAGTACCCATTTCTACTTCTTTATCCTTAAAAACTACCCAAGTAATTCCTTTATTATCTCTATAAATATAATTAGCATGTTTAGGTGAAGAAATCCACTTCTTACGACTAACTGCTACCCCACTTTTAAGCTGATTTAATACTCTTTCAAATGTCAAATTAATCCCCTCTCTTTTAATCTTTTCTTTAGCATATCTTGATGTACTTTGAATTTACTTATTGGAAATCCTAATTCTTTTTCTAATTCATATCTTACTTCTAGTATATCTGTAGATTGTTTAATAAGCCAACTTTGCCCTAATTCTTTTTCCCAACTTCTTAATTTCTGCCAAAACTCTGGATAATCTTCCCAAATTACTTTAAAATCAGATATTTTCTGTAATGGGCAACACCAACAAGAAAGCCTATCCATCCTATTATATAGACCACCCCAATCAAAGCCCTTTTCATAGCAATAACTTAAACAATCTTTTTCAGTCATCTTAAATTCGTCAATAAGTGGAAAAATATATTTATCTTGAGGGAATCTTGCTTTTCTTTTTTCTTCTCCAAGAGCAAATCCCATATAAACACTATACTCTCTGCACCTTAAATATTTTTGCATAGTTTTTATTTTAAGTTCTTTAGTACACCACCTTACTCTTTGAGTAGGTACACCATATTTTAATAAAAGCTCTTCATATGTCTTATTTGGAATAAGCCTTGTTATAGGTCTTTTTATATAATCTTCTACTTTATTGATATGATCATACATTTCTGGGAACTCCATACCAACATCTACCCAAATTATTTCATCTAATTGCATTTTTTCTTCTATTAATTTAAGAAGAAGCGCAGTAGAATCTTTACCACCACTAAAACTTAATATTTTTTCCATTGTTAATCTCCATAATAATATTTATACTAATAGGTCTAAATCCTATCATATCAACACTTACATTAAATTTATCTCTACCATCTTCTATATACCAAAAAGGCATTTTATCATGCACATGACCATGTATGTTAGTTAAATCCGTTTCTTTAGGTCTATGAGTTAATAAAAAGCCATTTAATTCTATTTCACGAAAAGTGTCTTCAAAATAGCAATACTCTAAAATACCTTTTCGTGGATCATGATTTCCTCTGATTAGATATTTTTTACCATTAAGCTTGTCTAATAGTTCATTAGCTATACTAGTATATCTATCTTTATAAGAAACTCCTTCAATATAAGGAGCCATAGTAAAATCTCCTAAATGATAGACTGTATCATTATTCTCAACTGTTTCATTCCAATTTTTAATCATAACTTGATTCATTTCTTCCATTGACTTAAAAGGTCTATTGCAATATTTAATTACATTTTCATGGAAGAAATGTGTATCAGCTATTAGCCATGTGTTCATCTACAATCCTCTCAATTATCTTCCAAGTTTTTGTATTACTATATTTATCTACAATTTGTTTTATTTCACTAGGTATTTCATTATTTATCTGTGTGCCTATTGTTAAATAACCTATTGTACTACAGTATTCATAGTAGACATCTGGAATATAGAAAAGACCATCTTTAGTATACTTTACTTCATTATAAAATAAATGTTGCAAATAATATAATAACGCTTGTAATCTAATATTATTAACAGGCTTACCTATTTGTTCACTATAAGCTATTATATATTTAGCTATTTCTAATGCGTTCATGGAATAATCACATCCGCAAGAGCTTCTTTAGCTCTATCTAAACCATATTCTGCACCATCTTCCCATGATTTATTTAATTCTTCTTGAAAAGCAGAAATTAACTCTATATAATCATCATCACTAATATCATATTTATTAACTAATTCTGTAAGAATATCATCACTTTTCATACTTTTACCTCAAAAATGTTTTAGCCATGTTTTGACCCTTATCCAAATATCTAATAGTTTTAGAGTAAATGAGCCTAAATGTACAAATTCATCTGCTACTAGCCTAAAGAATATGTATTTTACATAATCCTCACTTAGATCACTTTTCTTAGCAATATCAGCTACTACTGTACTAAGGGCATTTACTAGCACTATTAAGTCTACTCCATCACAAGAATAATTTACTTTGTTGTTTTCTGTAGTTATTTCTAGCGTAAAATTTTTCAC